ATATTTTTGCGAGTTTCACAATAATTATCTGGGCGTTTCTGGATTTTCGGTCAAAATTCCTTATCTATATCTAGCGCCACATTTTAAGACCACCAATCTGAATATTCTTAATATTATTATACCAAAAATCTAAAGAAAAGTCAAGGGCTTTTAAATATTTCTTTAGATTGTAACAAAATTGTAATATATACATCTTCTATATATAGTATATATCATTTTTGCGTTTTTGTCAAGCAGTAATTCCTAAATATTAAAATTGTAATAATTTCGTAACTTTTACAGTCTGCTTAGGCAAAATTTGCCTAAGATATATAGTATATAGATTTTCTCTAAAAATTTTATAACTTTTACGAAAACCACTTGACTTTTGCGAATATATATGCTATAATATACATAGACGATGGTATATCGTTAAATATCTTACGAAAGGGTGTTTACATCTTGGCTAAAAATAAAGTAGACCTTTTTTATATCTATAAAGTGAACAGCTCTACAATCATCAAGAATAATTTCACAATTTAGACAGATTTCAGAACGGCCAAAAACTCTGGACAGATTATTGCGTTAGGTGATAATCAGGTATTAAAATTCATCCGTAAACTTAAAGACGAGGAATTTGACCGTGAGCATCTAAAAGAACTATACGAGAAAAAGAATCATGTAATTCAAACAACTGGTGATGTAAAAGAGATTTAGGGCATACAGAATGAGATAAACGATATTCTATATGTTCCAGATTTAATTACCATAAAAACAGATACAACAAAAAAAGACTATAAAGCTATTTGTAAAAATCACTTTTCTGTTCAAATGGCAATCAATGATAAAGTTTATTCTATTAGGTACAAGAGATTGTGTGCTGGTGCAGGTCAGTTACGTAGAAATTCAGCTTTTTTCGTTAATGAAGAATTATACGATAGTCTTGAGCAAATTATGTTGTGTGGACTAACAAAGACGAAAATCGGTAAAATAAATCTTGCAAAGTTTAGCGCATATTATTCTCTGTACACGTCAGCTACAAACACTGTAACTACACCAAATATTTGCGTTATTCCAGATTTTGAATATAATCTAAAAGACCAAGATGTTGATTGGATTTTTACAAACGATTCTGGTGATATAGACATAGAGAAACGTAAAATAGACTTTAATATGAACGCATTTGATGGTTCAGGAATGATAAGCCCGGCAATGGCAAGCGTTTGGAAAGAAGATTTGTCGTTAGATTATCTTCCGTCTGCATTTATTATGCGTGGCCCGTGGTTAAAAGGTCTTGTATCCGTATTTGATTTTCATAAGTTTGCAAGAGATATAGCGCATACGGATAAAATAACGGATATTTATGGAACTGAATACGATATTGATAAAATTGATGTCATATTAACAAAGTCACAATTTAAACTCTGGAAGAAATATACTAATTGGTATGAGTATATTTATTATTTCAAGAAATATAACCACTGTATCGGTGTGACAAGGGTTAATAAGAAGGAATCTGATTTTGTTACGCCGCTGAACTATCAATATGTTCAAAGTAACAATTTTACAGAGGAATCAATTAAGGCTCTAGCAAGACCAACAACAGAGTGGATAGATGGAATATTAAAAGGCGACCCATTATATATATCCCTTTTAATGGTAGGACACCATGAAAATGATACTGTAAATGATATAGAGTCTTCTTTAGATTCTCCAATAGCGAAATGCTTACTTTATAATCTTGATATTTTAAAGGATAAATATGTAAAAGATAAAGTTCGCCAAATAGCGCAAAAGAAAATAGACCAAGCAAAAATTGGTAAGGTTTATGTTGAAGGTTCTTACGACTTTCTTATCCCAGACCTTTACGCTATGGCAGAACACGCATTCGGAATGAAAGTAAAAGGATTGTTGCCAGAAAAATGCGTGTATTCAAGAAGATGGGTAGAAAAAGGTTCTAAGGTAATATCTACTCAACGAAGTCCACTTGTTGCACCGGCAGAAAATCAAATAATGAATGTCTATTCTGACGATAAATGCAAAGAGTGGTTTAAGTATATAGAGTGGGGGAATATTTACAGTATTTGGGACTTAACAATAATCTCACAATCAGACGCTGATTTTGATGGTGATATTGCCCTTACGTCTGATAATCAATATCTCGTTAATGCAATAGACTCTACGCTTCCGGTTATAACATACGAAAAACACAAAGCAAAAGAGCAGAGACTAAACTTTAATACGTTTGCTAATTGGGATATTAAATCTTTTGATAGCCCTATCGGAGGAATAACAAATCTTGCCAGCAATATGTATGCAATGCTGCCGCTATTTGATAAGGAATCTAAAGAGAGACGCGAACTGGAAAAACGTATAAAGATTATGCGTATGTATCAAGGAAATGCTATAGATAAAACAAAAGGAATAACATACGAGCCACCCAAAAAGGAGTGGTCAAAACGTCAGAAATACATACAAATACCAGACGGCGCAGCAAACGAGGATATCGACAATATTAACAAAGCTAATGAGCGGATAAAGTTTGAAAATTCAATTTGTTGTGACAAGAAAGCATATTTCTTTGGATATGTATATCCGGTAAAAATGCAAGAATATAAAAATCATAAGCGAGTTTGCGATACTGAATGTATGGTGAAATTTGGGATGGGGATTAACGACTTGGTTCGTATCGTTGATAAATCACCAGAGCAAAAGGCATTTATAAGGAATTATTATAAATATTCACCGCTGTTTAACTCTAAATGTACTATGAATATTTTAGCAAAGTATGTTGAGGATTTGGATTTGACGCAAAGAAGAAATCAGAATCGCGGTGAGTTTGATTTTAGATGTCTTATGTCTACACTGCCTGATTCTTTAGATAAGAAGGTCTTATTAAAATTTCAGAAGTTGCTTCGCCAATATACAAGGTTGAACAGAGATATAATGCAGAATATATCTGTCGCTACTCCATATCTATCTGATGATGAATTAAAAGAGATGAAGTCTGCTTTATTCGATGGTTTATACGAAGATTTTCAAAATGATTGCCTTTTAATGGAGTCTAATGTAAATATGTGTGTAAACTATATTATATATGTATGTTATGCCATTGATAGTAATTGTCAGAAGTCTTTATTGTGGTATTGCTTTGGAGATATTGTCGCAAATAATGTGAAGAATAATTCAAAGCATCGCTATAAAGTTGTTGAAAACCAAAATGGCCGTGATTATTTTGGAAAGAAAATGACCATCATTGATGAATATAAGGAAGAGATTACATGATATTTGACGAGAGAATAGAAAATGCAAAGAGAATATTAACATAGAACTCGTTATCAGAACAGCATCCAGTGGCTGACGCGGCTTATGTGATAAGGTATCTTAGATATATTGGTGAAAGTGAAGAAAAAATATTAAAACTTATCAACAAGCTCTTTGCGTAGAAGTATTATGTTCCGAGCAGACCCGATATGTCGAAATATTATAAACCGGCATACGCAATGGCGAATAGATTGCCACCTGTCAAAACGGACGGGATAACGCTATCTTTTTCACAGATTAACAAAATACATTCTATCTGTGATTTAGATGCAGAGCATTTTGTGTTTGCGTCATTATGTATATATATGTATTATAATAACCCGGATGATTTGTATACCGTCAAACTTAATGATGCACTAAAAGTTGCCGGTGTATCTAGCGTTAAAAAGATAGCAGAGTTTTTAAGAACGACCGATTTGGTGTCCTTAAAATAGTTCCATAACGTACATTATGTCGAGATTAACCAAGAATTGTTACAAATTGATGACAAATCTCAAATACCACTTGACAATTTTATCAATTTATGCTATTATTATGACAAGCTAATCGGAAACGGTAAATTTACAAGGTGCGCTAGGTGTTGGTGTATTGTAAAACAGCCAAATCACGGCAGACCAAAGCTATATTGCAAAACTTGTGCTAGGCGTGTTGATTTCGAGAAGCGTAATATACGTAAGAAACGTTCCGAAAAACGGAATGGTGACAAAGAGCAGTAAAACATTGATATAAGGCGATATTAAAAAGCATCGCTATTATATGAAATAAAGTGACTTAGTTCACTAATTGAAGTAAAAGGGGATAGTTTATTGATTCTAGTAAACAGAAGCGAGTTCGACGAACTTCGTAATGCTGGCCTGATTCGTGCTTCTAAGTACGACAAGAATTACCGCATTGTAAACAAGAAGAAGTGTAGTAAGCGAAAGAAGTATTACGTTGTTGAAGAGCGGGCGATTCTCAACTTCTTGAACAGAGAGGTGGAGGACTAATGAGAGAAAGATATTTTAATTCTTCGAGAAAAATCAGAGGTGACGCAGATTCTGATTTTCCGATGAAGCTCCTTGACAAAGATAGAATGATTTCTCAGCTTGCTTTTTAGAACAGAAAACTGATGGTATACGATGATGTAGATGACGCTAGTATGTTTAGATGTATCTACACGCTTATGCGCATCAGGGAAGCTGACAAAAAACTCGGTACAAAGGCTCCCATTGAGATTTTGATTAACTCTTGCGGAGGTACAGTGTATGATGGCCTTTCGCTTATCTCGCTTATCGAGAACATGAAAGATGATGGATATACAATCATCACAACAAATATGGGCTATGCCTTTAGCATGGGATTTTTGATTAGCATTGTCGGAAGTGTAAGAAAGAGTTTTAGGTACGCTACGTATCTACACCATGATATGTCATCTATGAATTATGGAAAGTTGGCATCCATGGAGGAAGAAGTAAACGATATGAGAGTCCTTCGTAAGAGGGTTGATGAAATTGTTTTGAAGTATACCAAACTCACACAAGCTGACTTAGATGAAATCAATAACAAGAAATTGGATAAGCGATTTACTGCGGAAGAAGCACTCGCTTTGAAGATTTGTGACGAGGTACTATAAATGGAAGAAAAGGATAATAACTGCAAGCACTGCAAGTGTGATAAATCTAGCGAAGATAACGTGAAGCATAGTTGCGATTGCAACGAGCCTGACAATGATTATGAGTGCTGCGTTGCAGATGCTATGGTAGACGCTGCTATTGATGCGCTCGATATGGAAAGTTTCGACGCTGGTGTTGCAGATTTTTCTAGGCTATGCGGAAAGATTGCGGCGCTTGGCATGGTCGGCGTTGAACCGGCACAGGCGTTGGCGTATATTTCAGAGTGCGAAGACCGCGATGTTACCTTTGATAATAATATGAAGGTAGCAAAGATGCAGACTGATGCACAGGTAGCAGTGGCAAAATGCGGTATGACTGCTACGCTTTCCTAAGAAATTTTTAAAATATTTTTCAAAAGCCCTTGACAAAGGGCCGCTGATATGATATAATATAGGCGTAAGGACAAGAAGCCTTACAAAATAAACAAAATACATAGAACAAAAGGGGTAAAAAATTATGACTTCTACTAAGATTATGAAGAGTTTCGCAACTAACGCTGGTATCACTCAGAAGGATGCCAAGGCTTATCTGGAGGCACTGGAAAAGACCATCGTTGATGCACTGAATGCTGGAGAGTCTTTTAAGGTTACTGACATGAATCTGTCCCTGAAGAACGTTCCTGCGCACGAGGGTCGCAATCCTGCAACTGGCGAGGCAATGAGCGTTCCTGCAAAGAATAAGGTTTGTGTCAAGATTTCTAGTGCGCTAAAGGATGCAGTAAACTAATTAAACCAAATTTCCTTTAAGGGTGGGAAACCACCCTATATAATGCGGGCAATAAGAGCTGGCGCACTAACGAGCCTCATAAGCTCGTACTAGATGGGTTCGATTCCCATGCCCGCAGAAATGTTGCTACCACCTCCACGTGGTTCATTTCGGGTAACGCTAACGGTAGCGAGGAGTAGATTTGTTATGGCCTATATCTACAAGATTACAAATGATGTAAATGATAAAGTATATATCGGAAAAACATATTTCGAGATAGAAAAAAGATTTCAAGAGCATTGCAGAGATTCAATTAAACGAAGATGCGAGAAACGACCATTGTATTCCGCTATGAGAAAATATGGGATAGAACATTTTCGAGTTTCTCTAGTAGAGGAAACGGAATTTCCAGAACAACGTGAAATATTCTGGATAGAATATTACGATTCTTATAACAGTGGTTATAATGCTACAACTGGTGGCGATGGTTCTACCAGATTCAGTCATGATGATATAAAAGATGCTTTATTAGAGAATCCATGTCCAGCTCAAATTGCAGAGTTATTTGGTTGTAGTTCATATACAGTCAGAAATATTGCAAAAGAGTACGGTATAGATGTTATAAATAAAGCAAACGATAAGATGAAAGAGAAGCTAAGTAAGCCCGTTGAGCAGTATTCATTAGATTGGAAGTATTTAACTACTTTTGACTCTTCTGCTGATGCCGCTAGGTGGTGCATCGACAATTTTGATGACATAACAACTGTCGATGTTGCGAGAGCTTCTATTTCACAAGCCGCATCAGGCAAGCGTAAACAATATCATGGTTTTATATGGAAGCATACGCAATAACGTGTTCCCGCAATATGGTTTCATAGTTCAGTTGGTTAGAACGAAGGACTGTTAATCCTTATGTCGCCCGTTCGAGTCGGGCTGAGACCTCCACTACTGGTTTCTTTATTAGCCTTAATTTTCGCACCAGTCTAAACAAAACGAAATAAGGGATAGCCTGCAAGGGCTATGATGAGGGTTCGTTCAATGGCAGGACAGGGGACTTTGACTCCCTTGATGTAAGTTCGATTCTTGCACCCTCAGCCATTCAGATACGTACAGCAACACATATACTTTGGGAATCTGAAAAATTCAAGGTCGTTGGTTCGAGTCCAACCGTAAGATAAATCTTACGTAGCTCAGTAGGATAGAGCATTAAAGGAAAACGTATCTAATTTATCGAGAATGTGGTGTAGTGGTAACACACTCGCTTTGGGAGCGAGGGAGGCAGTCCGATTCTGACATTTTCGACCATTTGACTACGTAGCTCAATAGGCTAGAGCGCAAGTCTGTCACACTTGAGGTAGCGAGTTCAAATCTCGCCGTAGCCGCCAACAAAGACGATTACCGCAAATCTTCACAAAATCAAAATACTAAAGAAGAAATCTTACTTTGCAAGTTTAATTTTAGTCCACTTTGTCTTAGATATTGTGGTATCCGAATCTAGCATCGGGTAATTACAAATAGTGTTAGAAAACAATCGTCTTATTTTTATGGGGAATGGAGTTGCAAGAGGTGACTACCTGTTTTGCACACAGGAAATCAGATGGGTTTGATTCCCATATTCTCCACCAGTCTATTGTCGTAGACTCCTTTCGTGCAAAGACACAAACAGCAACATTATATCCAACACCATACAATACTTTGGGTTTATGTAATTGTGTCTTTTATATGGGCGTATGGTGAAATTGTCAAACACGCTTGTCTTAGGAACAAGTGCTTAAATGCTTCTGGGTTAGAGTCCCAGTATGCCCACCATTATGGCTGCTTGGCAGAGTCTGGTTTATTGCGACAGTCCTGAAAACTGTAGACGGTGAAACGTCCAGAGGTTCAAATCCTCTAGCAGTCGCCATTTATTTAATCTTTTAAAAGATAGGAAGGTAAGTATGGAATACGTAGTTGGATTCATTTTCGCAGTTGTATTTCTCTTTATCCTGTGTGCGCCGTCTAAGGCGCAGTCTAAAACAAATATGGTTGTGAGTACAAGCGATATGGGTGAGGTATATGGAACGAAAAGCTCCTTTACTCATGTGGCGAGTAGTTATAATGGAAAATCCGTTAGGAACTACTACGAGATTACAACAAAGCCGGTAAAAACAAATGCCTTTCTTGTTAGATATAAAGATGGACGAACTGAATACGAAGAGGTCGCAACAGCAAGTCCACTTTATGATTTCTATATTAAAAAGATGGTAGATTAAGTTTGCACACATACTCAAGTTGGTGAAGAGGGAAGTTTGCTAAACTTCTAGGCGGGAAACCGCACACAGGTTCGAGTCCTGTTGTGTGCGCCAAAGTGCCAAAGATTAGAACGGCACAAAATTTATTGTCAATAGGAGGACAATTATTTATGAAGTATTACTCTGAAAAACTGAAGAAACTGTTCGACAGCGAGGCCGAGCTTATGAAGGCTGAAAGCGCAGCAACGGAAGAAGCTACTAAGCAGGAGAAACTGCGTAAAGAGCGTGAAGCGGCTGCGAAGGCTATTGATGAGAAGCTGAAAGAAAAGATTCGTGTTACCAAGGAATACAACAGTATGCTGGCTGACTTCTGCAAGAAGTACGGCAAGTATCATAAGACGATTACTGATAGTGACATCCCTGTGTATACTGGCGGCGACCCCTTCCTTGATGCAATTCTGTCGTTCATCAAGTAAATAAGTTTTAGTTTTAGACCATGCGAAAGCATGGTCTTTTTTGTTATATATTGGAAAGAAAGGGAATAGAGTAATAAATGGGGTGTTATTATAGATACGGCTGTTATCGTCGCTCTTATTACTGGCTCCTTTTCTTTTGCTACATTTATCTTTACTAGATATTTTTCAAATAAAGATAAGCAAACCGAATAGGTTTATAAAGATGATGCAAAATACGAGCAGCTTGAACAAGAGCAAAAAAAGCAAGAAGAAGATATGAAATCAATGCAAGATACAGTAAATAAACTGTTGGATTTGCAATAGGTTCAAAATAATTCTTTGGCGCAACTTACTGATGCTACTCGTAGCACACTTAGAAATGATATTATACAAATGTATAATAAATATACGAGTGAAGAGTATGGGTTTATGCCTATACATGAACGTGAAAACTTAGAGCATCTCGTGACTGACTATTACGCATTAGGTGGAAATGGTGTAGTTCCGGGCTTGGTAGAGGAAATGCAAAAACTACCAACAGAAAAGGCAAAGTTTTAATCACGTATGGATTAAAGGGGTTTATATGTTAGATTTTGATTACAAAAGACGTAAAGACGAAGGTATTTTGGAATACGAGTATAGGATTTGCGGATATAAAGACCAGATAGGTACTTGGCAAGATGTTGCAAATCTTTTAAACGAGCAACTTGGTCAGGAATATACTGAATCTAAGTATAGAAAACAGTACCAAGAAATGAGTAAGATAGTAACAATTAAAGAGTCGTCTGCCTGTGATGAGTATGCACTACTCGATGAAATAAAAGAACAACGCAGACTTCTTGAGAAGGCAAAAATACAAATGCGTGACGAGCGCAACGAAGTGTCGCGTTTATACAGAGAGAACGCAAGACGTGAATCTTTTGCCGATATGATTAAGCGTTGTATTGAAGGATATGAGCCGACTGGGTTTACTTGCTTTAGATTTGATTCGCCAAATGCAACTTCTACAGATATGATAGTTCCTATCTCAGATTTGCATTTTGGTATTAACATAAATAATATGTATAATACATACAATAAGGATATTGCTAGTGATAGACTTAGCCGCTATCTTGGAAAAGTCCTTGAAATCGCGAGGAGACATAATACAGAGAACGTAAAAGTAGTTTTACTTGGCGACCAAATATCTGGGTTAATTCACACATCTCTTAGATTAGAGAATAATGAAAATGTAATTAAGCAGACTATGGATGTAGCAGAACTTATTAGCAACTATATTTATACATTATCATCACATTTCAAAACCATTTCCGTGTATAGTGTATCTGGAAATCATTCAAGATTGCAGCCGGAAAAGGCACTAAACCAGAAGGGCGAAGATTTAGATAAGTTTATTCCGTTTTATGTAAAAGCCAAATTGCAAAATTGCGATAATGTTATAGTATATGATAATACTATTGACGAGAGTATATCATCTTTTATGTGTAGAAATATGCTTGTATACGCTGTTCATGGTGATAGAGATAATATTGGCAATGTTGTTCAAAAGCTAACAATGATGACTGGAAGTAAGCCAGATATAGTTTATATGGGACATCTGCATACAAATCAATATATGACTGTTTACGATACAAAAGTAATTCAAAGTGGATGTATAAGCGGTTCTGATAGTTATTGCATGGATAATAGATTACGCAGTAAGCCAGAACAGGCGGTTTCTGTAATTAGCGATAGTGGTCTTGAGTGTGTGTATGATGTTACTCTAGGATAAAAGGAGGTATTATTATGCCACGTGGAAGACCACGAAAAAACGTTACAGTCACAGTAGAAGATGCAAAACCAAAAATTATTTGTATCGGCTGTGGATGTGATAATCAAAAAAATTTTTATTAGGCACGCGATGATAATAGAAAGTTTTTCGGTAAAGTGCCGTACTGCAAGGATTGTATTCAAAAGATATTCCAGAATTATCTAAGAAAGTATGCAGAAAATTACAATCTTGCACTATATTATACATTAAGAAAGATAGATTTGCCATACATTCATTCTGCATATACTGGTGCGCTTCAAAATGTTACAAATCCAGATGCTAAAATTTAGGGATTGGATAATATTCTTAGCGCATATATGAAAAGCATGGCGTTCGCTGAATAGAATGGATGGGGAAGTACCTTTGATGACAGCATGGGCGAAGACCAAATTGATGGCCTTTCTTCGTATGACGATGTTATTAAGGTAAAACGTAAAATAAATAGAGGCTCTACTAACTCGCAAGATTTTGACATAATCGAAATGGATGCAGACGAGCTAGTTCAAAAATGGGGACGTTTTGATGACGATGATTTGGCTTACCTTGAATCTGAATATATGGATTGGGAAGAGCAATTAAACGGTATCGCTGATAAGTTCGTTGATATAATGGTAAAGCAAGTATGCTTACAAATGAACGAGATTAGGCACGATAGAGAGAATGGCGTCCCAGTTGAAAAGAAATTGGCTGCTTTAAGGAATCTAATCAAAGATAGTGGACTCGCTGATTTACAAAATAACGAAGCTGCATCACAAGGAGTCGGAATGACTGCACGTGATATAGAGTTCCATAGACCAGTTAAAGAACCGGATAAGGAATTAAACGATGTTGACAATATTGGTGAAATTCTGATTGGATTTTTAGGTGGTACATCAAGAGCAATCGGTAAAGAGAACGAGTTTACAGAAGTGTTTGATAAGGTATATGATAAGTATACTATAGATATTATAGATAATCTGAGACACCAGTATGGTTTAGACTTTGGTAGACAAGGCGGTGATTCTGATGCGCAATCGCACAATAACGATAAAACGCAGGAAGAAAGTGTCGAAGTCAAAGACTAAACGATACATGGAAAATTTTGAGGAGTGGCTGGGTTACTGGCGAGATAATCCTCATAGATTTATTACTGATTATTTAGGGCTAAGATTGTATGACTTTCAGAAGATACTTATATATATGATGTTTAAATATCCGTCATTTGTATATGTTGCAAGCCGTGGATTGGCTAAATCTACATTAGCTCTAATTTTTGCTACAAGCTATTGTATTCTATACCCCGGCACAACTGTAGTTGTTGTCGCACCTACTCGTGGACAATCTACACGTTTCGTGAAGAAAGTACAAGACTTGTCACGTGGTAGAATCAATCTTATTCAAGAGATTAAAGAAGTTAAGACTGGATTAAACGAAAGTCGTATTGATTTTAATAACGGTTCTGCAATTATTACATTGCCATATTCTGAAAACTCGTTGGGTGCGAGATGCCAAATTCTTATTGTTGATGAATTTGTCCGTACAGAAAAGGAAGTTATTAGCCGAGTTTTTGTTCCTATGCTTTCTTCTCCTCGTGCGCCAGACTATATTGATTTAACTTCAAAAGAAAGACAGGCTCTCCCTGAAGAGCCAAATAGACAATTGTATCTATCTTCTATTCGTGGAGCAGATGAATGGTCTTACGCATATTTTTTACAATATATAGATAGTATGACTAATGGCGACAGACAATATATAACTGTCGCATTACCGTATAATTTAGGTGTAAAAAATAGATACATTTCAAGAGCGATAGTTGAGCAATCATTTAAGGAAAACCAAGATTCAGTTGAAATGCTATTGGCAGAATATTGTTGCCAGCCAGAACGTGGCGGTGGTGATAGTTTCTATAAGTACAATGTACTTGCAGAAAAAAGAACAGAATGTCGCTCTTTTGTTCCTATGAACGACTTTGAATATCTTGAATATAAAAATGATAAATCAAAGTGGAAATATTACGTTGAAAAATTGCCCGGAGAAATTCGCATTCTTTCTATGGACTTTGCTGCTGTCTCTTCAAATAAAAATGATAATACAGCAATATGGATTCTTAGATTGGTGCGTGATGGTGATGGGTATAAACGCATATTTTCTTATGCAGAATCAATGAACGGTATCAACACAATGCAACAAGTCCTAAGAGCAAAACAGCTCTTTTATGAATTTGATTGCGACTATTATGTACTCGACTCTTGCGGTTCTGGTATCGGTTGCTTTGATGTTGCAACTAAGGAAACAGAGGACTATAACCGTGGCGAAGTATATCCAGCATGGACTGTATTAAATCCAGAAGATTTGGATAAGCGTCAGCGTACCATTGATGATAATGCTGTTCCAGTTATTTATGCAGCACCTAGTAGTGGTATAAATAATAAGAGTAGAATGTTGATACATTCACGTGATATTTTTAGCACAAATAAGATAGCAATTCTTGTTGATACGCAAGACGGTTTGGACTATCTAAATCAAACATTCCAATTTTATAAAGAAGATAATCAAGATTTGCGTGGTAGATGTTTACAATCTTATGCACAAACATCTGCGTTTATTAACGAAGCAATCAACTTGAAACAAATATCCGTACAGGGTAGAACAAGTGTTGAAGAGAAGTCTGGCCGTAGAAAAGACCGTGTTATGAGCATGGTATACGCCTTAGATTATGCAAAGAAATTGGAAGATGAATTAAATACAAATAATGATGCGAACATATTTGACTATATGTTCTTTACATAATAGGAGGTGAACTAATTGGCAGAAAATGAAACTTTAACACCTGAGCAAGTTAATCAGACACTGAATGCTTTTAACTTTTTGGAATTTTCTAATTCTTATAGAGAGAGTTATTACAATAATGGTTCTTATTTTTCACCAGACGTAATAAATCAACAGATGCAAAATGTCAATATGAATCCTGTTGAGGCTACTATAGGTGGTCTTGAGAAGGCATTGGCAAACCCAAAAGATAGCGAAGAAATTTTGAGAAATTATGCTACATTTGTCGAAAATAATAATATGTATTACAAACGACTTGCTAGATATTTCCCAGATATGGCAGCTTTCCATCCTAGTTTCGATTGTATGAATATAGAAAAAGATTCAGATTTCAACTCGAAACAATTTAAGTCTGATTTAAAAGTTGTCGATGATTTTTTCTCTAAGTTTAATTGCAAAGAAGAATTTCAGAAGGTGTTTAGGCAACTCATTCGCCAAGGTGTTTTTTATGGCGTTCTGAGAAAAGGCGACGTAAAGTATACAATTCAAGAGTTACCTCCGCAATTTTGCAAAATTACCGGTAGACATACGCACGGATTACTGTTCGACTTTAATATGCAGTGGTTTATTGGAAACTATGGCGTTGATATTGCGATGTATCCAAAGGTATTTAGGAAAATGTATAGGGATGTGTTCGATGCTAATACAGCAGAGTACAACCCAGCTAAAAAGATTCCTAATAGAAATTCAAGTTATATGTATTGGCATCAAACATCTCCGATGGATGGTTTTTGGGCTTGGAAAATTTCTCCCGAACTTGCAACAATAGTTCCATATTTCGCACCAATGTTCCCTAATTTTTCTTATGGCCCTGTGATTAGAGGTCTACAAAATGATAAATATTTTATTGCTGCTTCAAAGCTATTGGTAGGTATTATCGGTTTCAATAAAGACACGAAAAGTGGTCAAGTTGCTAACCAAGTAAATATTACGCCAGATATGCTTGGAAAGTTCATGGGCGTTGCGAGAAAGGGATTGAACAAGCAAATTGGACTTGTAGCATTACCTATGGATAGTATTCAGACAGTCGATTTTGATGAAAGTTCTGATAATATAGAAGTAGACTACACAAAGAATATGTCGCAACAGTCAATCGCTTCGTCGCAGATGCTTTATACTACGGAAAAACTAAATTCACATCAATCTAAGTTGGCATCTGCTGTTGATATGGCATTTATAAATTCTTGCTACAGTATGTTTGCTGATTTTGTTGAATACTATATTAACCTGTAGACTAAAAAATTTAAATTTAAAATTAGATTTGATGATGTGTATACACCTGATGACCAAGCACGTGTATCACAATTATTTAAGGATTATGCCCAGATTGGTATTGTTGATGTACAACTTGCTGCAAGGGCATTAGACATGAATCCATTTGAATTGACGCGCCACATGACAATGAGTAAGACATTAGGTATTGACAAGAAACTTATGTCACTTGTCAATCTTAATACTCAAGCATCTGGTAGCGCTTCTGGAACTGGTAAGGTTGGTAGACCAAGTAAATCTAGTGACCCAACGGCAGACAATGATAATACAGAAGCATCTTGGTCACGTGAGTCTAATGATTTAAAGGATTAAAAGGGGTGAATTACATGATTGATTTTTCAATTTTTAATGCTGATAAGTTGCGCAGAATGAATGAGATTACAATGACAACTCGTGATGCACAGCTGGGTGAATTTCTTGCACGTGTACTTGCTGTAATGAACGGCGAGTATGATGGCGCAGAGCCAGAAGCAGACGTTGTAGACACGACTGAATCTTCTGCTAAAGTAAAAACGCTTCCTGTTGTAGAGAAGAGCAATGCAACTACCATTAAGCAGCTTGTTGCAGATTATAATGAGCTAATTGATGCTCTCAAGACCGCTGGAGTGATTGCGTAATGCTAATAAGCAATATAAAGGACTTTAGTGGTATTGATTTATATAAATGTGAATCTAAAGAGAATCAAGAGTTATTAAAAGCTGGATTTACTCCGATAGGTATTGATGACGATTGGTATTATTATCTTTTAGATGAAAAACTACAGGAGTATCTTAATAAGTAAAGGAGGTGTTTTAGTTAATGGACAAAAAGGTTTCACTTGAATTTGCAGTCGATGGTTTTGAATTTGAGGATGTTAAAGATGCTAGATTTGCAAAGGGTATTATTCACGCTTTTGCTGATGGTGAGAATGCACATACACATCCTATTGAGACAAAAGTTTTAATTGACTGTGCAAATTCAGTTTATGATATTCCGCTTGTGTGTAGATACAATGGGTTTACTAATGATTTTATGTCGCACGAAGCCGATGAGACACCAATAGGATTCATTAAAGAAACATCCCCTACATATAGTAATCCGATAGTTTTTGAAAAACACACTGACGGCAGAACTTTTCTTGTAATTAAGGCGTTGATTTGGAAAAAATATGCGAAGGATGCTGTTAGGGTATTCAAGAATAGCGAAGGTAAAAAAGCTGTCAGTGTTGAAATAACTATTACTAAAGGCGAAGAAATAGATGGTAAGGTTCGAGTTGACGAATTTGTTCTTGACGGAATAACCGTACTTGGTGATTTTGTAAAACCAGCGGTTAAAGATGCTAGGATTCAGGTCGAATTTGCCCAAGATAAGACCGATTATTTAAACGGTTTGAAATTTGCTGATACTACAAAAGAAACAGGTGAACAAGATATGGCTGATGAAAACAAGATGGCACAGGATGGTCAGGTAAATTGCGCTGACGATACAACTAAGCCCGAAGATGGCGAGAATATGTCTGCTGCTGGTACTGATGGCTGTGCTTGCAATGGCAACATGGCCGATGATGGGGATGCCGGTTCTAATAAGACAGACGGCGATGAAAATACATCAGAAGATGAAAAGACTAAAGAGAAAATGTCAGAAATTCCACCACAGAATTGTGCGTGTGATGATAACACAAATATGGCAGACGATGGCGACAATGGCAATAAGGATAACGAACCAAAGACTGACGATGATAACAAGTCTGATGATAAGTCCGAAAAGATGTCTATTGAAACTGCTATGAGCCAAATTGCTACTATGTCTGATAAGATTAACGAACTTGAGGCACAGAATAAGGCTTATATGTCGCAGATTGAATCAATGTCTGACTATGAGGCTTTGAAACAGTTTAAGTTTGCTACAGAGGAGCGTATTAAGCAAGAAGCTGATATGGCTACTATGAATAAAGTTATGTCAGAGATTACAGCGCGTGGTTGTAATATGTCTGACGAAGAGAAGGACGCTCTAAAGGCTAAGTTCTCTGAATTTAGTTCTGCTGATGCTTGGTCTAATTATGTTAAGGCACAGGCATTTGAGAAATTTGAAAACAATAGCAGTGTGCAGCAAATTGGTCTGCCATTTGCTGAACCAAAGAAAACCAATAGTATTTGGGATTCTATTTAATTATTTGAAAGGTGGATTTAATAATGAACGTAGTTATTAAGAGACGTGTTGCTGCACATAATATTGATGCACTGAACCGCACTTTTGTGGCAACTGAAGATTTGGAAAATGGTTCTATTTTTACTCTGACTGAGCGTTCCACTACTGATGGTGAGGATGAGGTTTGGAAGGTTGCAAAGCCTACCGCTGCTTCACTTGGCGTGTGGATGGCTAAGAGTTCCGAGGTTACTATCACCACTGTTGGCGAAGGTGATTATGCTCTACAGATGAAGGGCATCGTTGAAGACCCACGTATGTTTACTAATGTTAAGGGTCTTGTTGGCGATTGCTTTAAGCCACAGGTCGGAGATATGATTGAAATGACTCTTGGTGATGATACCGACAAGTATCTGGTTGCTGATGTTGCTTACAAGCTAAAGGTTGCTTCTGCTGCTGGTGATGGTTTTGCTATGCACCAAGTTGGAACCTCTATTCTGCATATTGGTTCTGCAAAGCTAGTTAAGACTCCTGTTAAGACTTACATCTACGAAGTCGTAGCTAACTAATTTAAGAAAGGTGGAATATAATAATGAATAAGAGCATTTGCTTTTCTTCTAACGAAGATACCGTAAAGACCGCGTTCCGCGACTATATGGGTCACTACATGACCGAAGTTGCAAAGCGTAAGGGTTACATTTACGACAATACTGTTTCCTTTGCTGAGAAGGAAGTTAAGATTAACAAGCTGATGATGGACGAGATTACTCGTATGTCCGGCCTGAGTTTTTCTAACGGCATGGCATCCCCCGAAATGATTTCTAATAATCCTAATCTTCGTTGGGCTGCTTTTGCTGTTGTCAATTCTCTAATTGACATGATTGTTCCTGAAGTTCTCGACAAGTCTATTGGTATTTATACCGAGCAGCGTGTTGGTGCTTATGGCGATAGCTTTAGCTTCACCGTTGAGCCTAACGACCTGTTCTATGTCTCTAAGGTTGGTCACGACCAGAGAACTACTGAGTTCCAGAAGCAGTTCGTTGGTCAGACCACTATTATCCCTGAGAACCGTGCTCTGACTGTTTCTGTCAACTTCTATAAGGTTCTTTGCAGAAAAGAGTCTTTGGCTAAGTTTGTTATGAAGGCTATTCTGTCTCTTGAAGCACAGATTACCAAGGAAGTCTATGTTGCATTTGATACTGCAATGAATGAGATTCCTACTTCACCTACCGCTGATGCTCTGCATCTAACCGGTTGGAATGCCGATTCTGCTGTTCGTGTTGCACAGACTGTCTCTGCTTTCAACAACGGCGCAGACCCAATTTTTATTGGTACTAAGCTGGCACTAAACAAGGCTCTTCCTTCTAATGCCAACTACCGTTATGACATCGAGTCTGACTTCGTGCGTGTCGGTTTCTTGCGTAACTTCATGGGCTATGATGCTCTTGAGATGAAGCAGGTCGCTGATTGGAAGAAGAAGAAGCTTGTACTGAACGACAAGCGTATTTACGTTGTGTCTCCTGCTTATGGCAAGATTGTCAAGCTGTGCTACGAGGGTGGTTCTCGTACCATCAACCGTGACTTCGAGGATGCTGCTGATATGGAAGCAAGCACCACTATCTTCAAGTCCTACGGTATTGGTATTGCTACCAACGCTATTGCTGGCGTTATTGACCTACAGTAATCTTTTAGATTTATGCGTCCGGGAGAAATCCCGGACTTTTATATGTCACGTATGTGGCTCGGAACAAAGGAGTTGTTTTTATGTCTGAGATTGATGAACTTAGAAAAGAATTAAGAGATTCGCAGAAACAGCAAAATGAAATTAACGCTAAATTATTGGAAATGCTTACTAATTTGACAGCACCAAAAGTGGAGCAGCCTGTTAATACTGTGCAAAAGCAGGAGGTCGTAGTTGCGAGGAAAAACTACGATAATCTTCGTCAGCCAAGACCTGATGCAATGATTAGATTGCAGTCACTTACAAAAGGTGAACTCTGCTTAAACGTAAACGGTTCTGTTGCAATTAACTTTGATAAATATGGTGATATTAAACCAGTTCTATATTCTGAGTTAATGAATATCGTTAATAATAATAGACTATTTGCAGAAGAAGGTGCATTCTATATTATGGATGATGCCTCTGTAAAATATCTTGGTCTTTCAAGGTATTATGATAATATTCTATCTTACGATGAAATAGAATCTCTTGAGTCATATTCTGATGATGAACTTAGAACTATCGTCCCAAAGATTTCTGATTTTCAGAAAGACGTAGTTAGTCTTGTATTCGCCAATAGAATTTATAACGATGAATAGGTTGATAGAAACAAGGTCGAAGTTATTAGTAAGGCTTGTGAAATTGATATAGCAAAAAGAGCAAGAGAAATGAAAGAGATTGCAGATAATATGAAGTAATGGGGTGGTGTTATTGAATACAACTTTTGATGAGATATACCATCTATTCTTGAGCCAGATACAAGATTACAATTTAAGAAATCTGTTTAACAATAATATTGATATTGCACAGGATATGCTTAAAACATTTCTGTTAAGGAGTATACCGAAGTTCGCTAATTGTACAAAAGAAATTATGGATATTGATGATTCAATAGATGAATTTCCGTGTAAATTAGATTTGGCAGAGAAGAATATCCTTTCCGAATTGATGGTTTGCACTTGGTTAGATTGGGTTATCAATGATATAAGGCAAATTAGCTTGCATCTTTAGGATAATGATTTTAAGACATTTTCAGAGGAATCGAATCTAAAGCAAAAGAGTGAATATTGCGATAGGGTCAGAGAAAAGGCCAGTCAAGATATGGTCGAATATGGATTGCGCAACACACCTTTTGATAAATGGGCGGTAGGTGATTACGGTGTATGAGATAAAACTTAATGAAGATGATATTGCCTACTATAACAAACGGAGCATCAATAAGCTATTTGCGGTTCTCGCTATTTTTGAGGAGTGCGAAGAAGCTGGTGATATGTCACCATTTTATGCTTATTTAGATAGACTAATTATAGAGTTTCGTGGTGTTAAAGACATCTTTGATATTTGCACTTTTATATCTATTGTTGCTATTTTAGATGGTCTTCGTAAAGAAGATAATCTAAGTCATAAGGAAGTTAAATCTATTGTATTTCATTGTATATCACTTGTTAAGAAAGGCACTGATGAAAGATGAACTATTACGATTCTTTTCTGAAAGTGAATGGTAAACCAAAAGATGAATGGTGTCAGTCATCTGCTGAACTGCAAGGAATGCAATTTGATGATACTTCTACTGTGTGGGATGATATTGAAGAAGAAATCTCTTTTGGTACACTTAAATTTTAGCCAATTCGCGCTAGAGTTACCACGATTATTGACGTTAAAACTGGTCAAAGAAATGGTGATAATTTTAGAAAGATAATCTTCTATGATTATACACATAGACCGGTCGCCGGCACTAGATACAGATTTGATGACAATATTTGGATAGTTTTTGCAACAAAGAATTTAAAAGTTACGTCATCAAGTGTATATGTATATAGATGTAATAATACTCTCAATACTCAAGATAAATATGGCAATATCCATAGAGAACCATGTTATATGGATTATAAACTTAATGAAACGCAACTTGGTCAAGAAGATATGATGGAAGTACCCAATAGTAGATTGAACTTAATTTGTTAGGTTAATCAGTGGACTAAAGATTGGGACGTTGATAAACGTTTTATTCTTGGAAAAGATGTTTATAAGATAAGATATAGAGCAAAATATGAACGCAATAAGACATTCGATGATAACTCTGTTACTGTCGCTTAGTTCTATGTGAATTATGATAATAAACAGGTAAACGATAATTTCGACTTACAAATAGCTGATTATTTAGACAATAAATATGAAATTAGTTGTGATGATGAAATTGTAAATGTCGTAGGATACTTAAATAAATTATCTGCTCAAGTTACTCTAAACGATTCGGTAGTAGATGAACCACTATTATTTACAACGACAGACGCAAATATTGTTAGTATTGACGAACTTGGTAACTATACGTTTAATTCTGCTGGAAGTGCCAAAATTGTAGTTCAAATGAAAAACAATTTAGCTTGTACGAAATATGTAGATGTTATAGTTGGGGATAGTGTCGTCAATAATATTGAGCTTATACCAGATATAAGAACTATAAAGCTAAATTGTGCTGTTGAGTATCAAGTCGTTTCGAGCGGTGATGTTTCGATTAGAATAGAATCAGATAACCCATCTTATTATTATAAGTATAAAACAACTGGTGACAAGACTTTTGAAATTAAAAATATGAAGCAATCTAAATCACCGGTAACAATAGTATGTAAAGATGGGGATATAGAAAAGAAATTTGAGATAACGTTAGGAGGATTGTTATAATGGCGCATTATAAAGAACTAAGCCCATTGCTTATAGGCGGTAGATTTTTAAGAAACCAGAAGTTAGCAAGTCTTCTTTACGATTATGAGCCAAACATAAAAAAACAATTACCAAAAGACCCAAACGCTCTACTTATGACTCACATATATCCAATGCCAAAGATGCCAGATGCAAAAACTAAAAAAGAAGCCTATGTGTGCGCCTATTTTAATGGTGGATACGAAATAGAAGATAACAAAGGGTATCGAAATGTTGTCTTAAATATTGATATTATTTGCCATATTGATTCGTGGTTTTATAACGATAGTTATAGGGTTTATGACATTATGGCAGAAATTGATACAATGCTTAACAATTAGATGACGGATTTACCGATTGAAGGAACACCGTATTTACGTGGCTTTCAAACCAGAATATACGAGAGCGACTTTTATGGTGTTTAGATGCTCTATAATTTTAAAGTTAATAGTACAATTGAATGTAATACATAGCCCATCGTAAATAAACTTCGAAATGGATTGGTTTATGACCCAACATGAAGCATATTGACTTAATACGTGGTAAACCATTAAGATTAACTGATAAAGTATACGTAAAGCACCCAACGCTAACTGATGTTTGTGATATAGACAAATATGAAAATTATGTGTATATTATGATGATAACGTCTGATGATATAGCAGATGTTATATGGCACAAAAGTAAAAAGCTGTATACAGATATTAAAAGCGAGTGGTTGTTTTTTATACAAAAGGCTCTAATAGGAGCACGTGGTAGTGATGTATATGTTGTAGATGATGACGTTTACCATATAGATTCTAATTGTATACTAATAAATTCTGATTATAGAGATGCCTTAAATTATTTTTTGTCACTTGATTGTGAGTATATGGTTGTTACGGTTGGTACTGGTGAAAATGAATAGATAACGCTACGTTCGCTAAACAAAGATGGTAATATGCTTATTTTTAATAAGAATAATTTCCAATTTACAGAATCTTTTTATCTACAAACGGTTGAATATCTTAGACAGATAAATGACTATCACCCAGATTATTACTGGAAAAAATGTCCAACCAAGCGTGGTAAAAAGATGCTCCTTGAATAGGAATATAGGCGTAGGGAAAGTAGAGAAAAAAATAATAGAAAGTCTAGCATTGATTTGGGTAGTCTTGTTTCTGCGCTAATTGCTAGAGGATAGCCGTATGACAAGATATGGGATTACCCCATATATATGATATACGACTTATATAGACGACTATCTAAAGTCGATGAATATAACGGTACAATGCGCGCTTTATATAGCGGCTGTATTGATACAAAGAAGAACCCAATTAACTGGGATAAAGTAAATTGGGCAGCAATTATAAACTAAAAGAAATGGAGTGTTTTTAATGGCTAGTAAAGCAACACCTAGAAAATTTGCTATGCAGCAGTGTTTTGAAATTCTGCTACGTAAGCCTTCTACTAAAGAAATTCTTGCTTATTTGACTGACTGCAAGACTTCTTCACTTGAGAACACCGTGGAAATGGTGTATCCTACCGGCGGAGCTGGAAATGTCTATATTGGAACCGGTTTTGGCCACTCACGTAGGTCTACTCTGACTGTCGAGAGCGCAACCTTTAATACAGAGGTTATGGCTATCCAGAATGGTACTGAGGTTGATGTCGGTTCACATGAAATTACCTATTATGATGTGATTGATGTTACTGGTAGCGATGTTGATACTACTGGAGTTAAGTTGCATCATACTCCAGTAGGAGCAGCTAATGCTGAAATTGGCTTTGTGTACATTGTAAATTCCGATGGTACTTATGGAAAGTCTTTTACTCAGGCTACTACTGCTGGTGATGGAACTTTCAAGCACGCTGCCGGTACACTGACTTTTGCAAAGGGCGCTGTTGCAGCAGGCGACCGTCTTGCTTGCGCTTATACCTACAAGACTACCGACACTGCACAGAAGATTACCATGTCTGCTGATGCTTTGCCAGCAACTGTTCTCGTGTCCGCTTATGGAGTAGCACGTGATGTTTGCTCTGGTGACGTATTCCCATGTGTTATCGAGGGTCAGGCACAGATTGATGGCGACTGGAACTTTGACTTGTCTGCTGACGGCGACCCTGTTACTCAGAATCTGACTATGGAGTTCGTCCGTAGCTGCCTGAGCAATAAGATGTACGACTTTATTATCTATACTGATGAGGAAGCCTAATTGTATAAGTAAATTTATTTTAGATTATGTCGGGGCAACAGCCCCGACTATTTTTTGTGATTTATGCCGTATCAAAATAGAAAATGTAATTATTGTGGTAAAAAATACTACGTATGCCTGTCGTGTGAACGTGCTGGTTCGTGGAAAACTATTTGTTGCTCACGAGAATGCTATTACAAACTTATGAAAAACAACGAAGATAATATTGTGATGCCATAGGTGATAGATGATGGCGTTACTTCTATGTCGGCTAAATTAAAAAATGGTAAAAATGTTAATATATCTGGTTATGACTTGCAATTAAATAGATTTGATTGTGACGATGGAGTTACTAGAACAGTTGATGATTTTAGTGAATTTACATTGTCAGAAGAGGAAATGCGAAGTGTGATGGATATGTTACATTTTTTTAAAGCCGACTAACGATAAAAGCAATTTTTTATTGAAGTTTTCAATATCAACAAAACCCAATGTTTCTGCGGGTTTCGATGAGTTTGACGGAAGGTGATTTTTAGTGGTTAGTGTCGAGTCTATTGGAAAAGGTATAGCAAAATTTGCAGATAGAGAGATTTTAAAAAATGTCGATGGATGGCAAAAGGTTGTTGTCGGTGCTGCTATTGCTCTTGCAATCAATCGTTCGCAAGATATAGTTGCATCATACAAGGAAAATAATATTGTAAAGATGCTCAAGGTTTTCGATGATAACGGAAACATTGATATTGATATTTTAAGAGATGTCATTAAAGACAACATTGGTAACAATGGTTTTGTTATTACTGTCCCAATTTTGGGAGAATTAAAATTCCACAAGAGCGATGTAGATAATTTGTATAATGATATTATGTCTAATGTGAAGGGATGATTTTTCATGGCAACAGAAACTACTATTACTGCGCAGGAAACAATGACCGAAGCGGAATTTCTCGATATGCTACACGAATGCTTTGTTGACGAAATCCACGATGCAAAAAAGTATCTAGGGTATGCAGAGTTCGCAAAGAAACATAATAGTGATTATGACGCAGAGGTTTTGATTAGGATAGCTAATGACGAGGAATCACACGCAAGGTATTTGCTAAAAGTTCTTGACGAAAATCATTATTCTGTTGCAAGTACAGAGATGGGCGACTATCAAGAAATGGAGCGTCTATTTCGTTGACTTTAAAAACGCGACTAAAAATAATGCGTCTTTTGAGTATAGATTTAATCAAGCAACAAAATATATAGATACTTTGTGGAAATATGGTGGATATTGGATAAAAATTATTAAAGCATTAGGTTTAATAAATATCTAAAATGATATGGAGGGATGTAATCTTGAAGTAAACCACTACTTTGGAACTAATTCAATATGATTCAAGTACAGATGGAGCACGTCTGACTGGTGAATATATTGATAATATGAGTAAAAATATGCAAACGATAGATGACGAACTAGGCCCATTTAAGAAGATGAATCTTTATCTCGATGCTGATGGCGATGTTTGTCAGAAAGATTCATAATCGGTGACACTATGTTTTTTACTTTGATAATTCCAGCTTTTAACGCAGACCAAATAGGTAAGCTACTTTATTCCGTTGTGCGCCAAAATGAGCCAGATTTACAGGTAATAATTTGTGACGATAGTGAATCTGACGGTGTATATAGAATATATAATAAGTATAGCGCTTATCTTAATTTAGTCTATTTCAAAACAGACAAACATAAGACAAAATGTCCGGGTAATACCAGATATGATGGGATGAAGCATATACCCGAAGATTTATAATTGATAATAATTACCCGGAGATGGTATTTTCTAATATCTACGAAACCAAAGATACAAAATGTGATAATATGTGTTATCTATATTGTAGCGGATAGTATCCAAAGGTGTAGTTGCTAGATTCTATTGCATGGCTACACGGGAACCTATATCGGTATGATTTTTTGCGCGATAACCATATTAACTTTAAAGAAGATTTAATTTCGCACGAAGATGTATATTTTAATTGTAGTATCTTAGCTCATCTGAATGGACGAGGAATTACTTATACTACTTTTAATGAGCCGTTTTATAATTGGGTACGAAGAAATAAATCTTTGAGTAATATACCGATAGATGGACATACATATATAGAAAAATACCTATATCAATACATCTATTCGTCTACAGAACCGATGTTCGACTGCGTAAATATATACCCAGAGAATCGTCTGTATTATAGAGGACAGTGTATGGGGACGCTTGTTTTCTCATATTTTTATTATCAATTCTTTGTCTGGTCTGAAGGAGAGGGTATTCTCAAAGAAAATTTAGGATATATAAGAGACTTGGTATACAGAATGATGGACGTCTTCAACATAACAAAAGAAGATATAATCAATTTGGTCTATACCTGTCCAGAGTCCTATAATGACATGAAGATTGGTACATTAAATATGGGATATAAGTTCGTAGAAACCACAAGTTTTCGTGACTTTATCCTAAAGTTATAAGGTGATTTTTATGGATGCTATTACTATGAGAATCCGTGGAAACTGCGTAGTTTCTGATGTTAAGGAAATTATGATAGGTTCATCTGCGGACATGGAAAAACTTCCTACATCTACGGATGTTGGGAAATTCGACAATAGTGATGCTAACGAACCGTGCGCTATTGGTTCTATAGCATACACTTCAGATTTTAAATTTATTTGTCAGTTGGGTATAGATAACGCATGGCACGAGGTGTAAATATGGATATTATCACTTACATTCTTGCCAAGAAATATACAGACAAGGTTGTAAAGGATTGTGGCGGTCACGTTGTTGATGCTACATTATCCGAAACCTCAGAAAATCCAGTACAGAATAAAACTATCACTAAGAAAATTAAAGAAATCATAAGTAAGCTGATAACTGATAAGACGCTGAAGATTTCTGATGCTTTTGCTGACTCAAAGGCAGTCGGTGATAAGTTTTCATCTACTGATAAAGAGATTTCTTCATTAAAGTCAAAAACAGATACAACGAACAATACTGTCTCACAGCTAAAAGCTACCGTTGATGATGTTGATGCTTGGAAAGACAGCACAGAGAACAGAATTACTCAATTAGAGGGAACTAGTAAAGTCCTTCCTGCTGTAACATCTGCTGATGCTGGTAAGTATTTACGTGTAAATGCTGATGGAGAATGGGAAGTCGCAACTGTCAATAAACTTGGCGATATTATGCAAAAGTAATATTTAGGTGACGCTTTGCGTCACCTTTTATAATGGTATAAGTTTCGATTTGTACTATTATAAAAGGTGGTGAAAGAATGAACCCCGGAAAAAAGTTTGAACAGAATTTTGCTAATTCTGTTCCAAAAGAAGTTTATTTTATGAGAATAAAAGATTCTGCAAATAATTTTACAAGAAGCTCGCGTTCTTCTTTTGCTACAAGTAATCCTTTTGATTGCTTCATGCTGTACAAAGGTTTCTTCTTGCCTATTGAATTGAAGTCAACTAAAAGCACAAGTTTTAGTATTCAGTCTGATAAATTAGAGGACGGCAAAGATATTAAGTATCATCAGATTAAGAGTCTTGAAAGAGCGCAGTCTTTTGAAAATGTAATTGCTGGTTTTGTTCTCGATTTTAGGGAATCTAATACATATTGGATTAGCATAAATGACTTTACTAATTTTGTATCTAATACTACAAAAAAGAGTATTAGTGAAAAGGACGCTTTAAGTCATAATGCAATCTTAATTAACAAAACTTTGATGCGTGTTAATTATAAATATGATATTGATGGAATGCTAAATAATATAATAGTGAGGTATTAAAATGGGTAGAGGAACAGTATATAATAACTTATATACGCCAGAGATATGGGCAAAGTTAAATCCAGATAATAAGGGATTGCTAGATGACTTTGTGGCGTACAAAAGAAGTGCGGATAAGTCGCCCCAGACTATTGAACAATACTATCAGATGATTAGATTGTTTTTCTGTTGGAACTATCTGTATAATAATGATAAATTTTTTGTCGATTTAAAGAAACGTGAACTTGTTAGATTTTTTAGTTATGCTGTAGAGACTATGGGATGGTCTTCAAATAGAACAGCAACAGTTAAGTCTGCATTAAGTTCTATGTCTAACTATATTGAAAACATACTTGACGATGAATACGAGGACTTCAGAAATATAGTTACAAAAATCGAGATTTCAGAGAAGCAACCAGTTCGTGAGAAAACAGTTTTGACACAAGAACAGATTGACGATTGCTTAAACAAGTTGGTAAAGGCGGGAAAATATCAGATTGCCTGTTATCTTGCATTGGCTGTCGCATCTGGGTCAAGAAAGCAAGAATTGCTTAGATTTAAAACTGATTACTTTAAGGATGAGTATATTAAATTTGGATGTCTGTATGAGACACCTGAAAAGATAAAAACAAAAGGTAGAACTAGTAAAGGCAAAATGTTGAAAAAGTATACATTCGTCTCTATGTTTAAACCGTATTTTGACTTATGGATGAAGTATAGGGAAGAAAATAATATCGAGAGCGAGTGGCTTTTTGTTTCTCGCAGTGCAAATGGCGAGTATAAACAAGCATCTGTTGCAATGGTAAACAACTGGTGTGTGACTATTAGCGAGATTCTTGGCATGCCATTCTATAGCCATGCGGCAAGACATAGATATGTTACTATGATGAAGGAATCTAAATTACCAGACGGTATAATTGTTACACTGATGGGCTGGGAATCTAAGAATGGTAGCGGATTGTCGATGGTTAGCGTTTATTCTGACTTAGATGAATCCGATATGCTTGCAGACTATTTTGATGAAGATGGAATTAAGTCTGATATTAAGGTAGGAACGCTTGCTGACGTTGGTGGTTCTACTAACAATTTTGGAAGGAGATAAGGGGTTTGAGTATGAATTTTAATGATTTGTTAGATAAGTTGACACAAAGAAAATTAAATCTTATTACTGGTCAAGATTTGGTGCAGTGGCTATCAGAGAATTTTAAGGTTACTCCTTATATTTCTCTATCTAAAAAGTATGGTATCGCATCCCTGATTAAAAAACAGTATAGAGAACTCGTATCTGCTGAAGATATGGACGATTTTAGTTTGGAATATGTCAACTTACAATATGATATTATTAGCACTTTTTATATTCTTTTGGCTTATGTTGACATTGTAGCGCCTATGGATAAGATGACCATTGAAAACTACGACTTACTTATGTCAACTGGTTTTAGTAACTATGTTATGTGTTACGCTGGCGATGATTATAAAGATTTTGTTGCCAAGTGTGAGAAACTTACTGGTATTCGTGACCTTGAGATTCTAAACGAATTTATGACCGAAGTTGGTCAGCGTCTTGATATTTCCAATATTCAGGAAATTCGTAAGGAATTGAATAAGATGGATATGCGTAAGTTAGGGTTGCTTGAGTCTGTCGCAAGACTAAACGACCCAATTACGACTGAGGTTGCAGATACACTAAAAGTTGCTGCTCGTGAAAAAGCAAAGGAAGAAATGAAGGCTAAGACAGAAAACGCAAAAGAGTAATGGTGGTTTGAATGTCTTTTGATACCAAATTAAAATTAAAAAATACGTATGCAGCTAAATAGTTTATGAAAGCTCTAAATTAGAAATTAGATAATGTTGAAGAAAAACTTGACAAGCTAATCATAAAGATAGCTGAAGATACCGTTAAGCGCGTACAAGATTATATTAGGTTAAACTATTACGACGCATCATGTTATCCAGAAGGAGATAACTATGAGCGTCTTGGGATGAACGGTGGCTTTATGGGTGCTATTACTTATGATTACGATAAGAGCACCAGATAGGTCAAAATAAAGTTTGATTCCAGCCTTTTAACTTTTGGTCACAAAGGTTCAAAAAAATTCCCATCGCACATAGAAAATGGTAGACCATTTACGCAAGGATTGTACGACTATATGATGTACGGTGAGTTTCCAAGCTATAAGAATAATACAGTTGCACCAGATTTTTTAGGTCTTAATCATGATGAGAAGATGGATAATGAAATATCTGATTGGCTTACAAAGTATGCAACTGGTAGAATAGAAGAAGAGCTTAAAAAAGAAGGACTCGATTTTTATGGTTTGCGCCATGTAAATTAAAACAGGAGGTGGTATAATTGGCAGTAAATGACGTAATGTTTAACATAGGTATTAGAGTAGATGCCGATAATTTTACTACAGAAACACAAGCTGTTGTTTCGGACTTACAACAAACGCTTAATAGAAATGGCATAACTGTACCTGTTAATCTGAACAATGCTACGCTAAAAGAGATGGACTAGTTCATTCAATCTATCGGCGGCAGCATGAAAATTACCAAGGATGCCCTTACTGGTTTTATAGAAAATATTTCTGTAAATGTACCCAAAGCAAACGGTCAGATATTGTCACTGAATCAAGGAGTTTAGGCTGTTAGTAACACAGTAACTAATCTGAATGGTGTATCGCAATAGGTGTTTAGCCATTTCGAGACTACAGATATTACTACCACAATGAATGGTATGAATACAAGCCTTGAAAGAGCAAAGGAACTCCAGAGTGACATTATAAAACTCTATGAACAACGTGTTGACCTAGAACATCAGATGGCTACAGCACTTGTTCAAGGTGATTCAAAACAACAAGCATCGCTACAAGCTAGATTAACAAAAAATGAATCACTCGATGGAATGTATCGTGAACAACTCGCGTATTTGCAACAGCAAGCGAATGCGGAAGGTGTTCAGATAAACCTTTGGGATAAAATTAACACAACAGTATCTTAGATTGACGGCAATACTGCTGGATGGACTAGAACGTTGACATAGAGTGGTCAAGATGCTATTGCGCTTGCATAGAACCTAAATCAATCTAAAAAGGTCTTAAATGATTTCGCCGATACATATAAGAAGGCAATGTCAACAGATGGCTCTAAGGGCCAAATGTTGGTACAAGACCTTAATAATATGAAGGCACAAGTTGACGTAGTAATAAACGCCATGACGAATCTTGGTGCTACTGTGGATAGTACAGGTGCACATTATCAAGGTAATATAACTGCTGTGCAAGACCTTTGTAACGAATATAACAAGATTACTCGTCAGTTGCAAGAATTTAACGCGCAAAAACAAGACCAACGCAATGACGCGCAGATGATTGAACAAACAGTTCAAGCATACAAAGCGTATCGTGACCAGTTAGACAGAATAAATAAATTAAAGAAAGAGAACGCCACTGGCGTTGATATGAGAGCTGAACAGCAGCAATTAGATGCTTTAAAAACAAGCTACAAGAATTTGGAGCAAGGTATTTTAAGCAATGGTGAAGCTGTTTATAAGAATACACAATATAATAGAGACAAAAACCAAGTAACGCGCGATTCAATTCAAGCACAAAAAGAATTGAATGTTACTTTACAAGACAACTCGTTGCAAAGTTTGATTGCAGATACTATTACGTATACTGTTAGCTTACAAAGTTTGCAACAGGTAATTCAAAGTATTATAAGTGAAACTGTTTCTTTGAATGACTCCATGACACAGATTCGACTTGTTACTCAGGGGAGTTCCGATGATACAAAGGCTTTAATGTCTGACTATTCAGAGATTGCAAAGCAGCTTGGAACTACGACTAGTGCTGTAGCCGAGTCAGCAACGGAATGGCTTAGACAGGGTAATACTGTCGAAGAGACAGGTGAACTTGTAAAGGCATCAACTACTTTGTCAGTAATTGGCGCTATGGACGCATCTGACGCTACCACAGCTTTGACCGCTTCTTTGAACGGTTATAAGATGGAAGCATCTGATGCAATGAAAATCGTTGACCAGTTGACAACGCTTGATTTGAAGTATGCTACAAGTTCTGGTGACATTGCTAACGCATTGAGCCGTGTGGCATCTTCTGCATCTGCCGCTGGTGTTCCATTGGAAAGAATGGAAGCAATTATCACTGTCACCGCTGACCAAACTCAGCAAGCCGCTGAAACTATCGGTCGTGCATGGAACTCTGTTATTCAGAGAATTAACAAGATTAGTGCTGGTAAAGATGTTAGTGATACTGGTAAATCTTTGAACGATGTTGAAAAGGCATTAAAAACCGTTGGTATCGCATTAAGAGACGACAACGGTATTATTAAGGCATCCTCTGACATTCTGGACGAAGTTGCTGCTAAATGGGATACATGGAATCGTAATCAGCAGTCACAGATTGCTACGGCTATTGCTGGTACAAACCAAGCCAATATCTTCCGCGCAACGATGAACGACTATAAAGAGGTTCTTGAAGCTACTACAATAGCAGAAAACGCAAATGGCTCTGCTACTGAACGTATGTCCATTTACACAGAATCTCTAACGGCTAAAATAAATAGCTTCAAAACAACTTGGACTGAATTAGTCAATGACCTTAATTTAGATTCACTCATCGGAACAGTTGTTGATTTGGGTACTAAACTACTCGAAATCTTGAATATACTTCTTAATAAAATTCCGATTTTGTCAGATGTGCTAAAGGGATTTATAACTGTACAAAGTATAAATATTCTTACTGGTGCAGTGATAAAGGCTATGAATAGAATAGCTGGCCCAGAAGGTATAAAAGGACTATTGACAGGTTTGGTTAATCTAAAGGACGTTATGGATAACGTAGCCTTGTATGCCTACTCGTTCGGTGATGAATTTATCAAAGCTGGTGGAGGAGTACAAGGTTTTGTTGCTGCTTTGCGTTATATATCACCAGCATCTTTGGCAGCGATACAGCCAATGACTTTAGTTGCGGCGGCAGTCGTTGCCTTGACGACAGCTTTAACGGCTGGAATAATAGCTTGGAATAAATACAATTCTGCCGAAGCAAAATTAGACAGAGCTAAGTCCAAACTAGATAGTGACAAAGAATCGCTAGAGGAAACTGGGCAAAAACTTGACGAAATCAATAGTAAGATTGACGAAATTGATAAGTCAAATATGACAATCTCTGAACAAAAACAGCTTGACTTGTTGAACCAAGAGAAAGAAGCACTTGAGAAAATCCGCGAAACTAAATAGGGAATAGTTGACGATGATGAAGCCGAATATAATAAGCAAAGAAAACAGCAATTAGATGATATATATGGTGGTTATACCAACTCTGTTGATGATGCTTATAACTCCAAGAAGTTACAAGATATTAACTGGAGCGGCGGTAATGATAATTACTATTCTACTTACGATATCGAGAATGCTAATATTCAAGAGCTTCTGGCGAATGCAAAAATATTGTATGAGCAGAAAGAAAAGCTTATACAATAGGGTAAAGTAGAGTCACAAGAATACAGAGACCTAGAAGAGCAAGAAAAACAAAATAATCTTGCTATCCAAGAACAAATCCCTTCACTTATTCAAGTTCAAAGTGAGTACGAGGAACTTGGCGGGAAAGCGAACGATACCTATAAGAATATCACAAACTTAATTCTTGAGGCGAAATAGCAGACTGACCCAGCTAGTTGGGCAAAAATAAATCTAGCTGATGTTATAGATACTGATGGCTTTATAAGTAAGCTAGATGCAACAAGCTCAGAAGCTTTTAACCAAATTCACGCGCAAGCATTAAAAACTGCGCGAGAAATTGTTGATGACCCAGAATTATCACAAGAGTGGTCAAAACATTTTAATATAGATTTAAGTACAGAAGAAGGTTGGAAATCATTAGTTAATATCATACAAAATGAATTAACCAATGCTTTTAATGATGCAACAGACTCTGCGCACGAATTTAAGAGTGCGAGTGATGTATTTAATGATTACATAACTATTGCTTCCGATATGGAAGAACAGCAGACATTATTAAATAAGGCGCTCGGTGAGATGCAATATAATGGTGAGCTGTCATCTGGAACTGTACAGAAACTAATTGAGAAGTATCCAGAGTTAAGCGATAAAATCGAAGTTAATAATGGGAAACTGCAATTAGAGTCGCAGTATTTGAATGAAACTTGGCAAGCTCAACAACAAGCCGCAAGAGATAAGGTTAAATCACAGATAGATGAGACGAATGATACAATAAAATGTATTAAAACTAGGATACAAGCCTATATGGACGAAGCATAGGCTATTAAGACAATGTATTCTGGTGTCGATTTGTCTAATGCCGCGAATGCAGCAGCTGCTTCTGGTGACGTAAAACGTGCTAGACAGCTTGGCGATATGATTACTAGGCAACAGCAAGAGTAGACAAAGAATGAAAAATCATTACAAGAATTGCAAAGCATTCTTGATAATATGAATTTTACAGACCTTACTCCAACGAAGCCATCTGGATACTCTAGCGGCAAGAAATCTGGCTCTGGTTCTAAGAAAGACCCCGAAAATGAAGCTTATGAACTAAAGAAATCTGAGATTGAAGTAGTTCAAAAGCAACTAGAATTAGAGAAATCTAAACTAGAACAACAAAAGAAGGGCTTAGAACAACAGAAATCTGCACTTGAGTTGGATAAATCACATATCGAATTGCAGAAGCAGATTAAGGAACAGCAACTTGATATAATTGAAGATGCCGAGGATGGTATTGATGACATAATCGAACTTATCAAGAAAATGACTAAGCAAGATTACGAGAATCTAAAGACTAAACTCGGTGAAGTTAAAGATTATATTGGTGACTTTAAAGATGCTTTAGATGATGTTAAAGACACCTATGACGACATTGTTGATGACGCTAAAGACAAGCTAAAAGCAGAGAAAGAAGCTGCTGATAATCAGAAAAAACTTGAAGATGGTGCGAAATCTATCGCAGAGATTCAAGCACAACTCGCTGAAATTCAGTACGATGATTCTGCTGATGCACAAGCTAAACGTCTTGAACTTACCGCAAGCCTGAATGAAAAGCAACAAGACCTTGAAGATGAGATGAAAGACCAAGCATACGATACTGCAATTGATGCCTTAGATAAAACTAAGGATAAAGTTGACAATATCTTTGATGCCATTGGTGATATACTTGACGCTTCACAGGATGCTATTGCTGATTATATTACTTATATTTCAGATGAACTTGAATCTGAGGGTAATTTGTATCAGGCCGCAGTTGCACAATTCAATGATACTAGCGAAGGTGCGCAAGAAGAGCTATATAATCGTCTGATTGATTACAACAACAAGTATGGTGACAGTATCAATAAGACTGTTACTGAACCTTGGAATGAGGCAATCGCTGCTGTCGAAAAATATAAAGAGGTTGCCGGTTCTGCTGATATAGATACTATTAGACAGTATCTTGGTGGTCAAGATACACAACTTAATGCCTCTATTAAACTTGATGAACAAACTATTGATAATTTAGACAATCAAATAGACCAAGTAAAGATGGATATGGATAAAGTTGACCAGCAAGTGACTCAGTTTGAGCAAGCAATAAGTCAGGTTAAAGACGCATTGTCGCAACTTGAAATAAACTACAGAGCGGTTTCAAATACTTCTGATGCTGGTGAACAAGGTGCTGGTAATACCGGGACTGATTATGCCTATGGTTTAATCAAAGGATTACTACAACAAGCTGGGGTGGATACTTCTGCACTTCCTGCGACATATCAAGGATTTGTTGATGCTTTGAGCAAGACAACAGAAGCTGCAATTGGTACTAGTGATGCACTTGATAACTTGACTGATAAAACCGAAGACGCTACTCCAGAAGTAGAAGATTTGGGTGACAAGAGTGAAAGCGCTGGAAATCAAGCAGATGAGACCGTTAAACCTTTAACGAATTTGGCTGATTCTGGAGAGCAAGCTGCTGGTGCGCTGACTGGTGTTGCAAATGCCGCAACTGGTAGCTCTTCTGGTTCTGGCTTTGGAAATCTGCTAACTTTCTTAACTGGTGGCGACACAGATAAGTTTGTGCAAAACTTTGCAACAAAAGCGATTAGCAAATATCTACCAAAACTTATTAGAGCTGGTATAGGCATGATTGGCAAGTTGCATGATAGTACAGATGAAGTTAAGAAGAGCAATAGCCGGTTAGATAAGATGCTTGGTTTAGGCCAAGACGAAACTGCTAGAATATTAAAGGTAGGAGAAGCTGTTATCCCAGATTATGCCAATGATGCTGTATAGAATATGAATAGCCCTGTCATCCGTCCTCCTGTGACAGCGCCTAATACGTCTAATATAAAGACTACAAACAACTTCGAGCTTAACATTGATATGGGCGACTTGGATATTAGTGGAATTGACACTACAGAACTTCGTAATGAACTTGAAAGCATTAAGAAAGAGTCTGCAAATCAAGTCTATAGTACATTGTACAGATATATTAAAGTCGGTGGCTATAGAAATGTTAGGAATAGATATAATTAAATATTGCAATAAGTACCTTGTGAAGTTGAAACTCGTAAGGCTAATGACAATTTGATTGTCACTTACACTAACGCAACCTTCTATCCGAACCGCATTGCTTCTCTCGCTGTTGATAGCACTGCTGGTACAACCGCAGCACACACTTACAATCCGCTCCCGGCTTGTGATTGCAACTGTAATTGTTCGTAACTAACACGTGAATGCCTAGTCAGCAATAGTTGATTAGGCGACATTGGTAATCGTAGCGTAGATATTTATATCGAGGGTATCGGAATTAAATTAAAATGCTAGTGGGCGTGGGCCAATGTTATTTATTTATTAAGTTGAAAACAATGCGTAATAATACGCTTTATATATTTATATTAAAGGTGGTGAAAATATGGCTGTAATGGGACTTCCGTTTATTTTTAATGATGTTCCTTCTGAGTTTTATGGGTGCTCTATTGTATTTATTGAAGAAGACCCAAACAAGAGAACATCTGGTGATGGTAGAACATTTACGACAATTAAGCCGTTAAGAAGTGCTAAACAGTCTGTTTTAGATGTATAGGTTGACCAACCGTTGACATTTGGAATTGAGATAGTTTTTGATAATCCTGTTGATATTCACACGTTGACTGCTGTTAAAAGTTGGCTTGCATCACCACTTGGTTTTCGTAAATTACAAGTCTGCTCAGACTTATTTGACCAGTATTACTGGAATTGCTATATTACATTAAATAATGACCTTATTTATGCTGGTGGTTATCGTGGTGTAACTGCTACAGTTACTTGTGATGCTCCTTGGGCATGGGGACAGGTCAGAACTATTCAACTATCAAATTCTACTACTAAATGGATAAATGTTTCTGAAGAAACTGAACCGATGAAGCCCATATTAGAGTTTATTGCTATAAGTGGCGCGAAACTCATTATAGAGATATATAATGAAGATTTAACTTATGATAAGACCTTTATGATTGGTACGCCGAACGCAAAACTATCTAACACTCAAAAGAATGGTATTAAAGTTGATTATACTGTTCCAAGTTGGGCGAAAGACTTCAACTCTCCAGAATGGGTTTCTTTAGATAATTCTACGGGTATTTTTACTTGCAGAGATGCAAATGGTAATTTGTTGACTAAAATGTATAGGACTCAATCATTTAATAAGCAACTACTAAAGATTCCGCAGGGTGTTATTTATATCAAAGTAACGTCAACCGGAATCAATGACTTGAAAATAAAGTATCAGAATGTAAAACGTATAGGAGGTGGTTTCTATTAAGACTAATTTTGATTTTAATAATCTTTATGAGTATCCGCAGATGGAGTTATGCAACCCAAATAAACATGAAATCTGCATCATGACGAACGTAAAAGAACTAAAATTTACTCTTAGATGTAATGACGTTTCCGAGGCTTCATTCAGAGTTTACAAGACCATGAATGACGTTGATTTTCCCGAATATAATCTTGTCAGAAAGATGCGTTTGGTTCATTTTGATGGTGTTGGATATTTCGTTATTCAAGAAGTGTCTGAAATCTTTGAAGAGATGATTCCTTATAAAGATGTTACTCTATATTCCGTTGAGTATATGTTAAACTATAAGCCGGTCAACTTGTGTTTAACCACTATGGTTGATGGTGGAACCACCGTATTCGCAAAATCTTATAAATTCTATGACAAAGATTATCCAAATGATACTTTGATGTATAGACTATTCGCCGGTGCAGATTTTAAAGATTGGACTTTTGATTATGATTCTATTGATGAATCACTAATGACAAAGTATCGTTCTTTCGATGATAGTGGCGATGGTCTGTATGGTTTCTTGCAGAATTATGTCTCTACTTCTTATGAGTGCGTATTCACCTATGATATTGAGAATTATATTGTAAGTGTCCATAAGAAGGATGATTTGATTAAACCTACAGACATTACTCTATCCATGGATAATCTAATGAAACAAGCGAATCTAAAAGAGCTGTCTGATGAAATTTCAACAGTCCTTGCGGTTAAGGGTTCTGATAAGCTATCACTCTCTAAGGTTAATCCAACTGGTACAGATAATATTTATAACTTTGACTATTATCTAAAGGAAGAGTGGATTGGTGATGATTTCACTGTTCAGTCTGTAAAATATGATAGTAACGGTAACATCGTATATGGCTCTAGTGGTAGACCAGTAACAGTAAGCATGAAATTTACAGACCATGTTAAACTGTGGGAAGAAAAAGTCAGACAGATTATTGTTGATGCTACTACCGAAGGGTCTTATGGATGGCTATTGAAGAGATATACTTATTTAAACGCACAATATGTTATGATGAACACATATCATACATACGCGGAGTATATATACAATTACTGTACAGAAGCTATTAGTACATATCAAGAGGACACAAAAGAACAAAAAAGAAGTATCTGGGGCACTATTTTGTTTGGTATTGGTCTGGCTGTTGTTGCAGTTGGGGCTGTCGCTCTGGCCGGTCTTACTGCTGGTGGCTCATTAGCAGCTGGTGGTGCTGCTGTCGGAGCAATGCTCGCCGGTGATGCAGCAGCATTAGGAAGTACTCTTGGTATTTCAGCTCTTGGTGCAACCATAGTTGGAGTTGCGGCAACAACTACAATTAACGCTGGCCTTTCTACTGCATTTCAAGGTTTAATTAGTCTAGGTGCTATGACATACCAAACAAATATCACAAAAGACCAGATGAAAAAATATCAAAAAATTGCACAGAACAACATGGATGTATATAAATCTGGTGGTGACTATGTATACAATCTAACGCCAGAAACATTGACAAACCTTGTTTCTGGTAGGACAAAAGAGTTTATTGTTGATGACCCACTATTCTGGATTTCAAAAACTTATGATACAAGTAACGTCAGTACAATTTGTCAGAAGCGCCCAAACGACAATAATGTAAAAGCAACTGTAGTTCAAAACTATTGTTTAGACGTTTTGAATCAAAAGTTGGATTACATTCACGACAAATTAGACCAATATGTAAATATTTACGCATATAAAAATTGGTTTAGTGCGCTTGAGCAAGAAGCATTACAACCGTTCTTAATTCAGAGTGAATATTCCGATGAAAGTTTTACTGCTACAGATGATATTGACATTGAGTCTACATCTGACACAACTAAATATGTCACTACAAATCAAGGCACAATGACTATTGAAGAATATCGTTGTGCAACTGATGGTCACATGATTCAGTATTTATGCAAAGGAGATACAAAGGACTACGAAGCAAATCCGATTACTTTTAACGAAGCTATATTTCGTAATTGGATTGTGAATTATCCAAAGTGGGCAAGTTATAAAAATGATAAAAAATCTATCAAAGGACATTTTTATATGTCTTTTGACGGAACTTATTGGACTATAAGCGATAATGACACTGGTAGCGTCATAAATCAAGTTTACGACTCTACTAAGTTTCCAACGCAAGTTGGTGTTGCACAGAATACGTATAATGGTAAATATAAGTATACACCAAAATCAGGCGACTATATTATGCTTAATATTTATTCTGAGAAGATTGAGCTTATTGATACTCTAACTGTCGCTACGCAACTTGCGCAACAGGGCTATGAAGTATTGGATGAATGTAGTCAGCCAGCATTTAGCTTTGATATTACGTCTAATAACTTTTTATTCCTACCAGAATATAGAGAATGGACGGAGCAGTTGGGATTTGACGGTGATGGGCTAACTCTTGGCTCTATGATAAATGTCATGTATGTTGATGACCAAATTTTGAATCCATTTGTTCAGGAAGTCTCTTTTGAGTATGACAATCCTGATAGCCTGAGTTTTACCTTTGGTAACAAGTTTAATCTTGGAACCAGCGAATATACGCTTGGTAAGGTTTTCTCTAATAATACTTCTACAGTGCAAAGGGTGCAACGCTCACTAATTGGAACATCAACTACAAATAATAGTGGAAATAGTGGAAACGGGAACTATCGTAATAACTCTAGCGCTATTGCCTCGACTAATGATACTATAGATAATATGCAAACTTTTATTAACGAAAAAGTAGTAAAAGAAGCGGAAGATAACGCTAAGAAATTTAATCAAGCCATAAAAGATGCTAATGATAGGCTGGACGGTATTATTTCAAATGATTTGGCCAATTTAAAAACAGAGCTAGAAGAAGTATAGAGAGAGACTGGTGACATGAAGACAAAAATAGAAAAGAACACGCAAGATTTTGCTACAACGATAGGCGGTGGTCTCGGTCTTTATGTGACACCGATAACTGACGATACCGGTACTAGATATTGTTTTCATAATGGTAAAACGATGGAAGAAAGTTATATATATTATTATTTTGCATCTTCCGGTTTCGCGTGGGCATCTTTTTATACGTATAAAATAATAACTTCGCCTCTACCTAAAATTGAAAAAGTTCCAGTATACGGAAGTCTTAATAAATACAACATTAAGACTTTTAATGAATGGCAATATGGTATGACAGGAGACGGAGATATGGTAATGCGTCAACTCACAGTTGATAAAATTACGTCAGAACAAATAGCGGCTGATAGTATATTAGCCCAGCATATTAGGGCAAATCAAATTAGCGGAGATAAAATAAAAGCCAATACAATAACAGGTGCAAATATTCGAGCCGAAACCATCTACGCATCTAATTTACGTGAGGACGCTTGGTGTATGTTAGTCTGGGAGGGCGGTTACAGCAATCTAACAGAAGATAGGATAAGAACGAGCGGTGATAGGGACTTGAATAGATTTACGGCTGTCATGGTGTATACATCAACTGGTGATGGCAGTACAATGGTAATTCGTGGTGCGACATCCTCTATGGTGTCTCGTGTGCCATATACATTGTCTTCAAGAGATTCCGGTAACTATCTAGGCGGTGGAAAATGGTACGAAGGAAATTATAACACATTTGCGTCTCGTTCTGTTACTTTTGGTAATGACAATAATGGTAGTTATGTTTATTTCCATCGTTGCTATATGCTTGAGTTCGGAATACAGCCGGCGGATAACACCTCCTATGATAAAGACAATTTTAATGGACTAAAGTTTTCTGGTGTTTTTGATGATAGAGTCATCACAGGAATGTATCCAAAATTCTCGGAAGCGAGCAGTAGAAATCTTCCATCAAAAATATACGGACTTCGCTTTGGTGTTCGAGCAAATGATGAGAATAGAACTGATTAAGAGAGGTGGGTTATTATGCCAAACTATTCTAATATCACTGTTGTAGCTGTATTAGATAACAACGGTGAATTACACAAAATAAACTATGAGCAGTTGGCTAACTTGCCTAGCTCAATGAAAAACCCTCATGCGTTAGTTATATTTGGTCAGAGATATGACGGAAGTAGTGAAACTACGATAACCCCATCTTTGGCGACATCGACCACTCGTGGGTGTGTAATGCCAGTTACAAAAACTTCAGAAATGACACAGGATGTAGGTGTGGACGCTGCCGGTAAATTATATACTAAAGGACTTACGGTTGACCAAGTAGTAACTGCTTTTAGTACAAATCCCGTCAGTAGTGATGGAGTTCGTAACTATGTTACAAATAATACTGTGCAAATAAATCAAAATATTCAACGAACAAAAGAGGAAATAGAACAAGCGTCGAAAACACGTGATACGAATTTGCAGAATGAAATTGATACTGTCGAAACAAGTGTTCAAGATTTGCAAACATTAACGCAACAAAAGTTTAAACAGTTGGACGACCATATCTCAGACGCAGACAAAGTATCAGAACAATACGCTTCTGCCATATCCGACCTGAAGACAGCTAATTCTGCGCTCACCGACAGAGTAACTACAAATGAGCAAAATATTCAGTTTAATAAAGACGATATTACATCATTGAAACCACAAGTTAGCCAGTTACGAGACGATTTAGACGAAGTAAAGTCAAGGAATATTGGCTACTTCTTTTCATCAATATCTGCAATGAACACGTGGATTGCAAATGATGATAATAAAAGATTACTCGGTGTCGGTGTTTGCCTTTATATTACTGGTAATACGTCTCTGTTTTTTGTATGGAATGGTACACAAGCGATTCGGGTGAACATCTTGGATGATATTGCTGGCGGTTATCTCCGGGCAACAAATCCAACGGGTACTGGATATTTTAAAATGAATAATAATGTAATATCTAGCGGTGCGGCAGCATTTGGTTTTGATAATATCGCTGGCGGTTTATATTCTTTTGTCGCTGGTCATGGTGTCAGTGCAAATAATGAGGCGCAATCTGTTGTAGGCAAATATAATGCGACACCAAAGAGTGATGAGATGTTCAGCGTTGGTGCTGGTACAGATGCTGAAAACAGAAAGACCGTCTATGTAGTCACCGACGAAGGAACAAGCCGTTCTTATGGTGATGTTACTGCCTTTGATGAAGACTTAGATGTGCCAGAATCGGTTGATAAGAGTAAGGCCAAGATTTCTATAACAATATCAAATATGCCAGATAATGTAAAAGTTCGTGTTGATTATGATTATTTAGTTTCTGAGGTAACTTAGAACAATTTATTTATATATACTTTTACATACACAGATGGTCATTGGTCTTCTCCTTGCTATGATTTTTCTTATAGCGCCAACCAACAAACACAATACCACCCTATAGGTAATGTTGGTATCTTTTTTGAGTATAAAGATGGCCAAATTGCAGAAGTCCCTATTGATTTTGTTGATGGTGATACGATTACAGTATACGCACCATTACAGAAAACAATTAGTTTAAGGGAATTATATAATGCGGTGAATGCCATTGGTTTATATGTGGACGAAGATGGCGATGTATGTCAGGAGGACTAATATGAGATATTTTAAGAGGAAGGTGGTGTTACTATGAATGATGAGTTTTTAACTAAATTGCCAACCAGAGAATTTATTCAAGGAGATACGTTTACTATAGCATTTCAATTTACTGATATGGATAATGGTGTTATTATCCCAAGCGCTAATTAGATTATATGGAACTTGTGTACTTATGACTATTATGAGACTGTTGTGCTATCACTTAATGGTTCAAGTAATTCAAGTCAAATTAAGGTTGACAATAAAACAGGAATCGTCTACATTACACTCACATCAAGTAACACCAATAATCTAAGAGATGGTAAATATATTCAGCAACCTATCCTGACACATGAAGGTAGTACGTATATTCGTGCTTGGGGAGAGGTTATCTTTAGAAGAAAGGTTGGTGGTGCTTAATGATAAATAAGACTATGGCTACTTTGGTAAACCAGTTTATGTTTGGTCAGGCTACATCAACATCAATCCCATCATATTGGTATCTTGGTATTCTTAGAATTAAGTTAGACCCTACTGATTTTAACGGTAATATTTCTGGTAAAGAAATTACAAATTAGGGATATGCAAGAGTAAGAATCCCGAATACTGCTGACTATTTCCAAGTGTCTAGTAGTAGCGCACAAATGGGTTACGTTACCAATAAGCGCGATATTATTTTTAACGATATTACTGGTGGCGGTAATTCACCTATCGCTGGATTCTTTTTGACAAATGCTCAGACTGGTAGCACTGCTTATATCTGGGGTAATCTAACTACGGTTAGAACCGCTTACCAAAATTCGCGTGTTGTTGTCAAGGCTGGTGCTTTGAATTTTTCTATCACTAATACTGAAGGTACTGGAACTATTGCACAAGGTCTTACTGTTGATGACCAAGGCGTTCTTTCTGGTAATATGAGTGTTTCTACTGTTGGTGTGCTATCGTGAGGGATGAAATATGGTATATGATGCTTTATATGGAATCCCAGTTGACATAATCAGGCTCTGTGATTTAGATAAGTCTTATAATATCTTTAATGTACAAGAGCCTATTACTGTTCATATTGCAAACTTGGATAGAAAAACATATATTGACGGAAGCGGTACGTATATTTCAAAAGAAAACTTCGAGACTTTCTTTACTGGAACTGTTAATGAGAAACTAATCTCTGTATCCCGCGCTAGAACGATTGGAGATGTAGCACCACTTACTATTGGCACTATAGCTAAATGGGATATTCACACGTTCTGTAGAGAAGAATTAGAGTAAGGAGTTGATTATATGAATACTGATGGAAAATATGTGTTTGAAATTAAAGAGCGCACTATCGTTCCTACGCTTACTTCACAAGTAGCGGTTAGTAGCGATATTAACGCAAGACGTATTGTATTTAAAGTACCAGCAACCATTGATGGGTATGACGTAAGGGATTCTAATTTTACTGTTAGATGTATTAATGCTGCTGGTGCGCTTAATGAATATAGTATGACCAATAAGAGGGTCGTAATTGAAAATAATGCGACCTATATTTATGTTGAATGGATAATGGACGGCTCTGTTACACAAAAAAGCGGCGTTGTAAAATATGATGTGTCTATTTACGATGCAACTAAATCAATATATGCTTGGCATAGCTTGCCATCCACATTCAACGTGGAAGCTGGTATATCAGAGATTAACTCTGATTAAAATATTAACTCTTTTGGAGGATTAAATTATGGGAAAACTTTTAAGAGATGAAACTTTTGTTGCTGCTATGAATAAGCAGAACGCCATACTGGAAGTTCTTGCTGCCGATAAGATACAGCAGATGTCTGGTAACTGGGCAGAAGTTGCTACTCTAGTTCGTGCTGGTTATGCAGAATATGTTTATGATTTTGGCGACCAGTTTAAGGATAAGTGGATTGATACCGCTAGTTCCAATAAGGAATATGCGAACTATAATTGGCACGTTGCTCATTTCGGCAATTACTTACTTCAGGATGGCGAAACCGTACCGGGTATGACTATTCAGGCACACTATGCGCATCCGTTTGGTGTACAGTTTAGTCACCAGAGAGCGTTTTTGAAGTGTGATACTGAATTAGCCGCTGGCACTTACTACTTTACGATAGAAACTAAGTGGGGTAACAATGTTGCTGCTGGTGATATTGTTAGCTTCACTCTTACTAAGCCAGTTCCTGCTGGTGGACGTATTTCTGGTTGCTATGGAGCACCTGACCAAGTAAAAGCTAACTGGCGTATCTATACTTGGGCGGCAGACGGTAAAACTAAGGTTGAAGACAACATTACTCCAACATTTACCGCATCTGGTACGAATCTTGGTACTATGAAGCGTGATAAGCGTAACGGCAACTTGAACTCTTGTCAGGAAATGGCTTATGGATGGAACAGGTGGAAAACATCCGCACTACGTCAGTACCTGAATAGCTCTGCTACTAAGGGTAACTGGTGGGTAGCACAGGATGAGTGGGATATTGTACCTGACGAGTTGGCATCTCGTGATGGTTTCTTGACTGGTATGCCAGCTGACCTTTTAGATGCTATTAAGCCCGTTAAGATTGTCACCTACCCAAATACCGTAAATGATGATACTGCTGGTAATACCCCTGACGTTACCTACGATAAGGTATTCTTGCCAGCACTTGAGCAGATTTATGTAAATCCTCAGAAAGCTGGCGAAGGAGACGCTTGGGAATACTGGAAGCGTGTTGCTGGCACTACCACTCCGTTGGCTCAGTGGGGTACTTATCCTCAGATGATTACCTATGCTGTTGAGAATACTTCTAGCGCACAGCATGTGCGCTTGCGGTCTGCTTATCGTGGCTATGCTGGTTATACGTGGATTGTCGGCTCTAGCGGCGGCGTCGGCAACGGCAGCGCGAGCTACTCGATTAGGTTCTCGCCCGCTTGTGTCATCTGCTAATCCTAGTAATCTTGCACGAATACTTTCGTGCAAGATTTTCTATTTAGATTAAAAGCAGTAATTTCCTTAGAGAAATGCTGTTGTCCGAATATTAACAATAAAAGCAAATATATAAAAATTAAATTAAGGAGGCCGCACAATGTCTGTTCCGGCTGGTCAAAGAAAAGAAAATAGACTAGAAGTCGTTATGCAAGCCAGAGAGCTTGCAGTGTATACTTTAAGAATCACATCTAACAAGAATGTATTTATTCCTGATTACGATGAATCGGTCAAACTAAAAATCCAAGATTCCGCATTGACTATCTTTAATAACCTTATGGATGCAAACAACATTAGAGTTGACGATAATGTTGGAAGATGGCAGGAGCGCGATAAGCTCCAAAGAGATGCGGCAAAAGCGTGTAATACACTATTAAACCTTATATACTTGGCATAGACGTTATATCATCTAAGAGCCAGTCGTATTAAGTATTGGTCTGAATCTGTCATTTCAGTCAGAGGTTTAATTCGTAAGTGGAATCACAGCGATTGTACTCGGTATGGATATCTCCTTAAAGAATCTAAAGAAAAAGACGAAACTTAATTTTTATATATATTTGGGTTATAACCTGATTCAGAATGTGCGCTTGCGGTCTGCTAATCGTGACAATGCTAATAATACGTGGAATGTCAACTCTAGCGGCAACGTCAACAACAACAACGCGAGCAACTCGAATAGGTTCTCGCCCGATTGTATTTGAAAGTCCCTAATAAAAAATCTTACGCATAGCGCAAGCTAGGTTCTCGACTTCAAACACAAGGAGGTTATAACCCTGTTATCTTGCTTAAAGAATTATAAAAGATAACTAAACCACTCTATGCCGATGGCGTTGGCTTGCGAGCCAGTACGCCTATATACGGCTTAGTTTAGTTGTTGCGTCACAAGTTTAATGGATAATAATTAGGAATCGAATCAAGTAGTAAATGTCCTAGACTTCGAACACCTACTTGATTCTTTATATAAGTGTAAGAAAAATGTTAGCTGGAAAGAATCTGTTGCTAATTTCTATATTCATGGAATCGAACAGGTTCTTAAACTAGAAGAACAACTTGCAAACGGAACATACCGACCCCGTCCAACTAAGACCGTTCATATTACTCATCCAAAAGAAAGAATTGCTGTAAGTATAGCTTTCAGAGACAGAGTATATCAACGTAGTCTTAATGATAATATAGTGTATCCGTTAATGACTCGAAGTTTTATTTATGATAATTGTGCTTGTCAAAAAGGAAAAGGAACTGATTTTGCTAGAGGTCGTTTAAAATGTCATCTGCAAAGATGCTATAGAAAGAACGGTCTTGATGCTTGGGCTCTGCAATGCGACATTAAACACTATTATGATAATATGCGGCATGATACAACAAATGCCTTGTTCAGAGAGAAATTACCAGCAGAATATGCAGATAGAGTCTGTAGAATATTAAATGAACAATATCTTGGTGATACCGGGTATAATCCCGGTAGCCAAGTTGTTCAGATTGCTGGTATTTCTGTTCTGGATAAACTTGACCATAAGATTAAAGAACGTATGCACATTAAGTATTATATTCGTTATATGGATGACTTTATTCTTATTCATCACGATAGAAATTACTTAATTAGGTGTATGCACGAGATTCAAGAAGAACTAGCTAAAATTGGTCTTGAATTGCATCCTAAGAAAACCAAGCTCTATAGAGTTGGTAAGGGTATTCCATTCTTAGGATTTAAATTCAGGCTTACAGAAACCGGTAAGGTTGTTATGTCAATTCTTGGAGATAATGTTAAGAATGAAAAACGTAAATTACGTAAAATGGTTAGACTTGTTGTAAAAGGTCGTAGAACCAAAGAAAAAATAGATTAGTGCTATAGCTGTTGGGTTGCTCATGCGGAGCATGGTAACTCATATAGATTGATATAGCGAATGAATAAATTCTACAATGATTTATGGAGGTAGAATTATGATTTTTCAGAAGGCGATTATGAATCCTCGTGAGGAGAAGATGGTCGAATATCGCAATGCTCAGATTAGCAATCAACAGTCTTTGATTGAGTATATCGCTGTTATGAGTGATATTGACCTACCTGTTGAAGAAGAGAATACCGCTAGTATGGGCGGCGAAGAATTGGCCGTTGTAAATGATGTGGAAGATATGGAAGCCCAATATATGGACGATATGGAACTGTCCACACACGGAAAGAAAGCTAAGTATTACTACGATTCTGGTTTCTGGACTAAAAAGATGGTTTATAACGTAACCAAAAAGGGCTGGATTACTCCAGAAGAGTACGAGTATATTACTGACGATAAGTATATTTAATAAGTTTGGTGTAGCTTAATGCTACACCCTTATTTTTAATTTAGGAGGTTGAATAGCTTGAACGGAACTTATATTTTTGAAATTGTAAATAGAACAATCGTTCCAAGCGCGACAGAAGAATTGGCTGTTGTAAATGATAATGATTCAAGATATATTACCTTTAAGATTCCATCAGTGATTGATGGTATTGATATTACCGATAAGATTCTTACTGTCAGATATGTCAATTCTCTGAATCGTTATGACCAGTTTTTCTGTAATAGCAGAGAAATTATTACAGAAGGTAACGAGCAGTTTGTTCTGTTTGATTGGGTTCTTGATTCTAATGTTACAAGTGCTAAAGGCACTGTAACTTATGATGTATCAATATATGATACAAATGATATGACTAACGTATCACAATATATTCTTCATACAAAACCAGCTACTTTTTAGGTTGAGGAAGGATTACTTGATACTGGCGAACCTATCGAAGATGAAAATGCACTTCAAGCAGCTATTGATAGTTTTAATGCTATCGCTGCCAAATATTATAATGATACACTTACAGCATCAAAAGCGGCTCAAGCGGCTGCTGATGCAGCCGCTAAAAGTGCCGCATCGTTAAAGACAGACACAACACTCACACTTTCTGGATATGCTGCTGATGCAAAAACTGTTGGTGATAAACTGGCCGGTAAAGCAGAATCTTCTGAAGTCACTTCTATTAGAAATGATTTACAGAGTGAAATTGATAGAGCTACTGATACGGAAAATCAGCTAAAGGAAGATATAGATGATTTATCAAATGCGTTAAAAATTGTTACACCTGTTATCAGAAATGGCTCGCTCGGAAATCCCGGAAACGCGAATGCTGTTAGCATGAAATATTCTATACCATGGGGGAAAAGCAAACGAGCAGTTGTTACGATGGTATCTTCTCCGAAGGGCTGCACAAAATACGAATGGGTGTACAGAACATATAGCGAAGGAAATGTTGAGACTCAATCAACATCAAAAATCATTGAGTTAGACCCATATTTATTTACAACGGAAAATCACGTTATTATTGAAAACTTGGAAGACAAGGCATTTGGCGTGAGCGTATTATGTCATGATGCTCAAGACGCCCTTATTCCGTTGAGAATAAATAATATTGGTTCTGATTGTTTCAAAGTTACATTTTCAAAAGAAAAGCCTACGGAACTTATAGCGTCAGTGGCTAATGGTTCGTTAGGAAATCCCAATAACTTAAACTCTGTCCGCATAGGTGAAGTTATTCCAGTCCCGGATAACGTTTCATATATTGTTTTTGATTGTGATGATTATGGCTTAGGTCTGAATTTTAGATATACGGTCTGGACATATAACGAGACGAATATTCCTTCAAGTAAATATTCCTCTAGGATTCAAGAAATTCTCATTTCTGATAAAAACTACATAAGCAAATCATAGATTAGCGCAGAAGCTAAAAGCTATGCAATTTCTATTGAAGCGACAAAAAATGACGACGTTTATCCACTACGCTCTATAGATATGCTTGATTTTATAAGACTTAAATACGTTATGTGCCCTGAGCAAGAAATCAATCAAATAGATGCAAAAGTAAACAAAGTTGAAAAGACATTGTAAACATATCGAATGGCATCAAAGCAGATGCTACACAATTAAACCGAAGCCTTTCACAATCTAGGTTTGGGGATTGTATAACTTTACTGCACTTTAGTGATATTCACGCAGACAAAAACGCCCTAAAGCAAATCTCGGAAGCTATTGATAATTACGATAGTAATATTGATGGTTCTATTTGTACTGGCGATATTGTCGCCAATAGTTACGGTTCTATATCGTCTTGGTGGAATAACAAAATAATGACGTGCATAGGCAATCACGATAGTGCATCTTATTCGTCAGGAACTTATGATTGGACGTATTTACCTATGAGCGAAAGGTCTGCATTGTACATTGAACCTTTTGAAGCGTTTTGGGGTGTCAACCACGAACAGGGAACTTCTTACTATTATAAGGATTTTACTAACAAGAAGGTGCGTCTAATAGTAATTGATACTATGCTTTATATGAGTGATTCAACCTCTAGTGAAGCGTCAGCTCAAACGGTCTGGTTACAAACACTTTTGAATACCGCTAAAGAAAATGGCTACCACGTAATTATTGCTACACACGCCCCAAATGGTTTGGCTAAATCTATGGAATGTAGTTTTAGCAAATATCACACAAGCGAAAGAGTTATGCCGATAGAAAAGGATTGCACTCTGCCAAACTCGATAGTTGATACAGTCAAGACTGCAATTGACGGTGGATTGCACTTTGTTGGTTATATATGCGGTCATACTCATCAAGACGATATTTGGGTCTGTGCCGGTGACAGCAGGCAACTTATGTACTGTATTGCAACGTCCAATGTGGAGAACATTAACCAATGGAAAGATACAGACCTTTGGCACAGCGAAAACTGCAATGCGTATAATTTGGTAACTATCAACACCTCCACAAAAACACTGTGTCTTATTCGTGGTGGTGGAGCAAATGCTGATAAATTCGTGCGCGAAAGAAAGATGATTTGTTTTGATTATGCAAATGCAAAACTAATTAGATAAAAAGGTGGCTTTAGATAACCATGCTAGAAGGTGATAATTATGGTTAAAACTTATAGCGTAAAAAATCAAGGTAATATCAAACTATCTACAAACTTTACTGTGAGAGAGTTTGCTTGCAAAGATGGTACTGACTCTGTTCTTATTGACACTGCTCTCGTTGAGGTTCTACAAAAAATTCGTGACCACTTTGGTAAACCAGTTGTAATCAATTCTGCTTATCGTACACCAGAGCATAACCGCAAAGTTGGTGGTTCTTCCGGTTCATATCACGTAAAAGGTATGGCTGCTGATATTCAGATTTCTGGTGTATCAGCAGTTGAGATTGCTTATTTCGCTCAGACTGTCACTAACGGTGTTGGTGTTTACTACTATGGTAACACCAACTTTGTTCATGTGGACACTAGGCAGAATAGAACCTTTTGGCTGTGTGCACAAGCTGGACGTTATGAATATTATAGAACTGACTTGATGCCAATAATCAAACGTGGAACGAACGTAGGAAAAACATCTGCTGTAAAGTTTGTCCAAAAAAAACTTGGTTTACCCATTGACGGTCAATTTGGAAAAAATACCGAAAATAAGGTAAAAGAGTTCCAGAAAGCACACGGTTTAATTGCTGATGGAATCGTTGGTATGAACACTTGGAGAGCAATGTTTGTTAGATAATCTAAGGAGAAATGAATATGACTATTGAACTGTTTTGTACTTTGCTTCTTGCTTTTGGTACTTTGACTACAATCGTTGTCGAGTTCCTAAAGAAGATTCTTACTGGTCTAAAGATTAACTACAATACATCCGCTGTTGCTCTTGGCACTGGTGGACTTGTTGGTGTAGTTGGTACTTGTGCGTACTTTGTAATGGCAAATATCGCATTTACTCCACAGAGTATCATGTGGATTATTTTTGAAGGTATCTGTGTCATTATGGGTTCACAGCTAGGCTACGATAAGATTGTGGCAATAATTAAACAAATAACTGCTAATAAAAAGGCATAATATAATAGGGATAGTAACATTTTAGTTACTATCCCTATCTTTTTTGCGCTTACTGAACTTCTGTTATAATTTCATTTGGGAGCCTATTATCAATACGTTCCCATCTGTTTCTATATTTCTGTAGATATGTCCCATCCTCAAGAAGAATACAAAGCAGACAACACCTTTTATACCTACGTTTGCATTCTTCTTTTGTCTTGTTAATTAAATCTTTGTAATCCTCATAACAAGCATCGAAATAGAAACAATTGAGTTTGTAACTGCCAATCAGAACACCGACACGCTCTTGCTTCATATTAGTTACCAGAGTTAGTCACAACGGTATCTGCACCAGTGACAGTAATCCAACCATGCTTCAGACGTGCTTCAGCTTCCTTCATCTTAATCAGATTATCAGTGATAGATTCAGAAATAATTCGGTTAGATTCTGCTTCAGCTTGTGCTTCGATAACCTTAATGTCAGCTTCGGCCTGTGCCTTAACCTTGTCGGTTTCAGCCTGTGCGAGTGCAGTCTGCTTATTCAGTTCAGCAATTTCTGCGTCCTGCTTGGCCTGTTCTTTTGCGCGAATCTTGTCCTTCAGAGCATCATCCAAATCAACATCAATAACAAGTGCACTGGAAACATTGATACCATACTCGGATGTCAGCTTTTCGTTCAGATATTCAGTAATGGCGCTGTTTACTTCGGACTTCTTGTCAGAATAAATATCCATCACAGTAAATCTTGGAGTAACGTCCTTAACATAGCTGATAATGCTATTCTGAATTTTACTTGCGACCAGACTCTCTCCATCAATGCCACCAAACTTAGTATACAGTTCAACAACACGGTCAGGCAGGAAATTATAGTTGACAGTCAGATTGATGCCAACCATGCCACCACTAGCAGGAGCGTCAATATGCCAATCCGCGTGTTCTTTTACACCATAGTCCTCCGGGTCATTGGAGAACACAATCTGCTGTTGACTGATGGGGAAGTTGGCAACGTGTTTCATGGGGCTTGTAAAGTGCCAGCCCTGAGAAAGAGTGGTCTGTTCTGCGCCGTTTGCGGAGTAGACGACACCAACATAGCCAACAGGAACACGAACAACACAAGTCACCACGATAATCAATGCGATAACTGCGGCAACAACGCCGGAAATAATTTTCTTCATACAGTCTCCTTTGATTTTGTTTTAGATTTATCTATTCAAAACTTATTCTCGATAAAGTAGTAAACAATTACCGCAATTACCAAGAACAAGATAATCCACTGTTTAATGAATAACATAGATTTGATACCTCAATACACCAATCATCCAAAATCATCCACCACTATCAGAATAGCTCATACACAGTAGTGTCATCCAATTCGGTCGTGCTGTATTCAATGAAATACGCGCCTCTTTTAGATAATTTCTCGTCAACCTTGCGCTTTGCCTCATTAGGACTAATAGCGCAAGTGATACAGTGTCTTACACGTTTGTTGTTATCAATGTCGTACTGAACACCAGCGACAAGATAATATTTCTTATTCATTCCGTTCTCACTTCCTATCCCTTAGAACACCTATATTATACCATACTATATACTAAAACGCAAGGGATTCTTTGTGAACAATTTGTTAATTGTCGATATTTACAACGACCTCTTTAGCCTCCTTGTCGAAGTGTACACGGCCACTCCAACGACTCAGATGGTATCGTGTGCCGCCTAAATTGAACACGACAGGCCAATCCTCAAGTGGCAGAGTGTCGCCATAATCAGCCGCCATCTCCTGCAAATCAACACACAAATCCTCAAAACTGATACCCATTCTCACTTAACCTCCGAGCTATCTAAAATAAACCGATTTTTCATAGTGCATACAAATGTTGCAGGAATGATATTTTGCTGAAGCCCAATACTAATATCAGAGATATTATTGATTTCCTCAATAGCATCATTGATAGACTTGTTAGAATTTCGGTTAGTTGTAGCCATCATCTTAGCAAGTTCATTGCCATCATAAGCAGTATAAGTCCACTTCTGTTCACCTTCTGGTTTATATGCCAGCATAATCTCATATAATCTAGCAGAATACTTATGTGTAAAGTGCATGACAGTATTTGCGTTATAGTCAATCTGGCTGGTCATATTGCAATAGCTTGCAAACAGAGGGTTTAACTGAACACCAACAATCCTGTCAGCGCCAATCACAGGTTTGCCAATAATACCACGCAATTCATATTCCTTCCCAACGCTTGTCATAATAGGAATACGCTTGCAAGCAAGCTCCAGTAATGCATTAGTTGCGCTTCTACTAGATTGACCACCACGTGAAGTAATCACATGCGCAAAATAGTCATCTAAAGAGAAGTGCACAGTCAACATGCCAGCATCACCGTTGTATCGGAACTCATTCGCTTTCATAAGAATATACATAAAAGCTCGCTGTTCAACTGTGCTAAAACTGTATCGAGATTTCTTAATGAACTGCTTGCTAAGAGTAATTCTCTTTTCATAAATCTTGGCGCGGTCAAATTTAGTCCATCCGGGATGATATTGATTGTGTCGCTTAATCAATTCTTTGGCCTGATATCGCTGAAGAACAGTAAGACCTTCGTATCGTACATTCAGCATAGGCGAGTGCTCATTGATTAAATATCGTTCGACAAGTGCAGATTCAGCTTCAGAATCTAGTTCAACGAAGTAAATAGTAGACTCTTTCAGTTCTTTTAGATGTTCTCTGCTAATATTGTCACTTGGGTCAGATTCGTGTTTATTGATTCTATCTCTTAGATTAGAATTACATTTTCCAACATACAGCCACGGATGAAGTGGATGAATGTATCTGTATACGTAATGTCCCATTAGCTCTCCTTCGCTCTTATAATAGGGTACTCTTCTATGAGGCCCAAGTTCTCAAAGATTTGAATAGCCTCATTTAATATCATCTGTTTCCTTCGCTTATATTTGCAATTTCTGGTTCATTATATCTTAGACACGTTTTAAAATATTCAAGGAATCGCTTATGCACATACATATCATGAATAAGAGCATTTTTTGGAATATAATGTGTATTATATGCGACTATTCTTTTGCTTATAACATGAGTAGTTCCAGATTCATTTCTCTTGGTTGTAAGATATGAAATATACAAAGTCGTACCCCATAGACTAGAAAAATCGTATACTATCGTTACAATATCACCATTTTCTTGGTCGATTATCTTGTACATATCATCAAATTTTGAAGTAAACTTTTTCTGTTCACGGAATGTATATCCATCGTCCTCTCCAACAGAAAAATCAAATTTATTAAAAACGTCAGGAAGTGACATCATTACCTCCGTTAGTAAGGCTCTAAATTATTGTGTATAATGACTTCCGGCATATTACGCTTCAATCTTTCCATAAAGTATCTCATGAACACATCATGATTGCTCATTTGATGAATCATCGTATTTAGAGAGATATTATGAGGATTGGCGACGGATAATACAAAGTCACCAACTTCGATGCCGCCAGTATCAGTTTTAATTACCTTATCATACGAAATCGTTAGATATCTTCTTGTCACAAAGTCTGCGCCTTCATAATCTATGTTAGTGATGTTAGTTCTATCGTTATCTAACAATTTCGCTATATCTTTCATTTCCATCGGTGTGTCATTAAGTGTTGCTTCGCGGATACAATAATCTCCGAATATAGTACCGCTTACTTCATATTCAAAGAAGTTTCTAGGCACAATTATACCTCCATATTTACCCAAATACGCTCGTTGGGTGTTGGGCCGAAAGCAGACTCACGCTCCTTGAATCCATATTTAGATAAATCACCATCAGCATCGGTGATACAAACATGAATCGCTCTTTTGTTAATAATTGTATACATGTTGCCGTGTTCGAGAGGTCTATTATCATGCACACAGTATGGAAGCCAACCTTCCCTAAAACCTGTTTTAGTATCGTATACTTCGTTATCGAAGTAATCTTCGATAATCACACTGTTCATCGGAACTGTATAACGAAGAACTCCTCTTACGACATTATTCATAAAATACTACCACCATTTAAATTAAATAACTCGGATGCTTTCGCATACAGAACGTCGTGCTTATTCTCAATTGAATCTAAGAAATACAGATGCAGAAGGTGGTTTAAAGTCTTGCGGATGCGGATACCTTTAAAGCCAATTTCCATAAGGTCATCTCCGTTAATGTCAAGGTCTTTCACAGTGAATACATTTTCGTCCTTAACGTCATAGAAGATGCTCATAGAGTCGTAGCACCGTTCCCAACTGTCTGAATAGCAAGCAGGAATATTACTCTGCATCAGCATCAAATCAAGCATACGTTCTGTATCTTCCTTACCAAGTTTGTTGATAAGAACACGCATCGTATATTTGCTCATAGGGACTGATTCAAAGGACTGTTTGATGATGCGACACACGGATTCCATAGTAGCGTTATCAAACTTCAGGTCTTTCATAACGTTATGTGCGACAGCACTTGCCGCAGTTGCAATTTCTTCCAAAGTCAAATGCCTGCGAATTTCGCTTTCAAACATCGTGAGATTGCGGAACAACAATGCATAAGAAGTAATCTTATCGCGGTGATTCTCGCCCTCAATAAATTCATGAGCAATATCTGTATAAAGGTCGAAGCGACTCGGATTTTCTGTATAAGAGATATTTCCCGTTAGATTATCAAGTTCTGGAATAATCTCGACAAGAATATCACTGAACTTCATCATAATATCACCGAACCTGTATGTCGTAATCATCTTATCAAGTTCGGTGCGGATTCTTTCTTTAGATACACATTCTAGCTTCTTTTTGCAGATACGCATACCATAAGCTGTATCTTCGTCAATATCGTAGCCAAAGACGCAAGCGAATCGCATAGCGCGGAGAATGCGTAGGCCATCCTCCTGAAATCTAAGAACAGGATTACCAACACACATAATCTTCTCTGTACGGAGACACCAGAAGCCGTTGTAGGGGTCAACAAAGCCACGTTCTTTATTATACGCCATAGCGTTAATAGTGAAATCACGTCTGCCTAAATCTTCCTCAATGGTTTTAGCAAACTTTACACTGTCTGGATGCCGACCATCAGAGTAGTCACCATCAATGCGGAACGTGGTGATTTCATAGCCTACGCTATCAATCATAACCGTAACAGTACCGTGTTTGATGCCAGTTTCGATAATCTGCTCATTATTGAATACAGACTCAATCTGCTCTGGTGTTGCAGACGTAGCGATGTCGTAATCTTTTGGAGTCTTACAACGAAGCATATCACGAACACAGCCTCCGACAAGGTACGCTTCGTATCCTGCATTAGACAACGCTTCGACCAAGCCGATAGCCGTGTTGAAACGTTCATCCTTTGCAGCACTTGCAAGACAACGCCCACCAAACTGCTCTGGTATGCCATGTTTAACATCGCTCAACTTTTGTGTAGTAAAGCCACCCACAGGTATTGTACCGGGCAGTTGTTGCGTTTTAAAACTCATATCTCCTTCTCCTTCTCTTGTAATCCATCGCTCTGTATCTGGGATAAATAGTGATGAGCCGCCCTCTTGATAAAATCTCGATGGATTTTCGCGCGTACCGCGCCAATCGCCGTGAACTCTGTATAATTCTTTGTGATAATCAGACCTTTTATGAAGAACGCGGTTGAATCCGGGGTTTGTAAGTCTCATTTTAAGTTCCTCCTCAGATGCCAAGTTCTTTCATATATATATTTGTAACAGAATCTATGGTTTTGGCTAATTTGATTGCATCCTCACGTTCCAAAATATCAATAAGAGAATTGACGGTCAGAACTTCTGCGTTGTCTCGGCCATATCCAGCTAAAACGAATTTAATGTCAGTATAGACGATGTTTCTGATAAATATTGCACAAATCTTGTTCTTGATTTTACACTTATCATAAGCCGCTTTTATTGCGTACACGATAACATCGTCGTTTAAGATTTCAAGTGCATGGTTCTTATCACTTGCCATTATATCATCACCTCCATTGCTTTACATCTATATTATACCAAAGAAAACCGGATTTGTCAAGCCCTTTACGAAAAACACTATGGTAAAATTTACCATAGTGTTGTATACAACGATATATTTCTATTTTAATTTTTTAGATTCCGACAACGTTGTGGGTGATTACATCTTTATCACGTTTCTGTCGTTTAATCTTATATAATTTAAAAAACTCCGTACTTATCAGTTTATCTTCAAACTTACGCCAATTAAAGTCAACTATCTTACCACCAATGATTTTATTAACGGTTATATCGTGTACAAAATAACAATTATCGCCAACTTTTTCCGTAAATCCAATCTGATAATCGTGATAAGGAACTTTGTGGAATGGATGAAAATAACTCTTAACAATATACATCGAGAGATTATTCGATGTAACATATTCGCAAAATTCTCTAAAAGTCCACACGTAGTCGTTGACAACAGAAGAAAACTTTTTGGTTTCGTATGGCGATTTGAAATCCAATTTACATCTTTTTACTGTAAAGTTATACTTCATTTAAATTACCACCTTAAAAGTATCCATTTTCTAGTGCCCAGCTATCCATTGATAATAATTCATACATCTCAATGTTTTGTGAAATATATGCTCTTGCATCCTCTTTTGTTACTCCGGTAAACTGTTCACCGACAAATTCTTGAATGTCAGCAATAAATGCAAGTTGCTTTTGAGTGGGTCTTGCAAGGTAATCACGAGCTGAATTATCTTCCATTTAGATTACTCCAATTCCCTGCAACCCAATAATCAGCGTAACAAGAATCCAAGATAATGCAAAACCATCATATTTCTTATGATAATAGAAATATCCACTGTATGATGCAAGAATTACACACAGGATTGTGTAAATGTTCATTAAATAACTCCTTTTCCTGCAAGTGCAGCAGTGACTAGAAGCACGCAACCGCCAAATATAGCGTCTATGAATTTCGCATCAAGCAGTTTGTTACCAATATATACTCCCATACAAAACGGTATTACATTGTGCATAAGAAATTCATAACTCATTTAGCGTCACCGACCTTCTGATTATTACGAATATCATAGATACGGTCAACACTATAATCCATAATATCCTTAATGACATCGCTGACGTCTGATGCGGTATCGCCAGCATACTTAGTAACTGTTTGAATATTTTGCGGAGTTGCAAATTTAGCAAGCATCATTTTATAACAAGTATCTTCTGACGGACAGAAAATACCGAGAATAATAATAACAATGCTAATGATGATACCTTTAATAGATTTTTTTTACAAAACCTGTCTCATCGGCATCAACTGAAACGCACAGGACAATAATTGAAATAAGAATCGCTATACACCCAAAAACCATTAAAGTAATTCCGAGTCCATCTGCGATTCCAGCAAAATAGAAAAACCAAGGGCTAATAATAGGTGTGTTCATCCAAAAATCACCTCGCCATCTTCATTTTTAATAAAGTGCGTACTTACATCTTCGATAAACCCACTAAACCTCCGTACATATTCGTTAATAAGCCGGTTGTAGTTTGTCACAGCCTCATCATAATTATCATAATAAAAATAATTACTAGCAGAAAAACTTCCCTTTCCATCATTCGGAACAAAATAAGCGTCCCAATGGCGAATGTTTACTTTACCAAGAACAGGTGGCCTGTTTACTGTAATTTTGTTTCTGCCAAATTTGAACCCGACACACCAGACGTCCGTGTTAAGAGGAACTGTGTTAATATAGTATTGCATAATTACTCCACTCTATAATTCTTTAGATATTTCACTTCTTTTGTAGCTGGCATACGACACCGAATATAGTGATTTCGGTGTTTATCCCAGTATGAACCGATAATTGTATTTACATCCATTGGTTCGTATTGCCGACCTCTATACAATCTTGTTTGTCTTGGCAAATATTCATCCCAATATTCGATAAGACTGTCTCCACGAATGGCTTGACGATAAACACTAATCGTATAACCAAGTTTTAACAAATGAATCGCATAGCATCTATCAAACGTAGACTTTTTGTTCTGTCTACATAGTATAAAAGGGCACAAGGACTCTTTTTCATATCTTAATGATACCTCTTAAAACATAACCTCTGGCAATGTACGTTTATAGTATACCAAACTCTTCTCATAAATAGAGTGGAAATCTGACATATTGTTCCACATTACAATAGAGCCGTGTCCAATAAGATTGACTGTATAAAACCTCTTTGTTGTATCAGTTAAAATGTTTTCAACTTCTCTGGCTTCTTCTATAGCACCGCACGGAATTGCTAATTTCGTAAACGGCGCATTTTTAATATAGCAATGACTATGAAGGATATAGTTTATATTACTATACTTATTATAAAGCAGCATCTGCACAGGCGTATCAACTGACGGCTTGTCTGTGCCACAATACATAAGTTTATCGTTATCCATATATACCGGGACGAAATTCTCAAGTGTGATAAATCGTTTATCAATATTGCGTTTAGACACGAAAATATACCCATTTCTTCTAAAACTCGGCATACCCTTTCCGCATCGTCCAACTTGCGGTGGTAACTTTCGTATACTGGCATTACCAACAAAACGTGTTGTCACGCAATCTGTCGGCATAAACTCCTGAAATTTTGTAGCGTATCTTTTTACTGTATCAACAAAATCGTTCTCATCTGGAACATCAATAACTCTGTCCGATTTATACTCATTTTGTTTGAACTGGTCAAAATACCACGACAAAACAAGACCTTTATCTGTGATGGATTGTGTCGTGTTCTGTCGAGTCATAGATTTAAGAAAAATCAACCTATCTATACAGGTTTGCATTGCAAGTTCAATATCTATTCCATCATACCATACAGAACCAAGTGGGTCAAATATCGTAATATTAAAAAGCCCAGTATCTGTTCTCTTAAACTTGAATGATAGGTTTGCCTTTACAGAAATAGTTCTTTGCAAAAGTTCTTGGAATGAATATTTGTCAACATCGTCTCTCTTAGATGTGATGAGCATTGTAAATGGGTCGTAATCTTTTACGCTCCTATTTTTTACGAAGCTGTTATCAATATTGGGCCACCAAAAAACAAAATCATAATGCTTTTTGTTAATTAAATTCAAAATATTTTGAATCTCATCATAATCGCCTCCGTTGAATAACAGTGCGCTTTCTATATGACTATCATTTTTTAAAATGTTATAACATTTGTTTGCCAAACCAGATTTTTTGCCATCATTACCAAAATCTCCGGCTACAATAATTGCAGTATATCCCACTTTACACACCTCATACATAACATTTTAACATCCACAACTATCTGGGTCTGTGAATCCTTTTCTCTTAACCACTTACACCACGCCTTACCACATTGCTATAACTACATTCTGGGCAGTTGCTCTTGTATACATCAGGATAAGGGCTACAACAAATTTCTACTTTAACTTCATCAAGGTTCATTTGATAAATACATCCACAACCACGGCAGGCAAATGTAATGCGATTTCTGTTGTCACCATTTACTAAAATTCTCATATATTATCTCCGTTATTCCCAGTAAGTCTTGAAGAACCCATGATTTGGGTCACTATAGCTTCGTCCTTCGCAATCCTCGTAAGTTCCTTTATACGATGCAGAAACAAGTTTCAGTGGATATTTAAGTTTATCAATATCACCGTTAAAACGACTAATGTTAATACCACGCCAACGATTGCCATAATGACCGGTCTTACCTTTGGTAAGAATATCTTCCATAGTAGACGGGTATTTGTCACCATCGTAAATCATATTGGGGTGTTTGTTCCAATATGCAAGAATACCGTAAAGGTCAGCCATATTATCTTTGGTGTCCCAAAGAACCCGACCATATCCCTGATAGTGGTCTTTAATAAAACCACCACCAAACTCCTTCGGAATAAGAATTTTGTAGCTATCGCCATCTACGATATTACTCCGTTTTGTAGTTTTATCTGCTCTCATCCAAGAAAAGCATCCCATAACAATTTTCTCCTCAAAAATTTAACGTACCTACGTTGTTTTTTATTACACAAAAGTCAAATTTTATCTAAAAAATAATGACCATAATCTCGCTTGTACGGATGTGAAATTTCCAGTATGTCTTTTTCTGAATATAGTTCACAATAAACGCTCATAGTAATATCGCCAAGAAGTGCGTCTACAGTATCGTACAAAGAAACACCACCTAAGACCATCTCTGCTATTCTTGCCCAAAGGAGCTGTTTCATCTTTTCGTCTGTTTCCATTCATATTACCACCTTAAAACGGCCATAGCCACTCAAAAATACTTACAACAACACTAAACCCAACGTAACATATACCCACAAGACAGCCAAGAATGAAAAAAGAAATAATAATATCAATCATTTCTCTATAAATCTCCATCTCGACCCCTTGTCGTATTTGTTCCAAATTTCTTTTGCTCTATCGTAAGACACACCGCCAATAGAACGACAAGTTGTGCTATTGTCTTTCTGTATACCAAGGAAGGTTTTGTCGAGTGTCTTATACGGAATCTCGAACTCGACTAATCCGCCATCTATAATACAAAGAACAATATTGACTAAACAAAGCGGAATAAACGTAAGAACATAGAACCACGTTTTAATATCCTGTTTCCTATACATCGCTTTATCTTCATCTAAAAGAAGATAATAGTCGCAAAGTCCTCTCGCCCAATCATAGCATACATTATATTTACCAATGTATGTCCAATCGGATAATGTGATACGTTTCTTAATCATTTTCATATTCTGCCGCCTTAGTGGTTACAAACCCGACGATAAAAGAGTCTGTCGCTAAACACCCCAATGAGTATAAGACAGAACCGAATAAACCGCTAGGGATTGCCCACACTATAAGGCCATAAATCTCTAACAGTACGCCAAACGCTATAACGCTAATAATAAATACAATAATGGCAATGTCTGAAATACTTCGCATAATACAACCTCACTCAGAATCAATTACAATCGTTCCGTCAAAACCTTCGTAGATATTTGCGTCACTGAGCTTACACGTTGCAAGCTCTTGTACTCGAACAGATTTCTTTCCACAGCAAGGACATTCATAATAATGATGTTTGCCAGTCTCAATCGTAATCTCTTGTTCTGGATTCTCTCTCGCAAGTTTATCCAGTTTTTTAATAACTTTCCAAACTTTCATATTATTTACTCACCCAATCATTCATAATAAAAATAGTCGTGCGTATAATCAAGCTCTGCTTTCCAAACATTTAAATAATCCTCGATAGGGATGCCCCAGCAGTAGAGCTTATAATCCGTATAATTGTCTTTACCATGAAGTATACCGGTTTCTGCAATTTGACGCCGTACAGTACGCATCAACTCAAGCGTACTGTCATTACGGCCAGCACGTTCTTGACATGAAATAACCTCGTCAATCCTAGCTAAATCAGTTTTTAGCTTATCTGCTGAATTAGTTGTATCAATATGCTTTTTAGCCTCTGCTCTGCACTTTTCTAATTCTTTTGTAAGCTGTTCATTTTCTTCTTTATACTGTCTCACTTTTTCATAAGCGTGCGTCAAAGCGTTTGCATAATTTTTTGTACTATTTTCTACCGCCGAAATAGTGGAAGTAAGAATTGCGCTTGTATCGCTAACGGAATTATCTACCGTTTCCGCTTTGTAATTTTCATCAAAATCACCATTGATTTTGGCGAAATTCTTAATACCTTCAATATCTGTATCAGAGGTTGTATCGTTCTTAATAGTAGTTTCTATATCTGAAAGCATTTTAGAGAAGATACTACCGTATGTTTTTCTCGTCTCCATCACAAGGTCGTAGTATAAAGATGTACATTTGCATTTGCTAATCTTTTTAAGTGTATTATAGAGTTCTTTACAATACACTGTATAGAAACGGTCAAATTGCTCAAGGTCATACGATGTAAGATATTCGTCAATCTTACGCAGATAATGATAAATCCTATCACCATCAATAACATATCTATCCTTTATACAAAAAGCATAATAGCAGCGTTTATCAAAATGTTTTGATGGCGTAGCATCTGTCGCAATTTGTTCATCGGTTTTATCCACCTCATGCTCTAGTTCATCATTAAAAATACTAGAAGCGAGATAGTATATAGCGCACACACCAAAAACCGCTGTGACCAATATACATAAAAATCCAATAATCATATAAAACATACGTAATACCATCTGCCTTTCTATAACTCCTTTACCTTACACCAATATTATATCATAGAAAACAAGAAAAGTCAAGGGAAATCTAAAGAAAAAGACTGGAAATTTCTTCCAGTCTTACAACCATTGGTTGTATCACTTTGGGAACTTCCCGGACTCAAGCATACGACCAAGTGTGAAATAAATACACATATATCCATCACATGAAAGTGGAATAAAGTTGTTGTGGATTCTTACGGCAGCAATTTTGTCTCGATAAAAGATGCCATCAAGTATTCTATCTTTTTCCCAGCATTCACTAAAAACATGGTTACGAACCAGTGAGGCATCATCGTTACTGAGATACCAAGGGCCATCATCTGTATATACAACAATTCCTTGTACACACTCGTCTTCGTCATCGTCAACGATTGTGTACAGAAATTCTTCACGATACGGCGTTGCCTTATATTCGTCAAGAGTTATCTGTCGTATCACAATGTCTCTTGGGTCAAAATTATCAATAGACACCATAAGTTAATACACCTTATTTTTATCGAGACGGCTTACATCAGTAGGTGCAAACAAGCAATCCGCGTCAGTCTCCAAGTGATTTTTTGCCTTCATCTGTGCTTCTTTTACAGTATCAGCGCAAACGATAACTCTTGTAGAATACTTCTTACACCCATCATCCATATTCCCACGAACAATATACCACTCGCCCATTTAGTCCTCCTTGTGCCATTCAGAAAATACAGAAGTGTCATCAGAATTTGCAAACACCTCTACGCCTACAACATCGGCAGTAACAGGTTTACCGTTAATATCATTTCCCATCATCATACTGGAAAACATCTGCTTAAATTTATCACGAATCTGTCCGGCAACCGTAGTCTCAGGAACACCAGCAGCGATTGCGTTACGCAGATTTTCGTCAATCTGCGCGGCGTCCATACTGTTTTCAACGACAAAATCAATCTTAATCTTCATAATTACTTCTCCAATCTATGACCCAAAACATCGTAATTATCGTAGTAACGATACATAGAAGTTACCCAAGGGCGCTTTTCAATACAGCCATCATAGAAAACGAAAGTACCAACTAAATTAGCGCCACACGAACTCAATGCCTCCCGAATTACTGCTTCTGTACGACCCATAAAGTAAGAGTCATCAATTAACACATAGTTCTCTCCATACTTTACATATTCTGAAAGGTCTAATTGTGTATTAGATTTACGTAATCCACCCGGAACAATTAAATCAACAGTAAATCCGTAGTTAAAATATGCAATACCGGTCTTTCCAGTAACAATGTATTTATACTTATCGTGTGTGTATTTTATCTTAACATCATTGTCGATTTTTGCGAGAATTTCTTTACTTGTTCTAACAGAATCATCAAGTTGGTCAAAGAAAATCTCGCCGCCGATAAACTTTTCAAGAAGCTCGTTTACATTTATGATAGCAGTATTACAATTCATTTTATTTTTATCTTAACCTTTCCATCGTTCAGAATACGATTTTCAATTTCCTTATTTTCTAATGCAATGTCTTGCATTTTCGCAATTTCCTTGTCTTGAATACCACGCAGAACATTACGAATAGCGTTCAAGTTCGCAAGTTGTACATCAACTGTGTTTTCTGGACAAATACTTGCAATTCCTTTTTTGACAAGATGACACATTCTAAAGTAATCAATGTATGTGGCTGGATTTAAGAAAATTTTGTTTCCGTTATTATCCATAATCGAGCATCTGACGAATACGCTCGACTCATCCTTTTCCGTAGAATTATAATAATAACTTCTACATAAATTCCCATCGCCGAAAATATTTTTTACATAGTCAAAATCTGCTCTTAACTCTTTTACGGACATGAGATGCTCGACTTGCTCAAAATCCATCTTGGGCAATAGTCTTTCAGGTTTACGTGAGCGATATTTACAAAAACTGATATACTGCGTGATGAGCGCACCAGTAGGTGTGAGCTTAATAGCTAGAAGAAATACCCAAATTGATATTCCTACCAATGTCCATGTGCTAACAATCTGGCAGTAAATACTGTACGCAATAATCGGAAAAAGAACAAAAAGTGAATAACCCCAAAATAGAACATAGCTAATCATTCTTTAACAACCTTCCCACCGAAATAGTCCCATTCAGAGCCGTCGGCAAAATACATCGCATCACTTATTCTTACCTTTTCTTTTAATTCAGCGTCATCAGGTTTTGAATTAAAAAGAGCATTATAAACCATCCGGTAACAATTCATGTTAGGGCTATACTTAGGGTTACGAAAAATAGACATATCATCACCGGTAAGGTACTTCATAATCGCCGCACATACACCAGAAGAACGGCTACAACCAGCCTCGCACTGAACAATAATTTTTTCAACGTAAATTTTGTTCATCCACCCTTTGATAAAGTTTGCTACCTCGACACCCTGTTCATCAGACATAGCAGTTTCCCATTTTGTACTAACTTCACAGTCATTAAACTGTAATCTAAGGAAATGGATATTATTTGCAGTACAATCATCACCGGCAAGTGGTGCGCCAACATCAGTTATAGAAACTACAAGGGTTTCAACATTGTCCGGGTTCATAAGGTAATCTTCTAACACGTAGCGGCTCATTACATTGAAATCAGGATAACTCATATTCCCCTCCTTACGAGATAGATTCATTGCCACTATCGTGCAACATACGAATCATATAAATGTTCTCGCGGACAAGCATAAGAGTTTTGCCAAGCTGATTACGTCCAACAGTACACTCGTAATCCATACCCCAATAGCGGTCGTTCCAACCGTTACCCTCAACCAAAGTCATACCTTTAGTTGCCAACAGTTTATCAGCCAGATTGGGATTCTGGATAAACTTTGCCATGACAATCTCAAACATTACCCTATCCTTTACGTCATCCCAATCGGAACGCAAATCGACAAGACGGCGACCTTCGCGCTTAGATTTAGAAGGGTCAAGCGTCGCAAAATACTTGCGCTTTTCAATATCCAAAGTTTTCTGTGCCTGAAAAGCCGCCTCAGAACTGCCATAAGCAATTCCATCATAAGTTACCGGACACTGATAGAAATTGCTCAAAAAGAAATACTCACCATCGAAGCGGTTAATTACATTCTCCATTTGTTATCTCCTTTAGATTAAATTACCAAGGTCTAAAAAACTATACATCGTAAGTGAAATCACAATCTGTGCTATATGAAGCATTTGGTCTGTTGATAAACTAATTTCCAGTTTATTCGCTTTACTGTTATCAATAATCATGTGGAACACTGTATTAAACACTATGCACCATACATATACCCACAAAGCATACCAATATCCGTTTGCGTAATAAGAATATAACGAAATTATCAACAACGGTATATGCGTTGTAAAAGACCAAGAAAAAGAATGCTCGAAAAGAGCAAATTCCCAATCATACTTATACAACTCGTTTGGGTAATTCTTTTCCCACCAAGACTTTTGCTTTAAATTTCCGAGAAGTCCTTGCAAATGAAAGTCATCAATCAAGTGTAACCAAAACATAACAAAGAAAAGGATTATATATTTCATCTGAAATCCTCCTTTTCAAATCCGTCTTTGTCTATCTGACCCTTTAACACAAACCATTTTACCATATTATATGTTGCGTCAACAGTCCAACAAGTTACACTCTCAATAAGTCCAAGCGGCAACCATAAAATTACAATTATAATCACAATCAAAAACTCTGGAATGTCATCAAAACCCCAAAGGTCATACATCGTATAAATATGCTCAAGCCGACAAATGAAGTATAATGACCCAATCGCAATGTATATTAGTACAAATATCGGAATCAAGTCCATCGCTTCGTGACACCTCCATCCCATGACTATATTATAACAAAAATACCCGGAAAAGTCAAGTGCTTTCCGGGTAAAATTTTCAATATTACACTTCAGTAGAGTAAAGTGTTTTAATTTCTGTATATTTCTGTCGCATCTCTGTTACTTTCCCACAGCTCATAGCGCCCTCTGGACAAGCACCACAAGCACAAGATGGGCCAGCGTTCTTAAACAGGTGCGGGGCAATAGGATATACCAGCTTTAGCATCTTCTCGGCACACTCACGAATCTCCCACTGCGCACGATTGCAACAACGCATATTAAAAAAGTGGTTGAGTTCGCGCGCATTCATCGTTATAATCATTTTGGTACAACAAGCCTCTGGTAATACATAGCGTGCATCTTCCTGCGCTTTCTTTTCTGCCGATTTAGCATCCATCCCAGAATGAATATACCTTACCGTCAAATATTTGCGGAGTTCCTCATAAGATTCAAGTGCATAATCAACAGCGTCTTCAAATGTTTTTGATGCCGGCTCGTCATCTGTAAACTCTTCTGGCATAACAAACCCTGCGTTCGTCATGTCAACATAGCGCTGTGACTGAACTGAAAGAGATGCGAGACGATGACGAGAGATTTGCGCCAAAAAACTACGCGATACACCTTCAATACCAAATGTAAAACTTGCGTGTTCTGTCGGGCTTTGATGTCCCAAATCAGAAAGTTTATTTAAGAATAAGCAAACTTTTTCATCTGTTAAGCCGTCCATCAAGGTCGCTATATCAGATTTTGCATAGCACAACTTGGCAGCCGCCGCTACAATTTTTTCTGGATTTTGCGTATACGTCAAAAGTTTTACTTCCATTTATTATACCTCAATACTTAAAGTAGAGTCATGTGGAATAACTTCGCTCTTAAAAGGGAACAAAGCTGTAGTAAATACATCGCTATCTGTGGCTTCATCTGTTTCAGATTTTGGCGAGTATACCTTTAAAGAATTAACACCAAACTGCGGTTTAATTCGCATATAGTAAGCGCCTTCATATTCAAAGACACCACCGATTGCTACATCTTCTAATTTTACCTTTTTGTTATCTGAATCTAAAACAACATTTACCTTTGTTGTCATATTTATACCTCCAAATCATACCAATTATCATAGTCTATAATTTTCTTTCCGTACTTTTCTGCACACTCATGCTCAATTTTACAACCACGCGCACTAGACCATCCGGGTAAGAATACTACAATATCTGCATCTGCCATCATATAGAGCGACATTCCAAGACACTTCAATGGTGTTGCCGGGTCTTCATTATCTAAATCATCGAAGATTGTATCCATTACTTCAATCTCTTCGTTAGATAGCTTGCCTAACCTGTCTGCCCATTCATTATGTTCCGTGCGAATCTGTTCGCTTGTTTTACCTTGCATCGGCTGGCTAATAAATACTCTTACCATATTAACCCTCCGAATTTTTGATTTCCTTAGTAGCTTCTTTTAGATGTCTTTGCCAAACGTCTGCTATTTCTTGTGCATCTCCTGAATAACAAAGCGTAGCAAACAACTTCGGTGTAAGTTCCCAGCACTTACTACTTTCAACCAAAAGTCCGGGCGCGAGTTCACAAACATCAAACTCGCTCATTTTAATACAGTTGCAAGCATACGGATGTGTTACAATCCGAAGATAATATTCACCTTTAAACTTGAATAATGTTCCGGGTTCAACAGAACCTATATTTACTTTTTCCGACATTATTATTTACTCCTTTTAATAGGTAGCCACTCTGTAACCGTGATTACCTTTTCGTGTTTCTCAACTTCTTCTGGCTGGTAATCAAATTCGTCATCCTGATATTCTGTTAAACCCTTAAACCAATCAATCCCAAAGTGTCGCCCACCGAGTTCAACAACTGTGTACATTCCTCTTACCCATCGTCCATCGTCACCTTCCTGTGTATCAATATCATAATTATGCACAAGTTCGCTTAATTCACTACTTGTAAGTGATTCGCCGCTATCAATCTTAGATAGCATTTTCTTTACAAAATCGTCCATATTTTACTCCTTTAATAATAGTAGTTTTTTATTAAATATATTCTAGTGCCTTGCCAATTATAAACAATTTTTCGGTAGGATATTCACGACCAGTTGCGCTGATTGTTCTTGTAACTTTCTTTTCCCAAATACAAGTAAAATCATCTGGCATCCATTGTTCGCTAACAATGACAATATTATTCTTGCTAAGTTCCCTACAAATATCATAGAATTTATCGTAATCGAATCCCTTTGATACATCATACTTTGTAGTATTTAAGTAAGGAATATCAAAATAAAAAACTACTTCCGTCATATTAAGACCGGCCCAACACTCAAGAAAATCTGCATTTACAAATGTGATATTTTTAAGTTTAGATGCTTGCTGTTCAAGATTTCTCTTTCCCTCTTGGTAGTAGTCACGAACTTTATCGCCATATTTAGTATGCTCAATTACAGTGTTTGCATAACCACCATCAAAGAACTTGCCATTATAAGATGCGAGAAATCCGACATTACCAACAAGCCAGTCTGGGTAATTGCTTTTATTCTGTTTCACTTCAGTATACGTGACTTTAGATACTCTACTAAGTAATTCGCCACCGTTTCTAACATACTTCAAGAGAGCAATAAGGTACTTGTTTTTGTCAATTCCAACTCGCGTATCACACGTTATCTTGTCAATTACGTTTGCACCGCCGACAAATCCCTCAACATATATATGTACACCACTTTTATCAATAAACGACTGAATAATCGGGCAAATGTCTTTTGCAATTCTTGCCTTGCTTCCCATATACTTCATAGAATCACCACCTTACTGGTTCTAAGCCATTCTCAATCAAAAACTCATTCGCTTTTGCAAAGTGACCATTCCCAAAGAAACCACGATTTGCACTTAGCGGTGACGGATGTGCAGATTCTAAGAATTTATGATTTTGATTTGTAATTAGATTCTTTTTAGACCCTGCGTTCTTGCCCCATAATAAGTAAATGATGGGCTGGTCGTATTTTTCCAACTCTCTAATTGCGTCATCGGTCAGTATTTCCCAACCCTGATTTGCGTGTGAAAGAGGTTCGTGTTTTCTAACTGTAAGAATTGTATTTAAGAGTAATACGCCCTGTTCTGCCCATCTTGTCAAGTCCTGCGACCATTCACTACGCTCAACCGTTTCAGAATTAAGTTCCTTTTGAATATTTTTCAGTGAAGGAGGTGTTGGATAGACTCCATTTCTTACAGAGAATGACAACCCCATAGCCTGTCCTTCACCGTGGTAACAATCCTGACCGATTATTACCACTTTTGTATTATGTATAGGCGTTAATTCAAACGCCTTAAAAATATCTTGCATCGGTGGATATACAGTTTTTGTTGCGTATTCTTGTATAAGAAATCTTTTTAGATTTTTATAAAACGGTTTTTGCTGCTCTATATCAAAGAACGATTGCCAATCGTTTCCAATGTTAATCATCGACATCCTCCATAATCCCATGACCTGTCTTTGTTTTAAATGCTTCGCAGATTGCGGAATGACGCTTTACAATATACTGATATTCATTATCATAAGGACTTGTGAATTTAATCTGCCGAACTGAATTTCTAAACATGAAATACAATGTATCTTCTGATTCGTTTATTAAATCTAAAACAAGCTGACTGTATTCGTTATCACTCATTATTACTCACCGTGTCATCAACAAGTTCGTCACACATAAACTCCCATTTCGTAACATCAAGAACCTTATCACAAACAGTCACATTCTTATCTAGGCCACAACTTTTGGTAATTACGCCATCTTTATCACACCAAAAGAAGCCAGCTTTATTCTTAATATATCTAATCCAAAGGCTCCAATATTCGGGACGAATCATAATGTCGTGCTTCTTTGCATAACCAATTGCATCAATAAAACTTTTCTCTACAATCATATTTTACCTCTTCATAAGTTCCATCATTCTTTTTGCGGCGTTATACTGGCATCGTGCAACATCGTACTTAACGTATGCGTCATGGTTACTGCCGTGCTGTTTATTGAGCATATTCCCATAGTAATCCATTGCACTCTTTAATTCTGCCAGATAGCGTTCAGCATCAGTTACGTGAGTCATGGCAACAGCCTCCTAAAATTTACTACTTATATTATAACAAAACCCCTTGAATTTGTCAAGGGGTTTGAGAAATTTTTTAGATATCTACCGGATAGGTGGCTTTCAGTTGGCTTAATAGCGTATCATATACGGCCTTTGCCTCCGGGGAAAGGTTTTCTATTGACTTCTTCACAGCGTCAGGAGAGCGTCTCTGGGTAGCTCTAGCGGCCTTCTGTTGAAGGACGTATCCCTCAAGTTCCCACAGTCTATTTTCAACGTGCTCACGACAGATTTTTCTGCCAATATCAATATCGAAGTTTTTCGGGTCAACACACGCACTTGATTCCACAATTACAAAACCATTTGTAAACTTATAAGCACAGATTAGGCATTTCTCAAAAACAACAATTTCTTTTACTTCTGCTGTATCTAAAAGTTCATTTATATACTCCTGTGTTACTGTCATCATTTCACCTCATATACTAGATTTTCAAGTAATGCAACTCGTGTAAGAAGTCCTACGCCACCGGGTACTGGTGTAATTAGTGCATCATCAGAGTAGCAAGACTTATCAACATCGCCGCACAACTTACCATCATCACCACGAGTAATCCCGACATCAATCACTACAGTTTCTGGTCTAATCATATCTGGTGCAATTAGTCCCGGTCTACCAGTAGCTGTCACAATTAAATCTGATTGTAAACACCATTTTTTTAAATCAACTGTATGGCTATCACACCAAATTACTGTTGCCCCACGTCCTTTAATTAAATTTGCACACGGTTCACCGACTATATGGCTTTTGCCAATTACTGTACAAACTTTCCCAACAAAATTATAATTAAGTTCGTTATCCAATAACTCAATTACCCCTTTAGGAGTTGCAGGGACAAACTTGGTATTAGGTAAAAAACCATCAACGTCAAATTCTGGTTTAATATGTGTCGCAATTCCTTTTAGATGTTCTGGAACAGGCAACTGAACTATAACACCAGCAACCTTTGGATTCTCTTGCGATATTATTAAAATTCTCAACGCTTCAGCATATTCCGTATCTTCTGGAAGTTTGTACATTATTGTACGTAATCCAACCTCTTCGCAATCACGTATCTTACCGTTCACATAAGCATTACTAGCCGGATTATCTCCAAACTGAATTATTACGAGCGTATCCCTTGACGGCTTTGTTTTAGACAGATAGTCTCGCATATCTGTCTTACGCTTCTAAACATAAGATTTGACATCAATCAAAAAATCACCCCATATCAATATTTGCGCTATCATAAATCGCACGTGAATAATCTTTCAGTGCGTCATAAGAATTATCTTCTTTAATCTCCCAAAGCATACTATTTACAAACTTCTTAGTCTGTGGGTGCATCGCAATAGGCTTGGAGCACTTGCCAAGCCACCATTGCCATTCTTTATCTAATGTAAAAGATTTGCCCATATATGCTCGTCCTGCACCAAGATAATCACACACCATTTCAAGTGCGTATTTATATGGCATCTTTAACGGTTCCCCACCTTTATCAAAGTTATCTTGCCAATACTCATAATGATGCGGGTTGCGTCCTTTATGGTGTTGCCACGCCATAGAGTAACCATTCTCTTCCTTACAAGCGTCAATAGGGCTTCTATTACCCTGATAATACTTTACGCTTTCCCAAAACTCGACTGGTGAGAATTTACTAAGGTCATGGGTAATTCCCTGCCAAGGAATACCAGCCTTACAACAGAAGTAAAATACCCAATACTTATGAACAAGAATTTTCTTTAAATGTAAAAAGAAATTACTCAGTTTCATATAGTTCCTTTTCCTCCGGGAATCTCTTATAATATACGTCTTTTTCGTCTGGGCATTCTTTGAAATATTCAGCCCTCTGTTCTGGATGACGCATAAACAGTCTGCGAATCATGTCAAGCCGTTCGTATTCCTGATATTCTTTAGACTGCTTATTGTGCATAGGTTGCCAATAGGCAGTTGTAAGAGCAACCATCTTATATGCTTCTTCTGGTGTCACATTATCAATAACATCGTATTCACCATTTGGATTGTGTGTAACATCAGCGACAGTATACCAATGCCACTTCTCATAAATTCCAGTCACTGTATATCCATATTTGTTAAATTCTGGAAAATCGACCTCTGCGCCTTGCCACGGAACGCAACACCGCATAACAAAATCTTTTGGTGTCATAGCGTATAAACGTTCAACATCCGGTGGAGCAGACCTTATCTTTTCTTTTAGCATTAAATTACCTCATTTCTTGTCAGTGCTACCGAATCCACCATTACGAACACCGTCCGCATCATCGTCATTCGTCTTTAGATAATTCATAAAGATACCCTGTGCAATAGCCATTCCAGTTTTTACATTTACACTATCAGAGTTGTGATTTTCAAGACGATACTTAATAAAGATATGACCTTCGTTATCAGACTTAGAATAGTCACTGTCTACGATACCGATAGTATTGGCAAGACGCATATAGTGCCTAGTGCCAAGACCACTACGAGGTGCAATCATCAAAAACTTATCATCGTCCATAATCGCACGGATACCAGTTGGAATAATAAGCTCTGCGTTAGGCTCTTCAAGAATGAACTCGAATGGACTAAAGAAATCATAACCGCAAGAGCCTGTAGTGCTACGTCTCGGAAGTCTCAAATTATCATAGATATTCTTGATACAACCCTTTTCAATTTCATCACCGAAAATTGCGACATAATCTTTTTCAAACTGCTCATAACTAATCTTTTCAAACTTAACCATCGTTATACTCCTTAGCCTCTTTTTAAATAGTTTACAAAACCTCTTGCTTTTGCATCTAGAGCATCAAGGTCACTATCATTATTCAAAACGAAATCGTAATTATAAGACTCCGTGTATTTATCAGAATCATTAGATACAACTTGCTGATTGTTGGAACGTTTAACTAAAACTGTCATTGCACCGAAGTCTCTCACAATACGTGCAATCTCCCCCGGCTCTCTGATATGTATAAACAGAAGCTCCTGTTCTGGCTGGTTTTTAAACCAGTGAATCTCTTCTGCAATTTTCTTATATGGGATATCGTCATATTCAGCAAGCAGTTCCTTTAGCTTACTGAGAAACAAACGCGACCTTGGGTCTTTCTCGCCATTCCATCCAGCGAACCGCGCTACATCTTTTACGAAGTCAACGCTTGAAAAATTAGTAGTTGTAGCATATTTACTTACAAGCGACACAAAGGTATCTTTACCACTTCTCGGCATACCATTGATAACAATAACCTTATGTATAAAAATCACTCCTCGATAGCAATTAAATCATCGGTATAAAATAACCACTTGACAGGAGAGCTGTCTTCTGCTAGTTCGTAAGCAATACCAGTAAACTTAGTACCCTTCTTTGTGTCAACCGCAGTAAACACAACATCCCTATTCTTTAGCAAGAACTTTCTAAATCTATCTGCAACAGACAACTTACGTGACAGAATCTTGTCAACGTCAAGTTTCACCTTTTTCCCATCAAGCGTCTCAATCTTATCGTAAGAAATTTCTACCTTCATTTTACGCCACCTTCATTTTCAAATGGAAAATCTTCCAAGTCCAAACATTGTCGTCACATACAATCTGATAGCTTAACCCATCAGAACCAACATGCGTATCATAATCAACATTTTCATTATCTAAATCATTAAGGATAAGATTGACGTTCCAATCCATCTTTCTTAACGCAATCTCTTTAGAGCTACAAACAATTGGAGCAAAAAGCTCATTATCTGATACGCTACAAAGTAACCACATAAAACATCTCCTTACATAACCACAAATTCATAATCAGTAATATAGAAGTAACCACGCTTGTTCTTATACCAATCACGAATCTTAATTACATCATTCTTATTGAACTTGCATTTCTTATACAGTTTGTAAGGAACTGTATAAGAACTACGCTTACCAGAACCAATGGACTGCGCATCAATGATAACGCCCCAAGGCTCAACAGATTCACGCTGTTTCATGACCTTCATCTCAAGAATAACAATCTTAGGTCTATCTTCGGATTTGTCAGTCTTAATACCAATGTAACCCATATATTCAAGCTGATTAGCAATCTTGGTTTTAATGTCAACATCACCAAGATTCATAGTCATAATATACTGTTCAATCTCGTTCAAGATATTATGACAATTTAACTTATTGAATTGCTTCTCGGTTTCGTTAGCATTGCGCTTAATAATGTTCATTGTAATCTCGTCTGGAATCTTACTCTTAGCAATCGTTTTCGCTTCGCCCTTCTTAAAGAACTGGAACTGTTTAAAGATTGTTACCAACTCTCTACAAGTACCGAACTCTTCAAAGTAATCAAGTTTAATCAAAGTTTCAACTTGGTCACGAGGCATACCCGATGCCTGAATATCATACAACAGGTCAGTGAATGTCTTATAAGTGTTATCCTTCAAAGAATACAAGAAATCAGAATATCCTGCATTCAATCCCTTGATACTGCTCGTACCCTTATAAATACTGTTCGTAGCAAGGTCATAGAAGTATTCTGCCTTTGCATGTCTGAACTTAGGCGCAAGAATTTTTACCTTGCGACTATTTGCGTACTCAATAGCTTCTGCTGTCTTGTTGTCATCACCGTTCCATGCGTTAAGGCAAGAGGTCAAATACTGTAATGGATAATGATAACGCAGATATGCACATTCATAACTAATACAAGAATAGCTCAAACTATGAACCAGTGAGAACGAATACCGTGTAGCATCAAGGATACACTGTAAGAACGGATTGATAATCTTGTCAGATTGCTCATCAGTTAAATGATATTTGACCTTTGCGTTCTTTTCCCAGCCTTCCTTAATAATAGGAAGCTGGTCGCGTGTACCAAGTTTCTTACCGATAATCTTACGGAGCTTATCAGCTCTCAAGAAATCGTAACCACAGAACTCCTGAACAAAAGCCATCTGAGGCTCTTGCATAATTGCATAGCCCATAGAAGAGCCAAGCAGATTATCAATCTCTTTAATTCCTGTTTTAGATACGATACCGTTCGTCGCATCATCATAAACTCCCTTACCACAAGGACGAATAAGAGCATTGATGAATGTCAGCAAATCCAAACGTGTCATATTAGGAATCTGCTTCTTAATCTTATTGTAAACCTCTGGCGACAGCATCTTATCAACTGTACGCTGACCGTAGTTAGAGTTCATCTGGAAAATCAAAGATGTATCTTCCTTGATACTATTCCAAACTGCATCATCCTCAAAATCAATCGTTTTTGGCGACAATCTCTCGATGCCAGCTAACTTACAGGTTTCATTGATGATACCAACGTTATCAAGGCCAAGTGCATCCTGCTTTGTAAAATTAAGGGAATCAAGCTCCTTCATATTGATGCAGGAGACAGGATAGGGGTCATCTTTTAGATAGCACAAACCAAATTCTGATTCAATGTCATGGTCAGAAACAACAACACCAGACGGATGAGAACCGATGCTAACGATAGTGCCAATAACAATATCAACATACTTGAACAGCTCTGGATATTTCTTACGCCAGCTATCATCAATAGTAACAATCTTTTCTTCATCGACTGCTACTTCATGAACGGCCTTTGCAATCGTATCAACCTCATCCAAAGGCATATCCAATCCACGTCCGATATCACGAATTGCACCCTTTAATGCGATTGTGTTGAACGTAATAATTTCGCAAGTCTTGACATTCGGAAGGTCTAGGTGGTCGTTCAACATCCAAAACTTCAATTTATCACGGTCTTTTGCCGAGTTATCCATATCAACGTCAGCCAAGCTGTACTTAGATTTATCCATGAATCGCCAGAAATAAAATCCATATTTCAATGGGTTTACTTCTGTCACACCCAAAGCGTACAAAGCCAAGGAACTAGCGGCGCTTCCACGTGCAGGGCCTTGCCACATATCATGCGAATGTTCCCAACGCACAATATGGTCTTCGAGAAGAATAAAGTCAGTCGCATTCAAAGCCTTAAAAGTGTCAATTTCCTGCTCCAAACGCGCAGTTACTTCTTCTCTTGAAAATCCCTCTTTGATAATCGGTTCGATAGTTTCTGGTGCAAACAACTTTTCACGAAGGACTTTCTCGCCATCATCGTAAATCTTTGCGTACTTGAAACTTCTATCAAGCTCAAAGGTTTCAATCATATCTGCCATAACATTTGTGTTATTGATTGCAGACATATATTCCTCTTCACTGAGAGCATCTTGTGTTCTGTATGCCTCGACAAGTTCATCGTAGGTTTTCCATGTTAAATCCCAACCGACTTCATCATCGAAGAAAACGCCCTTGCCGCGCTGTAGTGCGCTACGGCCAAGTTCATGCTCCGCGTTCAAACAGTGGGTATCAGTACCAGCAATCAATCTAAGACCAGTTTCCTTGGACAGATTCGCCAAGTATCTATTATACTCAAACTGCTTCTGCGTATTATGGTGCTGGACTTCCAAGAAACATCTATCTTTATGCCTTGTTAAGAATCTAAGATAAGATTCCTTTGCGCTTTCGGTTCCTCTACACAATGCAGACGCAACACAGGCAGTGGTAATAATAATATTATTACTCGTGGAAAACAGTTCAGCGAACGTAATTCGAGGTGCATAGTAATAATGACCGTCAACACGATTAAATGCCTTACCCTGCAAGACGTTAAGTTCCTTAACACCCTCCCAGTTTCTAGCAATCAAAACGCAGTGGTAATTATCACGAATCTTTTCCTCACCCTCGTCTGGAATACGCTCGGTAAGGTATGCTTCCATGGCATGAATATATTTCATGCCAGCGGCCTCAATGGCATCTTTTTTATGAACCCATTCAAAGATATTACCATGCTCTGAAAAGGCCATAGCAGTCATTCCACACGCCTTTGCCTTTTCTATGTACTGCTTATATGTAGTAACTGAGTCAATGTTCGTGACCGCATTACTCAGCATAGTATGTAAGTGGTAGACTGTATAGTTTGCCATTACATCACCTCATCAATACGGAGTATTATTAGCGGCGGCTTGTTCGTAATCAAGAACTCTATCACCAACAAGCAAGCCGTTCTTACCAAAAATCGGGCTGTTGTATCTAATCAAGCCTTTATCCCAAGAATACTGCTTGAATCTATCATCACCGTCACCATACAGGCGGCGAGTTACGCGGTCATATCTAAGACCAATTCTTTCACCATGAATACCAAGCGTTCTATCCTTAAAAACTGTGAACTGTCTGTCGTATCCCTGTGCCTTCAAATCATTATCCCAAACCTTCTCAAGCCCGTAGATTCTATCAGCCATATTAACAATGTTAGATGTGCCAAGAATCTCATACTCGGAAAGAGGAATACCAGCCTGTTGCTTACGAGGATGGCAAACAAGGTGAACTTCCAATCCATTCTGTTTTGTAAAATGAATCAATTTATTCATAAAGTCAACCTGAATGCCAGTCACTTCTGTATCAGAAATACCACGGAAATTCAAGCACAGCCAGTTATCAAGGATAAATACCTTTGTACCGCATCTTTTGTAAATGTACTTCATCTTATCAAACACCATGTCGGGATTCGACAAAAGCAAGTTGTCATAAACAAAGATTTTCTTTGCGTAGTATTGCTTAATAGCCTGTGTTGCCTGTGGAGTAGGTTTGTAATACTGAAAACCATTTGCCCCAGTATATTCGACAGAATGTTGTCTGCCAGCCGCCTGCGCCAAAACCCAGTTTAACATCTGGCTTGTAGTTGATTCGGCATTAAACCAGAATACGCTTTCGCCACGGTCAATAGCTTCAAGAACACAACACTGCGAAATCATAGTGGTTTTGCCAACACCCGAGTAGGCAGTCCAGATGTTCAATGTTCCGTCAATGAAACCGTAAATCTGCCTATCAAGCGAATTGATACCACTCGGAATATATTCAGTCTGTTCAATATCAAATTCCTCAACGTCCATCAGGTCGATAACGCTTTCCAGAGGAATTTCTTCGGCAGAGTTAATCAACGCGAGGATTCTTGCGCTACCACAAGCCAACAAAACATTATTCGCATCGGTTTTACGAATATCTACATTCTCATTAAAGCTGTGATAGTAATTATAAACCGCTTCTTCATCATCCTCCGTAGGTTTGACAATCTTAATACGATATTCACCAAGGCGAGGAATGGCTTTCTTCATACCACTTTCGCCAGCATCATCGTTATCAAACCAAAGGATAATATCTTCAAACTGGTCTAAGAACTCATAGTTAAAGTTAATCCAGTTATCATCATTCGCGCCAGATGGAATACTTACGACGTTTTTGAAGCCAGCCTCAATACAGGCCATAGTATCGTTCATACCCTCTGTCAACAAAAGCGGCTGTGTTACATCAATCTTGTTAATGTTATAAAGAATAGGGCAAGTATCAGCATTTTTCTGATAGAAATATTTCGGTTCGCCACTCTTAATTGCATGACTAGGACGATATTTAACTGTAACAACACGTCCGGTCAAATCCCTAAACTGATATGCAACGTTCCCATGCATATCAGAACCAAGACCAACATATCGACACGTCTCCTCGGAAATACCGCGCTTCGCCATATATTCCAACGCAACACCGGAAATATCATCTTCAACTTTAGGGTATCTGAAGTTCTTGAAATAATCCTTCTGTTCAGTTGGCGCTGTAAAACTAAACAGAGATGGGTCGTATTTTACTTTTGTCTCGTCTAACAAACGCTTAACTGCCTTCATGTAAGGTTCACCAAACTTGTACATATAATAGTCCAAGATACCGAATACCTTACCAGTGGAGAAGTCCTTAAAGTAATAATCCTTTTTCATCCACATCATTGAAGGATTATTGTCGTTAGCATTGAAGATAGATTTTGCAGAGCCTTTCTCTGGATTCCACTCTTCAAGCGGATAACCTTCTGCGATAATCTCTGCTTGTCTATCACCAAGAACTCCTTTTGCTTCAATGATTTTATCCAGAAGTTCACTCATGCAAATCTTTCTCCTTAATTAGTTAATTGCCCGTAAGGACATTGATGACGAAAATCACAGAAATTGTTACAATAGAAGTCGAACTTTCCATTGTTCTCTTGAGTGATAGGTTTAAACTCAAATTCGCCCTCTATCTCATCAACGGTTGATTCTATCCAGTTTAAGACTTCGTTTAGTCTATTCTCGTCGAAATCAACCCATGTCCATTTATTTAATCTAAACATAAAGAACGCCATCTTTTTCGGATATTCGCCATACATTTGTTTCATTGCCCAAGCATAGGAATATAACTGCTTCTCGTATTCGATGCGTTCCGCTTTGCTCTTCCAATTTCCTTTAGATTTATAATCAATAATCAGTAGGCCATCATCGTTTTCTGCAATAACGTCTATTTGACCTTGCAATCTAAATTTATCTTTGAAAGGTAGTTCAAAATGTTTTTCAGTTTCTAAAATCTTAAAATCAAAACCTGTAAAATTACTTAGAAAATCATAGCCGTCTTTGTAATATTTATACCCCATATCCCTTGAAAAGTTCTTTTCCATCTGCAAAGTGAAAGTAGATGTTACATTCTCTGCATAATGCTTCTCATAATACGAAAGCATATCATATATATCAAGTTCACCTTTTCCATACATCTCCAATATCTTGTGCATATATGACCCAAATTCGCTTGTACCGTGTGACTCTGGAATCATCTTCATATCATCAAAATAATGAAGATAATAGTAATATTTACAATTAAAGAAACTTTTTAGTTTTGAAAAAGAGTAGGTATTTACCTACACATTCTTATTCATATCCATGTCAATCATCCCTATAATAAAAATGGGGCGGAGCGCAACCGCTCGCCCCATAAATCATACTTTAGTTATTAGAACGGCAGTTCGTCATTGTCCTCAGATGGTGCATTTGCTACCATAGTTGCCGGAGCATCATTGGTAATTGCTGTATTTGCATTACCGCCATTCTTACCGCCGCAGAAAGAAATGTTGCTTGCAACAATCTCGATTGCGATACGGTTATTGCCGTCCTTATCAGTGTACTTCCGAGACTGCAAAGAACCTTCAAGGGCAATCATATCGCCCTGATGGAAATACTTGCAGACAAAATCTGCGGTCTGCCGCCAAGCAACGACATTCAGGAAATCTGCCTGACGCTCATTGGTGGTCTTGTCAACATAATTGCGTTCAACTGCGACACTAAAGCTAGTCACGCTAGTGCCGTTATCAAGCTGACGCAGTTCCGGGTCACGAACCATACGACCCATAATAACAACATGATTCAGCATATTTCAAATTCTCCTTTAGATTAGAAAATAACATACGTTTCAAGATATTTCTTCAACTGACCAGCATTGGTAAACTTGTGCGTTGCAAGTTCCTCCATAGCTTTCTGTGTTGCGTCAGCAGAAGAGCTAAGTCTATAGATATAACGACTATACTTGATGTTGCCATTTACTGCCTCCATCAAAATAATCTTTGCAATCTGTCTACCGGAAAGATAAGCACTTTTCATTATGCTAAACTCTCCAATTCTGCAAGAACAGCCTTTGCTACATCACCATCTGTAATCGTATTATAGTTTGCAACAGGCTTGCCATTTACGATATGATGCTTAGAAATAGCCTTTGCAATATCCATACGGTCAACGCCCTTGGTCTTGAGGGCTTCAATCAGACTTGCAATAGATTCAATACTGGATGCAACTTCCGAATCAGATGCTTTGCCGACTGCCGCAGGATTACCGGTAGAAATATCTGCCTTTACAGGATTATAATTGTTTGCGTAGGAATTGTCGTCAGCGCCATCGTTTGCCCAGTCGATAATCTTAGCACCATGACTTTCATCCAATCGAGTAATACCTTCATTTTCAAAAATGTGGGTATTATCCTTTTCGCACTTTGCCATGTGACTATCGCGGTCAATCATAAAGGTCGTAGTAAAGTAGTATTCAAAGCCCTCGCGCTGTTTTGCGCCAACACCGAGCTTCTTGACAGTAACCTTACCACGGTCATCCTTATCGACCTCATACTGGTCTTTACCCTTCATCGTACTAATAATATGTATCGGAGAATATGCCATCGTGTCGATGAACTTATCGTGACGAGGAGTAACCTTTGCCCATGCCTGATAGTTTCCACCAAACTGCTGTTGCAGGTCAAGACAACCACCACGTCCTTCCCATTCAGCGGACGAACTATCAATCACAAGAATTGAATACTTCTGCTGAACAGCAAAGTTGATAAGGTCGATAAACAGCTCAGGGTTGTAAGGGGGATTCAAGTCAACAATATCGAACTTAAATTCCTTTGCGTAATACCGACCACGAGGGCCTTCTGTATTCGCAAAAAGAATCTTGCCGTTAGTTCCCTCAAGAACATCACGCTTTCGCATTTCGTCAATCATGCCAGTTGCCAAACGCAATGCAGAATAACTCTTACCACATCCACTAGGCCCCATCAGCGCAATCTTGACAGCAATCTTCTCACGTACAGCTTCTTGTACATTAAAATTAAATGCCATGTAAATTACCTCTTATATATATAGAATAAATCGAACAACTATATTATATCAAATTTTTTGAAATTTGTCAAGTGGTTTTTGAAAATAATTTTTCAGTTTTGTAGACTCGGCCTTGCCGCACATCTACCTGTCTTGCAATCTGCTTAGACCAAACACAAGCAAAATCATTAGGAGCAGTCTCTTCGCTTACAAGGACAGTACACCTTTTTGAAAGCTCTCTGACATACTCCCAAAACGCTTCATGGTCAAAATCACCAGTAGAATATCCAGTAGTTCCTTTATATGGTGGGTCTAAATACACGACCGAACCATTCGGGATTGATACATCTCGATAATCACCACACAAGAACTCCGCATTCTTTAAACCGTTTAGGTCACGATAAATACTGTGACTTGCACCAGCACAAAAATCTTCGCCGCGCTTATTTCTTGCAAGACCACCAAACCACTTACCAGAATAACTACACGCAAAACCAACATATCCGGTCAATCCGGGGTCTTCATCTTTGTGCGCTTTCACGTAATCGTATGTTGACTTCGTGATTTTATCCGGTAACTGCCTTCCGGCCTGAACATCTCGCCACATGGCGATTAGATATGGATGCGCGTCATTAAGAATTTTGCGATTCGCATTGACACGCGACTCAATAGAACAGCTCCCGCAAAATAAAGATATAAAATCACGATTTCCTATCACTGAATTGATATAATCTGAAATATCTTTTGCGATTCTGCTCTTACCACCTAAATATCTCATCTAAACACCTGTTATGTATAAGGGGTAATTACCCCTCGTTGTGTACATACTTGGTCGCAATAAATGCGTCCTTATCTGCAACAACCTTATCGCGGTTCTCGGTCACGAGAACGATTGCGGCCTCCTGTGCCGCAATCTCATGCTCACATTCGGCAATGGCGGCCTTCAGTGCCTTAATGTAGCGCTTGTGCTCTGCAATCTTAGCATCCTTCTTAGCAATCTTGTACTTGAACTCTGCCAGCTTCTTACCGAAGTCCGCGTCAAAGGTATCCTCTGCGTGACAGACAGCCATCACCTTGATACGCTTGCCAAACTCGTGACCCAGAGCGATAACGCGATTGTGATTCTCATAAACCTTCAGCTTCATAACTTTTTCTCCTTTAGTTCTTTTGTTTTTGTTTTATTGCCTTTCGACTGTCTATATTATAGCATAGAAACCGGCCAAAGTCAAGGGGTTTTGGAAAATTTCTTAAAGAAAAATCCGGGATGATTACTACCTAGTAGTAGTATACCATCCCGGATTCAAGAAGTCAAGAGGTTATTCTAAATTTTTTAATTCAGAATTTATGAAGTCTATCTTTTGCTCTATAAACAACAACTGCTGGTTGTAATAGTCGGACTGATACACTTCACAAGACTGAAGCAAACCGTTCGTCTCGTCGAGTTCTGACTGAACCCCATTTAGTTCATCTAATAGGAACTGTCGATAATCAGATTTACCCTATTCAGCAAAGTATTCAGAATATTCGTAATAAAGCTCTGTAATTTCAATAGTAGCTTTATTTTTCTTCTGACCGTTCGCCTTTCGCTTTTTTACAGCACCCTCGCCGCAAGTATAAATATAGAACGCATCTTCCATATTTGTGGCTTTATCCATTGCGTATCTAAGAATCAATGCACCAGCTCTAATGTTTGTCTCTGGGTTATACAAACCTTTCTTAGATGTTTTTAATCCATTATTTGAAAGAAAATTCAAAATATCTGACGTACATCCAACTTGCATTAGGCCAATATAGCTTGTGCCAACATCGCTCTTAAATCTTGACTCGTGATAGATAATAGCAACTAACGCAGAATACGGAACATCAAGTTCCTCACTCACTTCTCTTGTATATACTTTTAGATTGTTATTCCACGATTCATATAATTCAAACTTGTCACTAAAATCTGCCGCCTTTGACGGAACTGCCACAGCGCAAATTATTGCGAATGTTGTAAGCAAAGCAATGATAGCTCCTAGCAGTTTCTTCATGCAACCATCTCCTATTCATAAATAATAAAAATTGGGAACGAATCGTACTCACTCGTTCCCATCCACCAAATATCGCGTGGTCGTATTCTCTAGTCCCGACCCGGACTACCGCTTTCTCCCACGGTGGGGCGTGATACCCTTCCGAGTATCGTTTCTCAAGCCAGCTTGAGGATAAATGATGGGGTGGCGCGAACACCATTGTCGGCATCAAAACCACTAATCAGAGCACCGCAAAGTGTAATAGTGTACCTCTATTACAACAGTTCGGTCTGCTCCTAAAGGCATCCCTTTACCAGTCCGCTTTAATTCTCATTTAATGGAGCGTCATATTGGAGTCGAACCAATCTAAAAGAGATTTGCAGTCTCTCGCCTAGCCGTCTGGCGCATGACGCACATTTGCAATTTAGGTTTTGCGAACCACACATCGAGCGTATACTCCGTTAAATCCCCTTGTGATACAATCACTCCGAGACGGTTTTGTAACACCGTATGCTCTATTTTGTTCATCTTTACGGTCGTGGCGTGGTAGAAGGGATTTGAACCCCTGCACGGTATACGCCGCCTACTTGCTTTCCAAGCAAGCCCCTTCAACCTCTTGGGTACTACCACATATTATGCCTTGATTACTAAAGGCATAACGCGAGTATCGTTGCATCCAGCGGTTTCATACCTAGTGAATACACGATATTTTCTATCGGATTTCAAAATATCTTTATAATACTTCAAAAATAAGTGGTGTTTCCAGAATGAATTGAACATTCGACCTCAATCTTATCAGGATTGCGCTCTAACCAACTGAGCTATGGAAACATAAATTGCTGTCTTTCCAGCAGTCATCGGTTTATCCGCGATGTGCTTGTTCCTTAACACAAACACGGCATACTGTCATATCACGTATTTACTATATTTTTTACGAATACCAGCTACAATAGTCGCAACTCGAAAACTACTTACCGCGTGGTGCGCCCGAAGAGATTTGAACTCCCGACCCATCGCTTAAAAGGCGATTGCTCTAACCAACTGAGCTACGAACGCAAATGAAAGCACGAATACCCGCCCACGTGCATGGTACTTGCTCTTCTGTCTTGTCAGTACCTCCCAAGTCCATTAACTCTATGGACACGGTAGTTAAAATACTTGCCTATACCTATTCTACCACGGCATAGGTGCGATTGGAGCCACCTGTAGGAATCAAACCTACGACGTATGCGGTACGAACGCATCATTCTATCTACTGAATTAAAGTGGCATGGAGCCAGTGACAGGACTTGAACCTGCGAGAACCCTTTCGGCATCGGGATTACAAAACCCGCGTTCTACCAACTGAACTACACTGGCAAATCTAAAAGACACATTAAAAATTGAATAACACATAGATGGATAATCGGACGAATACTTTTACTCAAGTTTTAATATAAATGGCTGGATGTGTCTTTGCATATATAAAAAGGAGGGTTATTTTCTTACCTTCATATCTAACATGGTAAGCCTATCTTCACGCCTGAAAGAAATTATATCGTACCATTTTTCTAAGGTGTATTTTAGCTGTCTAAGCTCACTATCGGTGAACTTCTCGCGTTCATCTCTTAGATATAAAGTAACAATTCCATTTTCTTCGCCAATCTTTAGTCGGGAAATCTTGCTCATAATATTATCACTAGCAACTTCACCCAACATTTGAAAGAAAGCAATAGGGTCATTTTCAATCTACTGCATCTGATTCACGTCCCTTCTTTTTAGATTTCTAATGGCTGCGTATGGAGTCGAACCATAAACATCGTCCTTATAATGGAAAAATGTGTAGCTGTTACTATCTAAAATAGATAGGCTTTACGCGCTCTGCCAATTGAGCTACACAGCCATAATGGTGAGTTTAAGGTCACTCAACCGCAAATTAAGTTTTTGTTTTGTCCACAGCAGGACTGACAGGACTTGTTTAGCTTATAAACTGTCGTATGGTGCGAAATACAAGACTCGAACTTGTAACTTCTACCTTGTAAAAGTAGCACTCTTCCAGTTGAGTTAATCTCGCATAATAAATACAGTAGTCGGGGTCGAACCGACATCTTCGCCTTGGCTTTTAAGAAAAATAATTGCGGCTTATGTCTGTATAGACACATTCTTATTTTGGCGATGTTTTACCATTGAAACCATACCGTATTCTGGTGTGCATGGTGGGACTTGAACCCACAATGTCTTTCGACACTGCCATCTCAAAGCAGCTCCTATGCCAATTCGGATACACGCACATATAAATGTCGGCTTACGCACTCTCATGAGTTAGCATCGTCACCGATAATCAGGGATACTGTCATAACAGTCACCCATAAAAGGCTTCCCTTTGTCCAGCGTAATTTGAGACTCATTTATCTGGTACGGCAGACAAGACTTGAACTCGCAACCTATCGGTTCGTAGCCGATTGTTCTATCCAATTGAACTACTGCCGCATATAAATTGCTGTCTTTCCAGCAGTCATTGTTAGCCTATCCAACAATTCCCGGACTTTTATAGCTATACGCTGTTATCCAAACCGAAAAATGGGTATTATTATGTCAGTAAGATATTGTTTTGGTAATTAGCTAAAAATTATACATCACTCCACTCGCCATCTGTATATTTCTTAATGTCAGATGTACGATATGGAAGATTATATCTTTTACACCAATTTCTAATACAGTTATCTGAAACTCCACATATAGATGCGATATGCTTAAATGGCATATTTCTAATCATGGATTTAAGCGTGTCTCTATCTATCATATTCGGATTTGCCGTTTCTTCATATTGCTTCAAGTTTCTACACCTTAAACATCTCACAGCCCTATCCGATATGGCACATCCGCAATCAACACATCTATTATATGCTTTTTCATATACATTTTGTTGTTCTTCTATCACATTACGAACATCTGCTCCAACAATTTTATCAAAAGTAAAGTCATCAACAAATGTAGAAGCTGTAGTTTGATTGTTCTTTGCACGTTCTTTTCTAATCTTTATCTGAATCCTATTCCCTATGTAACTTGTTGGAATTATAACAGCAACATCCCATACATATATGTAAAATGCCATATAATCAACATCATTAACATATAATTCTCTATGCTTACTTTTTGTTAATGGATTTACTATATTAGAACATGGACAGCTTATCGAACCATCAACTATTTGTTGATTGCAGAACTTTATCTGTATCTTATTCAGCTTTCCATTAAATTCCGCTATCATATCATAGCGTTCATTATCGCCGTAAGGTATTGAAACTGGTATTCCTCTCTAAACAAATTCATATAAAATACGCGACTCTGCAATATTGCCTTTCATCTTTGAATTTACCATATTCATACCCCATTTATCTACTGCTCTAACCAACTGAGCTACTCGACCATAAAGTACCCGGTGGCAGGATTGAACTGCCGCCTAGTGATTGAGAGTCACTCGTCTTAGCCAACTTGACTAACCGGGCATATTAGACACGGCTAAATGGGACTCGAACCCACGACCTCCGCATTTGTAGTGCGGCGCTCTACCAACTGAGCTATACTCCCGATGATGGTGGAAATAGAAATGAATAGCTGTTCGTGTCTATCAGATTCAGAAAAAGATAAAGAATAACTAAAAATTAGACGCAGAACGGAATCGAACCGTAAAAGATTGTTTTAAGCATTCTTTTTAAACCATTAAAATTTATGGATTGCTGTATGCGTCTGTGGTACGCCTAGTAGGAATTGAACCCACATAAAAACTTTAGAAGAGTTTTGTCCTATCCATTGAACGATAAGCGCATATAAACGACCTTGCTCCCGTAAGAAATTCGTGCGCACGAACTTGGTTTTTAACTCATCAACATAGACTAGCTATTGATGTTCAACTTAACCAAACAAAGTCTAACTGGCGCGTCCATTCGGAGTCGAACCGAACCAAAACGTTTTGGAGACGTTTATGCTACGCGATACATCATGGACGTACATCTGAGGAACTTTCGTTCCTCTTGACACCCCTATTATATCAAATTTTTTGTCATTTGTCAAGGGGTTTTGAAAAAATATTTTTAAAATTTATTCACCGACATAAATCAGCTTGTCGATGTAGTCACGACCATCACCAGAGAACTTAGGAATCTCATGGTCAATAATCCATCCACCTTCATCTCGCACGCAACAAGAGCCACGCTTCAATTCTGTAGCAAGATTATTCCAGTTGATACCCTTCTCGTTCATCAACATATCCTGAATCTCGGAAGTATTCTTACCATTCAGAACGGTATGCGAAAAATTGGCCTGACCAACCGCCTGAATACTGTTTCGAGAAGCGTCAAACTGTCTCCATAAGAAGCAATTGCACACCTCTTCCTTCGGGATATTAAAGGCGCGAGAATCGAAACACAAACCTTTTTCTTTACACTTTGCCAACGTAGCAGAATAAGCGTCAATTTCAAACTTATTCACACCAGAGGACAATGCCATCTTAGTGAGGGTTCTATTGGCATTACGTTCAAAGCACTTATTAAATGCCAACGTAGCCATTGATGCACTAAGACTTACTAATTTGTTTAGATTATAACCAAACCAAGCATCGGTTTCCAGCTTATCATAATCAACAAGACACAAAGTAATCTCGTCAGACTGCGTATAACCAATTACACAACCCTGAATGTTTTCACACAGATACTTCATTGTATCCTGCATTGTTGAAGTGAAAACTACGTCAAAAGGCTTCTTCAGACTCTTTGTGAAAGTATGCCCAGCACGAGAGTCGATTCGGATAATGACAGGCATACGCCGTGTCAAATAAACACGATACGCACCCTCATAATAAGTTTTCATTCTGTCATCAAGTGTCATCACGGTCAAATACGCTCCTTCCTCTGTAATATGCTCCGCCTTTATAGAATGGGTCAAACTTCAACCCATTAGGCAGTACCATATACATAATACGATAGTTCCCATCTTTTAGATGTTCCATCTGTGGCATATTGCCACTTCGCTTCAAGCGATTATACAAACGCTTAACATCGCTCCCAGTAACTTTGTTAATTACCGTAGCAATTGTCCTTGTCTTCGGAGTCTCTGTGACTGGAACTAATTTGTGTTTATCAACGTATTTCAGTTCATAGACAAAAACCATCGTACAATCACCTACAAATATTGACTACCATTTCCTTATTCTTATCAAAATCACGATGCTCTTTACACATACAATCCATTGTTAAGTAAACATCGGATTCAAGCTCGTCTGCCGGAAAATACATCTGACAATCTTCAACACCGTTTGCAACAGCCCACTCATAAAGACGTTTCGGTGTCATGGGAATCGGCTCGTGTACTTTTACATCATTATATTTCATGTAATATGCCTTCTTTCTGTTCCCCTTGGAACACCTATATTCTATCATACTTTTTGCGATTTGTCAAGTGGTTTTGAGAAAAATTTTGGTGAGGCATCCCCGACTCGAACGGAGAAATTCACTTTAGGAGAGTGATGTTTTATCCAGTTAGACTAATACCCCATATAAAAGCAGGGCATACGCCCTGCAAGAATCTAAAAAGAGAATGATTACTGATTGTCACCATCAACATGGACGTTTACGGTAGGATTGTTGGACGCTGCCAGCTTACCACCCAGAACACCAGACAACAGCATCATAGGGTTGAAACCAGTAGCATCAGTAAAGCCATCGGTAATCTGCTTCATGGTCTTGGTAACGTCACCAGTCAGCTTTGCAGTGTTACCCTCACCATACATGGTGATATTGCCAATATTTGCCATAGGTGCGGCAACTGCGGCGGCAATCTCAGGCAACTTGTCGATATAAGCCTTGGCAACGGCCAGCTTCATGTCCATAGTTGCGGCATCGCCGTACTCGCGCATAGCTTCTGCCTTTTTCAGAGTACCCTCTGCCTCTGCCAGTGCCTTTGCGCGAATAGCTTCTGCTTCTGCAACACCCTTTGCCTTGATACCAGCAGCTTCGTTTTCTGCGGCGATACGCTTTGCCTCAGAGGTAATCTTTTCAGCTTCTGCCCTCTGGGTAGCTTCAACCTTCTCTGCTTCTGCCTTCTTCTGACGGTCGAACAGTGAAGCCTCAGACTGACGCTGGACGGTATATAGATGTGCGTCTGCGGCCTGCTGGTCAGCGTAACGCTTTGCTTCTGCGGTCTTTTTGACCTCTGCTTCCAGAGACTTTTCCTTGATAGAAACCTCGCGCTCTTTTAGTTCAATTTCCTTTTCCTGACGAGCAAGGTTTGCGTTTGCGGTTGCGATTTCCTGCGCCTTACGCTGTTCCTCGGCCTCAATTCCACGTGCGGCATCGGCACGAGCCTGTTCGACTTCCGCGACCTTCTTCAACTGTGCTTTCTTAATAGCCAGTTCGTTCTGCTTCTGAGCAATCTCAGCATCAGCTACGACCTGTGCTTCATTTGCGGCACGTGCGCTTTCTGCTTCTGCGATAGCAATTTCAGCCTTTGCCTGTGCCTGTGCTTTCTTGGCATCCTTGGAAATCTGGACAGTATTCTCAATACCCAGATTCTCAATCACACCGTTTCTATCCTTGAAGTTCTGGATATTAAACGTAGTCAGCTTCAAACCGAGGTCTGCAAGGTTAGGGGCTACATTCTCCATAACCTTTTCGGCAAACTGTTTCTTGTCGCCCTGAATCAACTCTTTCAGAGTAGTCTGAGAGATGATTTCACGGATGTTACCTTCCAAAATAGGCTGAACAATCGTCTGGATGTCTGCGATAGAATACCCAAGAAACTTGGATGCGGCAATCGCCATACGCTCCGGGTCTGTATCAATAGCCATATTAGCAACTGCATCAACATTGATATTGATAGCGTCCTTAGTGGGAATCTCATCACGAGACGTAAAGTCTACCTGAATATTCTCCAAAGACATATAATCAACACGCTGAATCAGCGGAATGACGAAACAAGCCTTGCCATGAACAGTCTTGCTACCAGACGGCCCAGTAATGACCATTGCCTTATTGGGAGGTGCTTTCTTATAGCAAGACTTGAAAACAATAACAATCAATGCAATTACAGCGATAATTGCGATAACAGGAACAAATGCTAAAAGATTAACCATATTTTCTCCTTTAGATTAAAAATTAACGGTGGCGGTGTTGCCACCGTTTAGTCAAATATTAGGCATGAATCTGCGCATAACGCTCACCATTCAGAACCTTCAGCATAGCCTCGTAAGCATTATAACCGATAGTTCCGAGAACATCACGGAAAGTGCTTGCGGCATTACCGCTAAATGCAGTAACATAGTCGTTATAGTTATTGTGGTGAGTAGAACCAGCCCAAGCATTTACGCACCAGAACACGACATGGGGGAGCGTATAACCATGTGCGGCATACATATTCTTCATAGAGTCGAAGTAGTTGTCCCCCTGAATCAACGACTTATTGAACTGCATATCCGAGATAATAACAAGTGCCTTGGGCAACTCATCATCGGTCAGATGGTTGTCAGTAGCAGTCTTGAGAATCTTAACAAAAGCTGCTTCAAGGTTGGTAGAACCCATCCAGTTGGCTTTTGCGGCCTTCTTCAGATTGCCAAGCATACTCTGTTCATCCAGAGTAACATAACAAGGATTGGTACTAAAGGTCATAAACAGATTCTTATAAGGGCCGCTATTGCGCTCTGCAAAATACATTGCAAGACCAAGCGCAGACTCAATGGGCTGACCGCGCATAGAACCGGATGTATCTGCCATAACCATCACGTTATGGTTTCCATCAATGTAGTTGGGCAATGCCTTCCACTGTGCTTCAACAACAGCATCTTCCTTGTCTGCCAGACCACCGCAGTTGTAGTAACCGGAACGATAGGAAACCATGCCACCACCGCCCATGTACCGATGCACAAGGTCATAAGGATACAGAGTGTTAGATTTAATAGTCTTTTCTCCAGCCTTAACAGCGTTGATATAGTCGGTAAATCCTTCGCGGTCGTGACGAGCGAATGCGCTACGATAGTTGGTCATTGCCTTAGAAGGGACGGCCTCGTAGTTAATATCAGTCCACTTGTTTGCAGACATATTAACCTCGGTCACGTTAATGTACTTACGCAGTTTAGCCAAAGTTTTCTGGTACTGCATATAAGACAGCCCCAGCTTACGAGCAGTCAAACGACCAAGTTCAACAGACTTCTTAGAAGAGGTGTTGACTGACTTCAGCCACTTAGCCATCAGAGAACAGGACTTGCCAGAATTAACATTCTTGATGTCCTCGGCAAACTGTTCACGAACCATCTGCCATACGTCATTCTCGACCTTAGTGCCAACAAAGACGTAAATATCGTCCCAGCGACCATACTCAGGTAAGAACTTCAAATTCTTACGCATAGTAGAAGGATGATATTCTGCAACCCAGCGAAGCATCTCACGTGCAACGTCACGTTCACCCTGTCCACCTCTCACGTCACGACAATAGAAAGCCAGCTTAATTGCCAGCTCAGGATTCTCGTTCCATGCCGCAGAGAACGCATCACGAACATCGTTGATTCGAGTGCGCATACCGCCAGCGGTAGAAAACAGGTCGAGCATCTTGCTACCAGTGGTATTGTAGCACTTTGCTCCATTTGCGGTAGTGGTCATTCGTGCAGATTCACGAACTGCATTTGCAAAATTTGCCATAATTAGATACTCCTTTTATCCAAATAATTTATTGCTGATTGTATCTTTTGCAACCATCTTATATTTCGTAGATGCGATTCCGGCCTTAATCATTTCGGTTTCCCAAATACGATAAGCGCCTTCATAACTTATCTTACCACCTCTATTGATGACCTCATTAGCAAAATCGGTTGCATCTTTTTCACTAACTCCAAAATTCATCAAAGCGGTCAAAAAGCCGTTTTTCCTTATGGTTCTCGCACCTCCTTGAACGTCAACTTTATATCCTAATCAAATCTCCACCTATAATTTTGTACTCATCATAGCTCCATCTTAAACAGTTATGAATTGATACAGTCACAGCGCCATTTCTTACTGCTGAGTCAAGCATCTGTCTCACAGCTGTCATCACCTCTACTTCTGAGTCAAATCGGTTCATTATTCTATTATCAATAGGAAGTTGACGGCCTTTACTATCCCAAAATGTTAAGCTATACATATTCATATCTGTATCACTTCGGATTATATTTTGTCAAGGGGTTTAGAAAATATTTTTACTTAGATTTCATAATCGGGCTTTCATTCACATCCTGAACAACACAGCCTTCAGAAACAGCTTCGTACCCAAATTTTTCGATAATATACCCAGTGTCGGTCATAAGAGTAACCTTCTGCTGATTCTGGCCCATAGCATACTTGAGTGGCTCAACTCCATCAATAGTGTTATTGCTACGTTCATATACTTCCATAATGGGCATATTGACTTCACCATCAGTCGGAAGTGTATAAAACTTCACAGATGCGATGTTATCGAGATACCATGTTTCAGTATACGCAACGCCGTTTGCTTTCTTTGCTTCATCAACTTTAACGACCATTCTTAATTCTCCTTTTATTCAAGATTTTTTGGAACATCTATATAATACCATATTTTCACAGAAAAGTCAAGGGGTTTTTGAATTTTTCTTCAATCTAAAGTATGATTCATAGATAGCATTGGCTAACTGGTAAATTTTACCATAAGTAGTCCAACTAGCTAAATTTAACGTGACTACGTTACTTACAGAGTTGTAATTTGCGTATGTATACATACCATACAAGTCAGAAATCATAATCTGTAACATACGGTTATCTACGTCAAACTCTAACGTTATCTTATTATAATCTAAAGAATGTTTCGGGAAAATGCCAGACGTAGAAAGAAGACCCAGCAATAAACTATACATATCACCAAAGTCTTCTTTATATCTGGCCTTATCATTCAAAACACTCTTGTCGATAGCTTCAAAATGATTAGGCAAATACATAATTCAATTACTGTTTAAACAAAGTAGCAAACATCTTAGATGCTTCACTACGAACATCGGTGTCAAGAAATACGCAAGCAAAATTAGGGCTACCCTTAAATTCGTCACACATCTTAACAAGTGGATTACTAATAGTCTTATTGATTAGAGACTGCTTGTAGTCACCAGAAAAGAAAATTCTTGAGTTCTGACCAAGCCGTGTACCAACCAAACGCAACTGTGATTCCGTCAAATCCTCTGCTTCATCAACAACCATAATGGTACTATCATAAGTAGTTCCTTTTAGATAATAAGGAATCTGAACATCAAGTACACCACGCTGCTTTAGACTCTGTAACTCGAACTCACCGCCCTTTAGCTGTTGCTCCAAAGGCTTAAAGAAGTCACCGACTTTCTGCTCAAACTCTCCGGGCAAGTAACCAACTGCGCTACCTTCACCACGCGCTTCACGCACACCGAGAATTTTGGACTGATATCCCTTCTCATTTACACCATACAATCCCATCTGCATAGACAAAAAAGACTTACCAGAACCATACGTTCCTAGAATTGCAACAATATCAATATCCTTGTTGTTTAAAGCGTCAAGCGCGCATCTCTGCAAACTATTCTTGCCCTTAATAAATCCAGACGGAGGTAACTTTAATTCAACAAATTTTTTACCATCAAAACGCATTTCTTTCGTTTTGCCAATTGACTTATCGTCAATTACAATATATTCATTGGCATACAACTTCGACATATCAATAACATCCATCTGCTCATTGATTTCGTCAGTTGTTCCGCTAATCTTAATATATCCCTCGTAAATATCTTCTTTAATGCTATTTAGCGTCTCTGTCTTTAGACCAAAGATGTTTTTCGCAATATTATAGCAATTTACATCATCTGTAACAAAAACAACATCATCTGTTTCAGAATTTAACAGATATGCTTCTGTTGTAATAATTGCATCTGGCGTCACCTCAAGTCCTCGTGCGGCCAATTCCTTAACAATTCTGTCATAAGGATAGTTGCAAACGATGTAATTATTTCCATCCTGAAAAGCGCGTGCCACTTTCCTTGCGCGATACCTAGTCTCATCGTCTTTCTTACCAGATGTTTTAATGCTCTCAATTTCCTCAAGCGTTTTATGAGAACACGCAAATTTCTCAATAAATGCACTTTCACGCAGACTTAGCAGAGCATTGGTATCATAGAAAGTTAATGCCATATTTCAACCTCTTTTATATGTATTTAACCGCCAAATGGCGGTTATTTCTTTAATGTGCGTTTACATCACAGTTATGCACTTGCATAACCTCATTATAGATTTCGTCACCAAGACGTTCACGCATCTTATCCTTCCCGGTATGACCCTTGCCAAATGTATAGGGAATCATGTGGTAGTTGATAAGAACTGCAATATGCAGTTTATCTTTATCCGTGATTTCTTTCGGATAGTTCAAGAACAAAGAATCATACGCGCCAACATTCTGATGACTATAATAATGCGCATTTCCATCAGTTGTTCCGTTCATTTTAATAAATGTCTTAGTAGCCGGTTTACCAATATCATGGACAAGAGCAGCCCACTGAACATACATATTATATTCCTCATTTACTGCGTAACGCCACGCCTCTTTCATGTGTGCGCCAAGCGTAAACTCGTGATTCGGATTTTCCTGATTGTAATTCAGAAGGCTATCAACAAGGTCAAACGGTTCATACGGAGCCACTAACTTAACACGCCGAACAGTGATTTCGTCCCATCCCTCGAAGTAGTACGGGATGTCAATTCCCTTACGCATACGCTCCATAGCAGACATAGGGACTTTCCGCTCGCGCTTCTGATTGCGCATAACGCAGACAGAATACGGAGTAGCCATAAAGACGCAATGCTTATGACAGTTTACTTTCGCCATCTCGCGTAAGAATCCTTCGCGCCGTTTAGCATTGATATTTGTTGCATCATATACAACACTAAAACCATCTTTCATTGCAGCGCGAATCCAATTATGCAGAGTATTAAATACCAGATTATTGTCAGTCTGGTCATTTTCGTCACCAAAAAGTTCCTTGCGAATCGCATCAGAACTAAATACAAGATACCCTTTTCCAATATATTCATTCGCTACAGTAGACTTTCCGCTTGCAGGAAGCCCAACAAGCATAACAAATTCTTGCATATTCATACCTCCTTAATTACAGTTGGCAGTATATCTAGCATCTTCACCAGCGCCAAGATAACGAGAAACAAAATTCGGTAACGATGCAAAATTTTCAGAGATAACGTTTGCGAAATCAATTACACCAGTCACGCTTTCACGTCCATCCATAATATAATGAATTTTCTTATTATCGCACTGGTCAACAGCGTTGATGACAAACGATAAGTTGAAGTCTCCTTCAACAAATTGTGTCACGCTCAGGTCACGCATAACGCGACCAACAAACCTATCAACGTCAAACATAGCATATCTGATGCTACCTTGCCATTCGTTGTGTACGTTTGTATTATCAATAATTTTTGTGCTTAGATTATTTACATCAGTCTCACCCGGAAGAATACCAGCACCATGTCGAGTTGTATACCAACGTGTAGTATAACAAATCTCAATGTCGAACTCGTCCATACTCTTTACATCGAAACCATCTAAAACATTAAAATCTGAACTGAGTCCGGTATATGTCGGAGTCGTATTCTCGCCCTGCTCGTAGTATTTCTGCGAAATTGCAAGCCCCTGCGCATTTTCAAGCACAATCCGCTTATATTTTGCGCTAAGTTCAGTTTTAGTGAACTTTTTTACCGTAACGTGTTTGATAAAGAAAGCTAAGTCGCTCAAGAAAGACAACACATAATCTTTCTCAAAATTGTTGATGAACTGCTCCGGGATGTCACGGCCATCAAGAACCTCATGTAAACGCGCAGGAACGTAATCCATACAAATAATATCCAACTTTTCTGCAATCGGAATCCAATCGTTTTCTTCGTTTGCTTTCTGAATTTCTCTTACAGTAATTGCATATTTTGGCTCTCTACTACGAATAATAGCTTCATAAACGCCAAGACCACAAGAACCGAAACGACCATCTCCAAGCGCAGTTTCCCAACACTGGTTAATTAAAGCGTCCCAAGGCGTAGCAATGAAACAGTTTTCATCAACATATACATTCGGAGTAAAACCAAGTTCACGCAGTTCATCCCACTCCGTAGAAAATACCATAGGATTTACCTGAAAAATTTCACTGATAATAGTATCAGCACCGTTCATAGTTCCAGAACCGAAATGATGAAAAATGTGACGCTTATCTCCCTTTACAACAGTATGACCTCGCTGTGCTCCTCCATTTGTGAGCACGACCGCCATATCGCCGTTCTTGCATTCACGAGTAAAGTAGTCAACAGTTCTACCTTTCCCCTCGTCACCATACTGTGCGCCAATCACAATCTTAATGTCCATATAAACCCTCCTGTCAAGCATCTTTGACATCATTATTATATCATAGACGCTAGGAAAAGTCAAGGGGTTTTGCAAAATAAAAAGCGTGGATTTCTCCACGCTAAATCGTTAGATTTTAGAACTCGACCAAGCCATTGACTGCGGTAGCAGTGTTATTTCCAGTTGTTACCAGTCCTTCGAGGGCCTTACGGACAACGATTCCAGTAGAACCATCCCAGCTATTACAGATATCGTCAATATCCTTGCCAGCCAGTGCTTCCAGAATGGAAACAACGATTTCAGCAATCTTGTTATAGTCTGACACATGGACTGCACGTTCGCCCAGAAGTTCACCAAAGCTGTCATCGACAAGGCTTGTATCGTGATAACGATAACGATTAGAATAGTAGTTGCCCTGCTCGATAATCAGATGAAAAACATCCCAATCACGACTAACTGCATTCAGCAGCTCTTCGGAACTAATGCTATCCTCTTCGATAGTAGTTCCAAACACCTTCTGAATCTGCTTACGAGTAAGCTTATCAGGACACGGCTCGTCACCCATAGTAATCAAAATACCCTTCTTATGACGCTTTTCAATTGCATCCGCACTAACATAATTGGTTGCAAAATACCAAGGAAGCGTATAAGACTCCTGACTATTGCCACCACCGTTTCCTTCATACCATACCTTCTGCAAAGCCTCTGCAATGCGAATGTCGCTCTCAAACTGGCTTACCTGAAGCGGTGCGCGGTCATAGTCAGCATCACCAACAGCCATAAAGCAAACCTGCGGGTCAGTAATGGAACCACGATTGTAAATCTCCTGCATCAGAGTATTCAAATTCATGATGACAGAACGCAGAACAGGCGACATAGAACCAGTAACATCAAGAGCAATGATAATAGGTGTACTGTTCGGATTATCATTGCTGTCACGAGATTCACGAACAGTAATGTTCTTCGGATTCATGTCATCAGGCATAGCCGTAGACTGATACAAACTGGACGAACCGCCGCCAGAAACACTCGTCTTGTTAGTGACATTGCGTGTAGAGTAGCTATCCCAGCTAGATGCGTCCCAATGAGAATATCCCATATTTTTCTCCTTATAATTAAACTTTAATTTTACCCATTTCTGGATTCATTTTTGTAAACGTGCGTTTTCCAAATGCCGCATCAAGCGACATTTCCCATCTTTTCATTTCTGTAGGCGGGTATTCACCAGACCCAGTTCTTAGCCATATCATAATCTGGTCTGGAACTGTTGCGTCTGAAATTTTTGAAGTGCATCCAAGCAACTTAATCCCAAGCATCTTAATACATTCCATATCAGTGCTTTTCTTAGATTTCTTGTTGCGCTTCGCAGACGGAGGCATAACATCATACACTTCGCTGCTAACACCAATCATCTTCGTATCAACAGGGCGTGTATACCACCATCCACCGTATAACATAACTCCATGTTTTTCAATATCAACAAAACAACTGTTAATGTCAATACCATTATGAACAACATTGTTATACGACAAAAAGCAAGCAAGATTAAGTAAGCGTGAAATTACCCAAGCTGTGTGCTTAATAGGAATCTTATTATTGAAATTATTCCATACCTCAGAAAGAGGAACACAACCATGTTCACGTTTAATGATAATCACACACTCGTCATTATTCTCGAAATTTTGAACAATATGCGGCAATGCGTAATCAACACTCTGCATCATATCTCTAGGGCACGAAAACCTAATTGAAGTAATATAGTTATCATAATACTTCTTATACTGCCTTGGAATGACATATACAATATGGTTATTACATAAATACATCTTCCCAAGTTCAAAACCGTACTCTTTCAGATACGATACGATAAGCGTTTTACCGTTCGGTTTGTTTAAACGAATCTTATTAGATTCTTCCCATGTACCTCTAGCGATTAAACCTGTGGCCTTTTCATAGAGCATCACAATTTTCGAGGTTACTTCTTGATAAGTCATCTCGCCATTGTGAAAATCTGGATGAAACATCTTTAAGTATTCACGATACTCTGCCTTTAAAATTGAAGGGTTGTTCGTAAATACGTCATCTACAGACATCGCTTTTAATACATCATCGACTGTCTTACACTTCACTCTATCCCTCCGTTTCTGTTGCTATTATACACCCAAAATCTCGGATTGTCAAGTGGTTTCACTAAAAAATATGCACAATTTTACTCTTTTGCCTTATCGCAATTTTGGTCAAAATCACGGTACAGGATGTACTTCTTTACGACACCATTAGCAAATGAAATAGCATCAAACCAATTAGGAACACTTGGCTCATCTTTTGTCGGTGGTTCAATGATTTTAGTTTTATCAAAAAACTGCCCACTATCAAGAACGCCGCTCTTTACATTGCCGATAAAACATCTTTCAGACAAATCGGCAATGTAAAATTCTGGGCACGCTTTTAGCCGTGCATTATCTTTGTTCATAAGCTGATTATAGAGATTCTTTAATCGCAACGCTTCATACATCCGCTTCGACTGTCTTTTCACCTCATCGTCTGCACAAGAGTTTCTTTCATAGTCATTTAAGATATTGTGAATAGCACCATATACTGCGTTCTGATAGTGCCACAAATACCTTTCGTAAATTTCCTGTCTGACATTATAAAAATCCCTAAAAGAGTCATCCACAATAACATAATCAGAAAATAGTGCTTCAAGATTAACAAAACTGCCCTTTGCCAGCTGTTTTGCGAAATCACGAATATCCATCAGTTTTACCTGACCATCATCATAGGTATCAGGTGAAAACTCTGTTGATGTCAATGTCTTTACTTCCGTCTTACCACTAATTAACCCATCAAGTGAAGGCATAGTAGCCATTACGCAATCAATGTCCGAATCGCTATCATCAAGGCCATAATTCTGACTACCAAACAACCCGACAAAAGCTACCTTGCATTTTCTATTTAGTTCAATATATTCTTTTCTAAACTTTAATTTCGCTAAGATTCTCTGGTGTTTACCCATTCAATCTACTCCTTTCTGCCATCAGCCATACATCCGGTGACAGTTTTGTATAAAACTCCCCGTAAGCGTTACTGTTAAAAAATTTTTCCTGACTTTCAAGAGATAAGGACTCGATGTAATCAAACATATCATCTTCATTCTTATACTCAAGCAAATCTTCGTCTGTTGCATCACTGCTCTCAGAAAGTTCCTTGTTTGTTACCGCAACAATAGAAGTAAATGGACTAGCGCTCAAGCATTTCTTACAGAGAAAAACTCTCGTCCCCCAACCATCAAACCTACTGCCATATTTAAGCGGCAAAATATCAACACCTTCAACATCAACTGTAGTTCCACAATTCATACACTTTTCATTATTCATTTTTTACCGCCAATCTTGAAATGTCTCACATAATATGTGAAGCGTTCATTAAATTCTTCTTCGGTTAATTCTTTGTTAAAAATAACTTTCATTAGATTTGATATTGTCATTTTATAATGACCATCAAAAGAAAACTCTGTAATATCGCATTCAGCATTAACGAAATAAATTACTTCGCCATTATTTATCTTATTTACCAACTGCTCGTAGGTATAATATGCCATTTAATAAATAACGCCGACTTTTCTTCACATTAAAGACAGTATCGGCGTTTCTCCTTATTTTAGATTATTCGTCATGCTTCATCATATACTTACGGCTAACATTCTTAAAAGAGCGCTGACCGTCAAGACTACGATAAACCCAACCTTCACGCAAGCCAGTGCCAACAATACACTCACCATCAGCATCCAGCTTTAAAGTCTCCATATCATCGGGTAAGATATAATGCTCATCTGCGATAGGAACCCAATCAATTCCATTAGCATTACAAATCTTCTTTGCATCCAAAGAATTGATACGCCCAACGTCAGAACGAATCAAATTGTAACCAAAGAAACGTACTTCACCATACTTGTGAGGATTACCCTGAAGATTAGGGCCAGCGGTTTCACCCTGCAATGCCGCATACTTTAGGTTATTATCCTTGATGTAACGCTTCAAGAACTCATCAATATGATACTTGTCGTTCATATCCCAGTATACATTGGATTCAGAATTTCCACCCTTGTTATGCCAAGTGAACTGCTTACGGTCAAGCTGACGTACATTACGAGAACATACATAATACTCCCAACGACCAAACGGCTTCTTTTCCATGATATACGTAGAAGAAGTTCCGTCAATCTTCTGTGTCTTAATCCAAGGCTCTTTGTCCTTCAGAATAAATGGCATATTCTCAACGCGCTCTTCATCCGACTTCTTTACGTATTCAAACTTAGTAGGGAACTTGCGAGGATTAGTTACCTTCTTTCCAGTAAAGAAATTCTTAACACGCTCAAAGAAAGTCAATTTCTTTTCAACCACATCCGACTTACGAGCATTATCCTCTTCGACAGAATAGCGAATCTTCAAAATATCAGTAACATCGTCACCGATATTTGCGTCCTTTAATTCGTCAAATGCACTCACAGGCATAATCAAGCCCTGAGAGTATACCTTACACATCTTAATGCACTTAACCTTATAGTCACGCTTTGCCATAAAAGCAAACCGAGGGTCATCTGCATTTACCTTAGAGTCAACCTCAAAATAAACACACTTATCTCCGGGCTTAAACTGGTCAGCCTTGGAAACAATGATACCCCATCCCCCTACTCTAGCGTACTCTACCCTATCATATCCCTGTAACGGTTCGATATCATCAATCTTAGTTACGTATGCTAATGCACGTTTACCGTTAATAATCATATATTTAACCTATCCTTTCTACTTATCAAATAAAGCTATTCTTACATTGTGATGCGCCCTTTGTTTACCGCTGACGCGGTAAGGCACAAAGCTCTCTTACCATTGACAATCATAACAATTTATCCTTTCGTGTTAATCTATTATTTATTGCTATCTATCTCTTATTATAGCAAATTGTCCTTTACTAACAAGCATTGATAAATGACACAGTGCAAGCTATTTTTTGTATGACACAATTTTAAGGATAATTACACTACCAATATGGGATTGGTGCAACCAACAAATTATTGGCATATTTGCAGTTTCGACATGGGCCATGCACAAGTCAAATCTAACCACAAAATTTCAAAAATGTATATCGTTATAATTCTTCATAATATGAAGGGCGACGTATTACATTTTGTTTTTACTTTACAATTTTTGTTTTTACTTTTACTTTTTTAAAATTCATTTCACGCTATACGGCCTAATATCGTAAGCGTAAAATTCAGTACCACAACCATGGATATCAACATATTTGCCATCTAAAAGCACAGCCATCTTAGTTACGTCTACAGTACCGTAGCCACACTTCTCACCGATAACAAATACACATCCACCATGATGTTGCATAATTTCAGAGAACGTCAACGGGCAAATGCCCTCATCCTCTCTTATTACCTACACCATCTGTGCAAGTTTATAAGACTCCATTAGATTCACCTCTCAATACAGAGGGAGATTACCAGTAATCGGGTCAATTACCCGTGAGTCCAATGGTTCAAACACAAGACAGGTATACGTTTTAACACCATGAAATTCCGTAGTTCCGTTATCACGAACAAGCGTTGACAAAATCCCGGCATCATCTGCTTTCTTCTTTAGATTCAGAAGCTCCTCTTCGCTATCCACATAAAGACAAACCTTTGTATATGAATTAGAGAACCATTCTGACAGCGCGGAATCGCCATCAACAACTATCGTTCCATCGCCTACAGTATACCACGGCAAGCCGTCCCTGTCAAGGGCTTTTAGGATAATATTTACAGCACCGTGACAAGCCTGTGCGATAGCCTTACCTTTTCTCATGTGTAAGTCTCGCCTAACTACTATGACCATCTTAGTCATCAGGGTAAACCACCTTCTCCACCTTATCACTTGCTACATACAAACCACTGGAACACATCTTGTAAAAAGTTCCATACTTATTATATCGAACACCAACAACCTTGTCGATGCAAGAATATGCACAGGAATTGTCACGAACAATATCACCAATACTGATAAATCCCATTCTCATAATAATTCCTTTCATTCACAAAATTCGCTAACGATTGCCACAATTATACAAATGATAAGATAAAAGACTAGGACTACTGCAACAAACGCAAGCTCAATCCACATAGGAAAGAGCACAAGCAACCAAGGCCAATCAATCAAACCAAATGCTTTAAGCACAATCAAGACAATCTGCAATACACCTAAAAATCCAACACCACTTGTTGTAGTCTTTTTAGACACCAGCAAGCACCTCACTTACAGCCTTTGCAATCAGCTTGCCATCTGCCATAGAACGCAAAGCGCCCATAGCAGCTTTCATTGCCTGTCCCTTATTCATGCTAGAATCAACAAGCACTGAAACACGCGCCTTGATGTCATCATAAGACAGTTCTTCGGGCAAATAATCGGACAGAATTGCCAGTTCATCACGGCACTTTTCTGCCGTTTCTGCCCTATCACCCTTAATTGCGAACTCTAGCGTTTCGTTAATCTGCTTAATCTGCTTTTTTACTACAGAAATCATTTCGTCTGTAGTCAACATTCTACCAAGCTCAATTCTCTTATTCTGCATAGCGGCATACAAAAAACCAAGAGTATCAGCTACTCGCTTATTCTGAGACTTCTTTGCCAAGAACCAATCATCCTGAAATTTGTTAATGTCCTTCATTATTACACCACCTTGTAAATATTTTGATATACGCAAGTATATTTGTTTCCATCTTTTACATCAACATCACAATCCATGTGATAGTGACCAAAGTACCAATGGCTAAATTCGACATCCTCCGCGACAACTTTTTGTAAAAAGTTTGTTAGCTTATCATGTTTATATTCACCATTGCCGATAACATCCATAACAGAATCTGGCGCACAATGGCTAATCACATAGTCGCATTTATAATTATTCTTTTTTAAGGTGTCGATTCCATACTGATATTCCTTGTCTGACGGCATTTCTTCGGGCCACCAGTCAATACCTTTACGTCTACACCATTTATCATGACTCTGCGCTTTACCGAAGCTAAAGAATTTCTTCCCATCAAAATTATACATACCACCCTGCACAAAGCAGTAAATAAGGTCGTTAATTTTGTGTGCTTTGTCACCATGAAAATCAACCAAAGGATATTTTTCAATCATCGGATGACATTCGTGGTTTCCGGCACAGAAACAAGTAATGTATGGCCTACGCAAGAACCACTGTTGCCACCACCTATCACTAAACCCATCATCCCATACAAAGCCAAAGTCTCCGCAGATAATAAGAGTGTCGCTTTCTGTTAGATTATTTGACTCAGGCCAATGACTAGGCGTAATCTTGTCAATATCAATATACGAATGGGTATCACCTGTTACATATACTGACATAATTACTTACCTTTCTTATTTTTACGGACATAAGTTACAACTCTATATCCAGCCATAAGAAACATCATAACACCGGCAGTCATAAGAACTACCTCAAAAATCTTTGTAATAACGCACATATAGCACTTTCAACTCCTTTATATATGTCTTTTACACCAATATTATATCAAAAAATATCAGGTTTGTCAAGCTGTTTTCAAAAATAAATGGGCGCATTGCGCCCACAGATTAGTTCACAATAATGTTACAATTACGCATGACTGAGAAAGCCGCATTAGCTGCGTCCACAGTAGTACCCTCTGTTGCGGTGGAATCCACATATACCTCATTCTTGTAAAGTGCAGAACGAATCATCAGGGCGTTCGAGACAACACAAATATCGGCGCAAACACCGCAGATTTCAATTCTGTCGCCGGGAACGCAGTCACGGAGCAACGTATTCACAAGCTCTGTAGAACCAAAAGAATTTTTGTAAATGATAGTACAATCACGCCTATATAGCGCAAGAGCTAATCCCACCTTATCCACAAGCGCGTGTCCAGAAGTGCCATCAACACAATGGATTGGGTATTTCTTAGATTCAGGCAATGTGTCATAACTATCTGCGCTATGGGTATCCATTGTCATATAAATCTTACACTTATTAGATTTATATTTTTCAATCTTTTCTACCACGCGCTTAATCACTTCGTCGCTAGGATGAAAGTCGTTCTGCATATCAATAATAACAAGTTTATCAGACATACTCAATCTCCTTAGTCATAACTGGGTTCATTCTTATCATCTCGAAATCTAACAAAGACAGGGAATTGCAAACTACGTAACCCAGTGTTCTTATCTTTAGATATACTTTTATATTTCACCTCAATAATTTTACCGAAATATTCCCTCTTATTTGACCATATTTCAGCCCTAAGTTCGTCACTAAGCCCACTTCCAACGCCAACTGCATTATTGTCAAACATCACCCAAATTTTACCAAGCGTATTAGAAAGTCTACCATCACCAGCATCAAAACCAATAATTGGCAAGTCCATTGTATAGAATCGCTTTGCTTTTAGAATACCGGAATTACGCTTGCACTGATACGGCACATCATAATTTACCATTACACCTTCCATACCAGCTTTCGTGGCGCGGTCGAGCCAATAATCAATCTTTGTTTCATCAGTACCTTCATAGAAAAATCTTACAACCTCAACATTTTCAATACCGAGACGATGAATGTCATAAGACAATTCAATCAACAAATCCTTACGAGCTTTGTACGAATCCTGAGAAATACCATTATCAAAATCTCTGTTAGAAATCCAGTCGAAAATAACATACTTGATACAAGACTTATCAGAGTCTGGACTGTTCAAAATACCAGTGCCTTTCGTAAAAGCATCGTTATCCGACAATCCTTCCTTATTTTTATATACAAGTTCACCATCAAGACACCAAACCGGAAGTTCTACTTCCAATTTCTTTAAATCTGACATAATGTGGTCTAGTCCAGTCCACAACTTACCCTGTCTGCTATACATTTTTCCACGATAACAAATACATCTGTTCCCGTTAATTTTCTGACTAACAGAGAACCACTCGCCATGTGGAATCTTAACATTATCAATAGATTTTGCAAGTTGGACATCGAATACTGGAATTAACTTGCATCTATACACGCTATTGACAGTTTTTGCGTCAACGCCAAGTCGCAGTTGTTTGGTGAACACGTCATGTATAAACGCAATTTCATTGTTAAAGGTTGGTCTGCCCTCAAAAGCAAGTCTTACCTTTTCCACGTATGACTGAACCACCCAAAGCGTATCATCATTCGCCGGGTTGTTCATAATATATTTACACACATCTAGCAACGTCATGTTAATATGAGGGTCTAATTCCTTTGCTAAATGTTTGCTTAATCTTGCGCTAGATATACCAGTTGTTACGTTTTTGTCTAGCAAAAATTTCAGAAGTTCATCTGTCTCCTTACTTCTGAAATTATTCAATGCCCACTCTTTGAGAGCTTTCTTACTTTGCATTCTAAGATTAGAACAAAACAAAGTACATTTAATATATTCAATGTCGATGTCGAACATCAATCAAATCTCCTAAACTTTTTTGCATTTTCAAAATAAATTCCAAGTACATCTAAATACTGCGGTCTTATCACCGCTTCTGCGTTTTTAACAAATGCAAACCAAGTATAAGAATACGGTTGCATTACTTTTTCATAGTTTAACCGTTTCCATTTATCTCTTCCGTCCAAAACATACCCATCTATATTATAATCACGAATTGCATCAAGCGCAAGTATTCTGCATCTCAACGTATCACGATTATTTAACATAAATAGATAGGCAACAGCCATTACTATAAATGGCATTGCTGTTAACCACGGATGAATATTAGCAAACTCTATTATACTATCAACCATCGGATTCACCTCCACCCAAGATGGATTTCACCTCATCACGGATGGATTCAATTTCCTTAATTGCTTCCACTACCGACATATCTTTCTGTGATAGCTTACGCCTAGCTCTGATTTTGATGTAACCTTTTAACGCCGCATTAAAATCGTGGTAGTAGCCAAGCGTTTCTGCTGCCTACTTACCAGATTTATCAGTAGTAAAATGAACAAGGTCATAAGACCACTTCGATGGATTTATTGCATACTGTTTGTTAATCTGAATCATTACTTATTCACGTCCTTTGTAATATCTTCTGTAAATACTTTAACTTGCGGTTCAATATCATCAATACAGTTATTACATAAAGCCGCGAAACAACTACCAGAACCTTTATACGTATTCCATCTGATGCTCACAGCTGAAAGCTCTTCAGCTTCCTTCCCGCACCTAAAGCATCTTGGTTTTATATCCATTCCTCTACTTCGCAAGTTAAAACCTCCTCTATCAAAAATGGGTCAAAATCGCAAGCTCTAAAAGCAACAGAACAGTTGGTTACATTACTATAATATTCAAGCTGTGCAATTGCTTCTCTGCTTGCGGATTCATCACAGTTCTTGTCAAATAACAGTGCGAAGCACTTTTCATCTCTATTAAAAACAGGAATGCATCGACCCACAAGACTTTTTTCAGTAGATGATTTCTTTAATATAGACTTATATTCAGAAAGGCATTCTTTATATGCTCTTAAAATCTTAGGAATATCTTCCCCTGTAGTCGTAACAGATACGGCAATAATAGGCATATCTGTATCAAGAATATCTCCACTGCGCTTAGACTTAATCATAATTACTCAAAATTCACCCTTAGTCCTCTCAAAAATAGAATAAATTGTATCATTATTAAAACTTCTTCTGTCGATATATACCCGCTTACCTTGCGTGTCATCGTATAACACATACTCATCTTCGACTATAATCATTGATGTAGCATCCAAAACACCGCGTAAATTCTTTCGCAGTTTTGCAAAATCAATGCCAGAATCATAGTACACCTCTGCGCCAGATAACAAATGTCTAAAATGTTCTTCCGCATCATCTTTATATTTAGACTTCGCTATATCATAAAACGTATCAAGCGCATCACAGAAGAACGCAGCCTTTTCAAAATCTTTTCTTTTGCACAAACCAGCAAAATCACAAATCAAAGACTCGTAATCCATTCTTTTAGGTTCTCCCTTTTTCTTTCAAGCCACCGTTGTTCATCAAGTATATTTCCAAAAAATAGACAAGTCGCTTGTATCTAATTATAATAATTTAGACACACGAAACCTTTAGGAATACTGGGTAGCCTCACATTCTCCTCAAACATTATGTATATTGATGGCGGCATGAATGAATTATCTGCATTTGACACATGACCGCCACAACAGAATTTTGTCGTATATCCTTTTAGATTCAGCTACACTATCACATCCAGTATGCTACTGTCGATATACGCAAAACTATGGTTGCGATTTTTACAATCCTTTTTCCAACAATCGCAACAAATTAACGATACATCCTTCCTTGTCTCCACTTAATAAAGTTCACCCTGCTTTCACTCGCCAAACAAGCATGAACATCTTTCCATGATTCAGGGTATTGTTTCTCGTAGACAAAAGGAGGAACACCGTTTTTATATTCGTTACAACTGATAACATACATACATCTCAGTTTTCCATCTTCCAGACGGTACGATACATCATAATAGTACATCCTCAATTCACCCCAATCGCATGAAATTTCTTATTATGCTTCTTTAGATAATCAGAACGTGTTTTACTAACTCCATATACAGCAACAATTTTCACAAACGATGACTCCATAGAGTTCCACACGTCGTCAGCACACTTCGCAAAGAGTCTGGCGACATATTTCTCCTTACCAAATTCTCCCGTTTCAGTTTTCCGCATCTGATACAACACCTCAAACTTTTTATACATCTGAGACTTTTGAGCATCATCAACCGGAACAAGAGCAGTACACTTACTACGCTCTCTAATAGTATAGCCACGATTCATGAGTCCCTTGATAATCCTATCTTCCATACTGCCAATAGGGACTTTTGTGGTGTCTACAATTACTTCTTTTAAATCATGGTTAATCTCGTACATCTCAACTTCTCCATTAAAATGGTAAATCTTCATCTTGTCCACCAAAATTTACTAAATAATCAGTATTCTCGTCAACATGTGATTCTGGAAAAATATCCAGTTCGTCCTCATATCTTACGAATAATCCAATATCAATTTTTTTACGTTTACTCTCTGGATAATTCTTAAATATGTATTCGTAGATTAACTTTAACAGTTCATCATCAGACACTTTATATCTGTCAGGACAGAATGTATATGTATTTAGTTCATTAAGAACCAGAAAGCCGTTTCTAACCAAATTGTGAAACGCTTTATTATATGTCTTGTAAGACATACCAGTATCTTCCATGACGTGTGCGGAAAAGAGGACAAGTTTTGTAATATTTCTTGTTCTCATGCTCCACAAGTACATATAGAATTGAATTTCACATGGCTCTAAATGACGAACTAATTCAACTGGGAATCTCTCGTAATTATAATCAGCGTAATCAATAATTCGCTGATTTGCCACTGTTTTCGTTGTCAGAAGCTACACTCCTTATTTTAATGAAAGATTGATTTTATTAAAAATTATAATCTTCATTAACAATCCCGTTAATAGCATTTTTAGTCTTTTTTGCTATTTCTTCACCAATCATGCTATATCCCCTATATTGAATTGTGGCTTTAATAAATTCTGGATTATGAGCAAGACCACCGGCAATAGTATTTAACAATTCAACATACTCGTTTCTACATAAATTGATATTCATACAAAATTCCTTTCATAAATTTCAAAGGCATATTTAAAACATTTTTCAAGCGGAAGTTTGTCACATGCCATCTTCTTGCTATTCTCATTATAAAGTGCCAATGCGATATTCGTGACACATGTATCTGCATTTGGATGCTCCTGAAGAAATTTTAATTTTTCTGTCTTTTTCTTTTCGTCCTCTTTTTTCTGAATCGCAAGTGCAGAAGCAAATCGTTGTTTAAGCAAATCCCTTGCCCAATCTGGGCAATATGGGTCATTAAGTGCTTCTTTTGCCTGCCCAAACGTGCACGTTGTGACAAATTCATACTGTCTAGGATGCAGTTGCGCATATTCTATATACCCTGAATCAGCCAATATATCTCTCTCCTTAATCTAAAAGAATTATCTATGATAGTTTTTCCTGAGTTTGTTATGCAAACTCTAAAAGAAATTCGTCTTGAATATTCTCTTTTTTATTATACCATACTACTATACTGTTTGTCAAGTGGTTTTGAAAAATTTTTTATGTGGATTTTACTTAGGTAAAAGTTGCCGAAGATATAATATATATTACATTTATAGTCTTGTAGGAACGTCTGTAAGAGGTCTTTGTTTCAGTAAACAAGTTACTCCATTTATGTCCGAAAGTCACCCACAGACGCTTCTAGCCGCCTGTCCTGCCAAGATTCTTACCAAATTTTACCACTACCCATCTCTGTAAAATCTAAATAAGAATAATTATTATTTATTTTAGATTATCCTTATTATATATCTTAGGGAAATTTTCCCTAAGCACCCTCAAAGCCCCCTGTTTTATTGTCATTCTAGCACATTCAAGTTGAGCCGTCAAGGGTTCTAGCCCAGTTCATAAAAAGTTAAGAATTTTCCTTTAGATTCCCTTGACAAACCGTGATTTATTTGATATAATAGGGTCACAAAAGCGATGGAGGTACAAGATATGGAAAATACTGTGACTAGACCTGTGGATATGGTAAGACTTGGCAACCAGAAGCATGGGTTTTCTTTTCAGGCAAGAGGCGATATCTACATGCTGACCGACTTATATCCAATCGAATCTGAGGATTATGACGTTATGCAGACTGTGTGTATGACAAACGGTAGAATGCAGGGATTTGGCGCAGATGAATATGTTGAACCTGTTTATACGTTTACAGTTCACGCAAATCCTAGTTTAGCAAAGTCTGAAAGGGTTGTCAAGGGCTTATGATACTTACTATCAAAAAGGCAGACTATAAATCTAAGTTAAAGGCTGATTTTGTAAAAAATAACCTGTTGGAGGTATGCAAGTGGTTCAACTTCATCGAGGACAACGGCCTTGCTGAGTTTCCTGACAATCATATCACAATGTATATTAACTTAGATTATCATATTGATTTGCCGGATTGCTATATGAACAATGGTGTCTACTTTTATTCCTATAGTATGGGAATAGGCCGTAAACTTCCTACAAGACCGGCTTGGGATTGTTACGGCATTTTTGCGCCGAACAAGATTCCTATGCAATTCGTATTTATCAATAAGACCAGTAACATTTTTAACTCTTTTAACTTTGGTGCTCAGTTTTCTGCATTAGAGACTGACTTGGTAGAAATTGACACGAGGGAATACGATGGTTGTTGAGTTAATTTACAGCGAAACTTTAGATGTCCTACAAAAATCTGAAGCAAAGCCGTATATCAAAAATGCACTCGATATTATCAATTTTATGGTCATGAATAACTTGGAGGATATTAACAGTTGCGACCGTTACTTTATGGCACTAACTTTTGATGAGCGAATCTCTTATCCAGAAGTGTACGGCTATAACAATTATTGCAGAGCGCTGTCGCATTGCAATGGTAGACTCCCTAGCAATGGGGATATGCTGTGTTATTTATCTCGGTATAGGAACTACATCGAAATTGTATTTGTTGATAAAGAGAAAGACGTTTACTTCTCTTTAGATTTATTTACAAGTGTTGTCAATGCTATTAGATATGGCATTACGCTTGATACGGAGAAATTTGAATGAAACTTTACGCAAGATTGGCAGATATGTCTGATATTGAGTATCTCAAGAATAACAATATGTATCAGACAGCTGTTAAATATATGAGTATACTTAATGAGCTTGGGTTACTTAGGTGTCGTCCTTGGACACAGACCGACAATGGAAACGCAAGCGATAATGTAGTGACTGTTATTGCTTTTCGTCAGGTGGATGCAGACGAAGAAGATATTGCGATTGCCGCAGAATGTTATCATCCGTACAACAACGAAGAGTACATGAGACTGCCTTATAAGACGGACAAAGATATTGCGCTTACATTTGTCAATGAAAGACATCGTGGAGATGTATCTTTTATATTCCACGAAAACTATACTGGTGAGTACAATGAAGTACGCTTTCTGTCTGGAGATTGGAGCAGAGGCAGGCCGAGAGTTCTGCTTGGTGAAATTTAAGGAGTATGTATGTCTAAAGGTTTTATGAGTTTTGACGATATCCCGCAAGACGTTCGTAATAATATCTTAGGTGTAATTACGGCGAATCATATTGATTTTGACCCGACTAAGATTACTGGCGGAGTAAAGGATGCTTTTGATTTCACAGAGATGGAAAATCAAAACGGTCGGCTTGGGTATAATGGCGATACTTACGACACTACTTATAGAGTCCCTGATTATAACGGTTTCCGTGTATATGTAAACCAACCTGTTTCTGTCGGTGGCAATATTAGGTGTTTGGCTTTAGATTTTTACGATAAAGACATTGAGCGCTCTGATTACATCTATATGGAAATTGATAAAAGGTGAGGTGCAATAATGAATCATACAGGAGTTGATACGTTTAGATTATCTCAGGTAGTGAAGGACGAAGCGAATAAATTCTTAGATGCCGCAGAAATTGGCACTGACGAGGAATTTGTTGTTTGCGCTACTGAAATCCTCTCATGTCACGAATTTGAATCAAGAGGTTACTGTCGCGTACCTTGTACAATCGGCAAGGCATATATTAAACAGTATCTTCCTAGAAACCATCATAAAATTTATCGTCTTGCATATATGACAACACTTGATGCAAATGGAAATGAAAGACATCCGTTTTATCGCGTTATTAAACTTAAATCACAGCTGTCGTATACGCATCCAAGTGGCAATGAGCTTTATACATTCACCATTGATAGTAATATGGATAGCGTTACAGTCAATGATAGTGACTCTACATATACATTACCCATGTCTAATACGCTTGATACGGCTATTGACGCTTATGGCTATTATGGTAATTCATTTAGACGTGATTACGATTATGCGTATGGTGAGTCACCTTACGCTAGAGTAACAACAACAGATGTCACATACAATGCTCGTGTGTCCGAAGGAGTGCGGAGTCTACGATGACAGATGAAAAGTGGAAAGCCATTACAAGATATTTTTGGGAGCATACCGCCCCTGAACTCGGACTTGTCGAGAAATATTGGAGAAGTAAAGACCATTATACCGGTCATCATTCTTTCATTTGCGATAATAATGGACAGCTTCAGGTTTATGCTTCAACATACCAAATCTATAGGATTCCATCATTGTATCTAAATACAAGAGTGTTCACGGACGCAAAAGAAAATTGCGATAGTTTTCGTGTTTATTTCTTTGAGGAAGGAACCGAACTGCTTCATAGCGAGCTATACGTAAGGAGATAATAATGTCTGCTGTGCTTTTAGGGAAAATGAGGGGCGGTAATAGTGCACACCTCAACGTTTTTGCGAGACATGCGTTTGCACTTGCAAATGAATACCTACCCGACTCTAACTTTCTTTTTATTGGTTCACGTGCATTGTGTACCTCTGAAAATGTAAAGTTTTATAATGGCAATATCAGTGGAGATTGTATCGGTAATACTGGTGGAGCTTATGTCAATGACGGTTGTACTTATGTGCAACTCTATTCATATAGAGTACCTTGTAGAGAATGTGATTTATTTATCTATGTTGGCGATTATCAGTATTACTATGTTACGATGAAGTGTTTTGATGGTGATACTGAATATTATGTAGAATTTACATTTGAGAGAGAAATGGGCGTTCCGTTTAATAAAGCAAATATTCAAAACATTACTGAAGAGGAAGTATGACAAATTCTGTAAGACACTTTAAGTTAAGCTGTTATTGTAGATACTTGTTCTATATTATGCGCCTACTTGGTGTAGATATATCTAAATATCAAGTTCATGTACCTAAATCTGTGCACCTAGAAAATTGTATAGATTATATAGAGCTAGAGCAAGGTAGCCCATATTTTCCATTATTCGATGTATCTTCTGATGACACTATAAGGGCTTGGCATCGTTTACCGTCACAACCATTTGATAAGAACGCATGGGTGTTCTATGCAAGAGGTATATATGAGGACAAGTATTTTTTAACTGTGTTCTGTATTGACTATCCAGATGAATTTCTTGAGATAGAAATACAGAGATGCAGAAAATGTGGTGATTTTACCACAGATAGGAGAAACTATGGACTGCAAAGAGCTTGATAGAATTTCCAGAAATGGGTTTTCAAAAATTTTTGAGGATGAAGTAAGGTCTGTTCTTAAAGATATTGATTTGGGTATTGATGAAGCTCCTAGTTTTTTACGTTTTAGTATGTATGATTTTGTAGAATTTGCAAACGAGGGAAACTTCTTCAGAATCCCATGTGCATCAAAAACGGTTCATTGTAGGAAGTTGCATGATTTCTGGTGTAATAAATATGAGATTGTGTACAGAACTAATTTGAGCACGTCTGGTCGTATGTCAAAGCGCGAGTTCATGCGGTCTGTTATTATCGTGTTTTCGGATTTTGTACCTGTGGAATTGACCAGAGATGTACGTTCCGAGGATGAGCGTGTCATTAGTGAACTTATTCAGTCTATTAGTATGAGGAGTTTCTAAATGCTCGGTTATAAACGTAGAGATGTAGTTGAGTCTTTTTGGGACGACTACAATAATGCAGGATTCGATAAACGATACTGGCGTGAAACATCTAAAAGTTGCTATCGTTATTCCAGAATTGAACAGGATAACGGCAAGTTAATTGTCGATGGACTTCGGCAATCATCCACTGTGCGAATCCCTTGCTCGGTTCATGATGTTATGTTATATTTATGGACTAATTTTGATAAAAGATATATATGTTTGATGTTCCACAAGGTTGGAGATAAAGAACTTTACGTTCATAGATATTATGTAAAGGATTATAGAAATGAATGAACTAATTAAAAAATACAGAGAGTATGTTGAACATTTAATCGTGCTTTCTTGTGGCGATACATCCGATTACAAATTTGATGAAACTCGCGCGGATAACATTGAAGGACAGCCGTTGCGTGGGAACAATTATGTGATATGGCAAGGAAGTGTTAATAAGGAGTGGGTAAGGATTCCTAGCCCTGACTTCGACAAGGATAGCGTGGTGTGCTATTATTGTGGTCGTTATTATGATAGATGGCGTGTACTTAACGCAGTCTCTAGTACGCATCCAGATAAACTGATTGTTGTTTCGTATACACATAAATGACGGAGGGATTTAATGCTTATCAATCCTAAAAAGAAGAATGAAGAACGTGAACTTATTGATAGTTATAAAGAATATCTAAAAGATGTAATCAGGATTAAAGGTATCAATCCTGACAGATACAAGTTTGTTCATGGATATGTAAGCCACGTCACAGATTCAGTTGTTGCTGGTGGTTCACATCCTAAATCATTTGGTAACGAATTAAATAATTGGGAAAGGATTCCTAGTCCAGAATTTGATAAGGATAGTTGGGTGTATTTATACAATGATTGTAGTGGTAAAAATCGTATTGTTATCAATGCAATTGAATATAATAGACGTGTCGTAGTTGTTAGATATGAATGTCCTGCTGATAGTGACTGATAAGGTCACTATTTTTATATCGTTAATTTTTATACGGATAAGAAAGTAAGTTTCTCTGAAAACATATGAGGAGAGAAGAATATGAGATTAGTTTCAGAATTGTGGAAATCAGTTGGTATCGTAAATGGCATAGATTTTACTGGTATTTACGAAATAAGTACAAAGGGTAGAGTTAAAAGGTTAGAAAGAACTGCAACCGATAAGCATGGAAATAAATACTATGTCCCATTTGCTATACGGTACGGCGTTCCGATGAGTAAGCGTGAAGGTTATTTGAGAATAATACTAAGGAAAAACGGTGAATACACTACAGCTTATGTACATAAACTTGTCGCAGAGGCGTTTCTTATAAATCCAAATGGATATGAAGTCGTGAATCATAAAGACGAGGATAAACAAAATCCAGATGTCAATAACCTTGAATGGTGTACAAGAAGTTATAATGTACTTTATAGCAGAACGCCAGAAATTGTTGCAAAAATTTCAAAACCTGTTGCGCAGATAGATATGGATGGCAATATCGTAAAAATATGGCCTTCGATGAAAAGTACAAGTGAAGGTGGTTTTATATATCAAAATGTTCAAAGATGTGTGAATGGGAAACTGAAAAAACACAAGGGGTTTATATGGAAGAGTGTTAATGATATTGATAAATCGGGCTGATATAGCCCAATTCTCGTAGATATAATAGCTACGTGCCGTACAACGTTGTATACAACACCGAGTTTGTATTCTACCCCCTACCATAGTGGGTTAATGGGTTAGCCACCACTAACCGCGTTCAACCCCTGACGGTTAGTTACGACTAACTAACTTCATCGCTTTACCGTGCTGAAGCGATTGTTACATACTTGCTTAGATGCTCACGATGTATACAACGTATCAGAACAATGTTGTATCCAACGTGACAGTGCAACGTGATAGACCAACGATGTATACAATAAAAAATAAAACAAAAAATCCTTTACCACACTAAAGCACTAAAGACTTCAGCATGGTAAAGGACTAAAGTTTTTAATAATAATTCCTATTTACCAGATTTTCCAGTTTTTGCCTTTTCTGGTAAATAGGAACGTTTGCTATTTGTTGTTGTGCGGTGTGTTGTTTCGTGGGTTCACCGCAACGGCTTGCAGTCAATAACCCACCAAGCCCACGGGTTAGTAGGTTCACCGTTCACATCGAAGTAAACCTTCACTTCCTCACCAACATGATAGTTAGTGCCCTCAAACTCGAACACGTCCCCACCGACGTTTACCTCAACCTGTTCGCCGCACACGGACACTATTTTACCATTCTTTGCCAGCTGGTTAGTCGGCTCAAACTCCCCTGCACCCACGTTGCAAGCGGTAAAGGTGAACACGACAAACAGGACGGAAAGAACAACAAAAAACTTTTTCATAATAAATTAAACCCCATTCTTATTTTAGATTAAATAAATAAAGTGAAAACGCGGACTTGTTGAAAGTCTTTCAATAGTATCCGCTTGTTATGTATTAGTTAAATATCCTTGTTGCGTTCTGGACGTTGATATTTAGCTTTCCCGGTTGCGTTCTTGACAAATTCATTGTTAATTAAAACGCTCGCGCGGTCTACACTAATTTCAGCGTTTGCGAAACGCTTTAGAATGAGCGCCCATTCCTTGCACAGGCAAAACCCCCATGTGATTTGTACGGGGTTGACATAGTGGAATAAGCGAACCTCAAAAAGTTCGCTTTTGTCCAGATTCAACCATGAATAATAGTATTTGCTAAATTCATTGTTATCTTCTGCGTAGTGCGTAAAATTGCGCCCGAAAACTTTTACAGTCCATTCTGGATTGTTCCGCATTGTCTGCTGAACTTTTCCAAAAAGCTCGCTCGCATGATTGCGAATTTTCCATACTGCATTATCATACCCATCAAAAGATATGTTGATGTGATGACCACAACGGCCTGAAGTCATATCAACATATTGCTCAAGGCTTTTATAATATGCCTTGTTGCCATGTAGATTAGTAAAAGTAAACGATTTTAGCTCGTCATAAACAGAACCGTCATGCTCACGCCAAAGCGCGAATCGAGCAAGGAAGCCGCCCATATTTTCAGGCGTTTCCTCGAATTTATAGCGGCTGATTTCAATTTCCGGGGTCATATAAACCCCGGCTTTTGTCGCTTTGGTCGTTCCAAACAATGGCCGCTCAACGCCGTTTGGTGTTACAAACGGCTCATGGTAACGGCGTTGACGAATGCAAGCCTCGTGCACATACACACTCGGCTCATGGTTTGTGCTGGCGTGAACGAATGCAAACTCGCCTATTTGCTCTCCGCAAATTGCGCACTTCGTCCCCGTGCGGGGTCTGCTGTTTTCGAGAATTTCATCGAAAACGGTTTTTGTTGTTCTTGCTTTCAACATAATTAAACCTACTTTCTCGGCCTATATGGGCCGTTTCAAAATGTTTTTGTTCCATGTGGAACAATCGGGTTTTTGTTTCATGCGGAAACTTCGCCTTGCACTTTTCTTTTTGTTCCGTCCCTCGTGCAAGTCGGGACAATGGCCGGGAACGATATTCAATTTTCAATGTGCTGTAAACTTTACTGTTTACAAGACTATTATACAGTTGTATCAGTTGTAAATCAATATTGATTTTGTTGTTTTTCTGGTTGTGTTTTCAGTTGTGACGTAAAAGAAAACGGTAAAAACGCTATGATTTTTTGTGCAAAACGACACAAGTTTCGTTGTATACAACACGAACTTGGTCTGTTTTGTGCAATGTGCACACAAAATCCCAACAAATCTTTTATATTTTTGTACAATATGCTACAACAGCTAGTTGTGGGTCTGTTTTTAGCACACATAAGCACCGAGTGCTAAAATGAGATATACTAACTTTCAACAAAAAATTTTATGAAAATAAAGAAAAATGCGCTGGGCACTTTATCTTTTATATCTTGATATGAAAAAAGCTTTACTTTCTTTTAGTTTTACGATGCTTTAGCAGTTAGTGCGACTAACTGCTAAATTCATAGACTGTTCATAATCTGTTGTATACAATCATGCCTTTTGCGTTGTATACATTAGCAATCGGTCTGCTGGACTGCTAGAGTTAGTTAGTCTAAACTAACCAGTGGGGCTGTTCAGTTAGTTATAACAAACTAACTTTATCACACTAAAGCACTGAAGTTAGTTTGTCATAACTAACCGCTGCATCCATCGTTGGATACAAGCTAGTATCCATTCTTGTGAGCAACGCGCACTCGCAAATACATTTCAGGCTCGCCCCATCTACAACGAAAAATCTACAAAAATCTATACTTTTCAATCTATGCACTATATTTTCATATCTTGATATGAGTCGAATTTACAAACCTATAACGCTCTAGTTCATATCAAAATATGAAAACGGAAAAAATTCATATAATTGCAAAAACAGAAAAATCTCTATAAATATACAAACTTCTGTCATATCTTGATATGAAATTCTAAAACAGAAAATTTTAAATAAATTCATATCTTGATATGAAATAACAAAATATAAAAGATAGGCTCACGCTGAAAAGCGTGAGCCTATCTGATTTTACTTCACCTGTTGCACTCGGATAAATCCAAAGTCATCACGGATAACGTAGCGGTGTGTCGGGTACAAATACGGCATCTAGTTTGTAGTCCAGCCTCGACCGTACCACCGGAGTTTCCAGTACAGACCCTCTTGATAAAGGATTCTGTTCATCTGCCGACCTGTTAATGGCTTCTTTGCCGGTGTGTACTTCTCGCCGATGTAAAATCCCTCGCTGTCGTGGATTGCTTCAACCTTGCTCCATGCCTTGCTCAAGCGGCTGTTGGCGTTCTTATAAGATTTCTTGCTCATGGTATGTACCTCTCTGTTTATCTGTCTGTCGTTATGTATTCGGTTTGGGCTTTGGCCTGTCGCCCTTTCCGTGATTCTATTCTACCAGAACGCAAGACAAAAATCAATAGTAAATTGAAAAGTTCACAAATTGTTCACAATTTAGTGCAGCGAAGCGCATTCGCCCTCTTCAAGTTCATATCTTGATATGAAACAATCTGATTGCAATTCTCTTTTAGATTTCATATCGAGATATGAATTACTCAAATCAAAAAATCTGTAAAAATCATATCTTGATATGAAATTCTAGCGTTCTACACATTTATTTTTTCATAGCTTGATATGACCCAATTCTATAATACAAATTCATATCTTGATATAATTTATTAAAAATTTTCTATAAAAATTATTTTATAAAATTTTTTCTATTTTGATATTTGAATATTTGATTTATTTTTTCTTATTTTGTATTCTACAAGCGTGGAACTGTACAGAAACTTTGTATATGGCTGTATAGTATGCCAAACTACTGGAATAATTTTGTAAATCCTTATAGTAGCCTTGCCGAAGTGCTGGAATCTTGTTTGTATCCGCTCTAGTAGTCCTGCAAAGCCATGTGCAATGTTTTCTGTGCTGTCTAGTATGATTTGCCGCACAGCAAACAAGCCCGTTGTAGCGTCTCTGTGTGGCATATAACGTCGCCGGGTCGTTTCTCCTAGTCCGGGCTTTCTGGACTGCAATTATTATACCATATCAGGCGCAAAAAGTCCCACGAATCAAGAATTGTTCACATTCTGGTTTTTTATATCTTGATATGATTTTGTAAATCTAAAGAGAACTGTCGGGAGTCATAGCTTGATATGAAAATTTTTCGTAGCATGAGTTAGTTATGACTAACTAACTTTGTTAAAAAGAAAACAACCTGATTCTTCACATCAGGTTGTTAGAGGAGGGACTTTGTTAATTATTTCACACGTCCCAAGGGATATTATGCTGTTTACAAATGTCTTGCCAAAGTTTACCGTTTACACTCCTTGCAAGCGGTACGGTTAACATCTCGCCTTCACCTCTGCGGTAAATGTGATGTGAACCTTTTACATGGTCAAGCGTGAAACCAGCTCGGCGCAATGCTCTTTGCACTGTAATTCTTTTTATTTCTTTCATTTTAGATTCCTTTCTGCATTTCTGCTATCAAGTAGTTTATTTATTTTAACCCCGCCTTCTGATTATAATTATACTCGCTTTTAGGCAAATGTCAATACTAAAATCAAAAAAATTTAAAAAAATATATTTTCTTTTTTCTTTTGATTTTTACTTTTTCATATCAAGATATGATTTTGTAAATTTGTAAATTGTAAAAGATTTCATATCAAGATATGAAGTAGACCAAAACTTTGTTAAATTTTTGATTAGGTTTTACGTTGTATACAACAAAAAGATTGTTAAATATTTGGTTAAACGCATTGTTGTATACATCATTGTACAGCAAGAAGATTGTTAAATATTTGATTAGATGCAGCGATGTATACAACGTCATATCTTGCTATGAATTTTTCGTTGCACAGGTTAGTTTACGCTAACTAACTCACTTTACAAAAGTAAAGCGGGGATTTCTCCCCGCCCACTTTATTTGTGTGAACTTCAGTTAAATGAAGTCGCACTCCTCGGCAATGGCTTCCAGCATGACACTTTCCTGATTGAATGCCATCTTTGCCCACGTTGCAAGCCCCACAGCGTCCTCCCGCGTGGTATAGCACAGCTCTACACGCAAGGACGGTTCGCGCACCGTCTCGCCGTTGTTGTGCTTATAAACGCCGTCAGCGCTATACACAGTAGCGCCATTGAAACGCCGTGCCACTTCATTGTTCAGAAGTGCCTGTGCGTTTGCGGGGTCAAGCTCCAACTTTTTGGTATCCTTATCAAACAGGCCGATGGTAACGATGAATTTTGTAGTCATAATGTTTTCCTCCAATGTTATGTATTTGTGTCATCCACTGTCTATATTATAGCATATTCAGCGGATTCTGTCAATACCCAATTTTTAGATTTTTGGGATTTCTTTTGTTGTTTTTTGTATTCCCTCCTTGCAAGTATATAATACCATATCCGCGTTAAAATAACAATTCGCATATTGCACAAACATACAGGCAATTTTTTGTGCATATTTCTACCCGGTTAGTTAGTCAAAACTAACCGCGCCTGTGGTGCGTCATATCAAGATATGAAACGCTCGATAATTTACAAACTAGAAAATTCATATCAAGATATGAAAAAGCCAAAACAGAAAATAATGAAATAATCATATCAAGATATGAAATAGAAAATACAAAAAGAAAAGCGTGGATTTCTCCACGCCTTCCCTTAGTAGTGAATCATCTGCTCGGCAAACTCGCTTGTTACTTTATAGCCGTGATATGTTACCATATCCGCTTCTTCAGCTTCAAGTTGTTCCTCGCGCTCCTCCTGTCTTGCGCGCTCCTCGCGCTCGTCCTCGATTCTGCACCACTCGGCCTCTGTACGAAGTTTTCCGTGTACGTTCAACATATCAATGCCCCCGTGTTATGTATTCAGGTCGTCCCTGTGATTATATGATACCACAACGGCGCACCGTTTTCAATAGTCAAAATGACGAAAAACGCAACAAATTTTTGTGCAATCTGCTACACGATTCTCTTAGATTTCATATCAAGATATGAAGCGGTCTTCTTCCTCAAATGACAGAAATTCATATCAAGATATGATTTCACCACTTCATAGCATGATATGAAAACGCCCAACTAGAGCAATTATAATATCTTGATATGAAGCCCGCCATCTACAAGAATAACCGGGATTTCTCCCGGCTTTTTGGTCTATTAGTTCAGCAGAACTCCGTATTTGGTTTGATGTGCAACGTATCTGCACCACGCCTCGTTCTTCCACCTCTCGTTCAACTGCAACTGCTTTGCAGAGATATCCATGTTCAGCTTGTTGTTAGATGTGGGATTCTCTGCATAGATGCGTGCATCATTCAGGAAGATTGCCTTCCACTGTGCGGTCTGCTTGGTAAGCTGGGTCAACTTGTCAGCGAGGATTTTTTGTTCGATTGCAAGTTCAAGTTTAGTCATTGTGTGTACCACCTTTCTTTCTGTGATTATAGTATATCATACCCTGCGGCAAATGTCAATACCCAATTTCAAAAATCTAAAAAAATTGAAAAGTCATATCTTGATATGATTTAGATTCTCTAAAAGAAAAGGCCGCTTTTCAGCGGCACAGTTCTTAGTATTTTTCGGTGCAAGCTGTGTTCAGTTCCACAACGCCGGTGTCCTCGTAGCGGTCAAAACACGCCACCAGCCTGTCGCCCTTGCGCCAGTAGTCCTCACCGTCCAGCATATCCCAAAGCTGTCCATCTGCGGTCTTGACGGTCACAACGTACACGCCATGAGAGCCATCGTAGCGGCTTTCTACGACCTCACACTCGCGGTATTCCTCAACGATACCGCACTCGGTAGGAACGCTGATATAGGGCTTGCAAAGGGCAGGAGAAGTGGTCAGGACGGACAGAGCCAGCATGATAGAAGCGATAGTCAACATAAGTCAAACCTCCTCAAAATGTGCGTCAGTGGATTCTTCAAGTACATCAGCAGTTGCCCAAATGAAAAGAAGGATTGCAATAGCAACCATGCCCAAACCAGCAACCACTGCGTAATAGTTCGTGGTGCAAATAAAACAAGCACCAACGAACATCAGAACAAAAATACCAACGAATACATATTCCATTTGTTTTACCTCTCTTTCTGTAATTATATTATACTCTTTATTTTAGATTTTGTCAATAGTGTTTTTCAAATTTTTTTAGATTTTTGTATTTTGTTATTTATAAAGATTTTTCCGTTTTTGTAAATTGTAATATCTTGATATGACTGCATAGCTGTCATTCAAATATTATTGAAAATAATATCTTGATATAAAATATTTTTCTTCATATCTTGATATAAAACTTTGTAAATATCATATCAAGATATAGAATCTAAAGAATCATATCATGATATGAAAAGACGCACCTAAAAGAAATGGGCGGCTCATCACCGCCCAAATTTTACAGATACGGGACAGGAATCAGAACATCTGCACCACGGTTATTTTTCTCGCTGGAATCCAGCTTGAAAACATCATCGGCATACTTCCTATACCAGTTCTTTTCATCTTCGGTCAAGTCGCCCCAGCGATGCGGCATAGAATCCACGCCGCTGAACTCATCCCAACCAATGAACATCATGTCGTCTTTCATGTCCGTGATTTTCATTGTATGTATCTCCTTTTAGATTTATTTTGTTCCCCTTGGAACAATTATATTATAGCAGACTTATTCGATTTTGTCAATACCCTTTTTGAAAAAACTTTCATTCATATCATGCTATGAAATTAGAGTTATACCAAGTATTGTTGCTTTCATATCTTGATATGAAATACATTCTTATTTTAGATTCAAGTGAAATCATATCGTGATATGAAATGCCAATGGTAAAAGAAAACCGCCCACGAGGGGCGGTTGATTAACTTATACTATCGCAATGATATAATCCGTTGAAATATCGAAGCACTGCGGCATTTCGTGCGATTTGATTTCACTTTTCAGCACCAGCGGCTCAATCTCGGCCTTCTCGACCTTTACGCCGTTCTTGAAGTATTCGGTGTTGAACGTGCTGGACTGTGCCAGAGATAACCGCACCAGCGTGTTTCCGGTTTTGAGGCTTCTGAGTGTAAGCTGGGGGATTAACCACTCTCTTCCCTTCAGGCCCTGATTCTCAGCCGGTAAAGTACCATCTGCACGGCCTTTCTGAGTGCTTGCCATGTTATCATAACACACACCAAACCGAAGGCCAGTGCCGTATGTACGCTTCACGATAGTATCTTTCACGTCTTTTCTTGTTTTCAGCGGCCTTTCCCAGACAACTGCCCTATAAGCACCACGCTTTTCCCTAATCCGATTGACAACCTTTTCGTAAGTCATTTTATACTTACCTCCTTTTCTGGTTCTATTATACACCCAGAGAAGGCTGTTGTCAATACCCTTTTTTAAATTTTTTCAAAGTTTTTTTGGTGCGCCTCACAGCTATCATATCAAGCTATGAAGTGTCTGTTCATATCAAGATATGATTCTACTGGCTCTGCAACCTCGCTTCATTTCATATCAAGATATAACCAACATCTATAATAATCATATCTCAAAATCATATCAAGCTATGAAACCTGTCTATACGCAAAGATGAGGGATTTCACCCTCATCTTGTTACTGTAAATTCATCTCTGTTTATCTCTTCCACTGTTGCATAAGCAGTGGTTGCGCTTATCATATTATAATCTTCTATGTTATGCACAGCGACAAAACGCAATACATCAAATTTAGTCTTTGCATTTTCTTTTGAAATAAAGTACCTTTGTGGATTTTCAAATTTATAAAAAAGAAATCCGATGGAATTAGGAACAGCCCATGGAAACATATAGTCTAATGGAAAACTTTTTATCATCGTGAAAAACTCTTTTGCAGTCACCTAAAAACCACCTCTCTCCTAACGGGGTCAATAGAGATGTCCATATAATTCACAACGCGCCACGTTCTAACAGGAGAAACTACGGCGTAATTTTCAAGGTTATTTCTTGTAATGAAGTGAACTAAATCCCTGCACGTCTTGCGGTGGTATACATCGTAAGTGGTACGAATGTTCGGGTTAAACAGCCGACTTCCATCAATAAACTTAGTAAAGATAATATTATTGCCGCATTCGGCAATCCTTACCTCATAGTCACCACTTGCCACAGCGATAAGATAGTTACAAAGTTCTCTTGCAGTCACGGTACAACAACCTCCACGCCCAGAAGAATCACATCACCGTAATTGAAGCGCCTATGATTACTCTGATACATTGTATACGCCTCAAGGTTATGAATCGTAACGTATCTAATCAGTTCTTTAACCGATATGCCGCCATCAAAGCAGATGCAATCGTCGGAGCTAGGCGATGCATGGTCGGATGGATTCACAACGAACTCAAACGCGCTTCTGTTTCTGGTTCTTACCCTATCATTTGACGCAACTCTGGAAACCCAATTTACAAAGTCGATAACTTTCATCCTGTCCTCCTGTTCTGTAAGACTATTATACACCCAAAATAGAAAAATGTCAATAGCTGAATTAAAATATTTTTTAAGATTTTTCTGTTTGCATTTTTATAGCATGATATGAACTTTGTATAAGTGTAAACTATTGATAATTCATATCTTGATATGAATTTATGAATCTAAAAAGAAAAGGTGGGCTTGCGCCCACCTCATATTATATCACCATCTCTTTGCCTGCGTAGGGCTTCGGGTAACGCTGAATCTCGATACCCATACCAGTGACCTTGCTGATAGCGATAGCGTTTCTTACGGCCTCTTTATGGTCTTTAAACTCCGGGTTTGCCAGACGCGCAGGGCGGTTTGCCTGATAGCATTCCGGCAAAATAACGATGTACCTCATAGCTTAATCTCCTAACAAATCGCCCAGCAAGTAGGCAGAAACGAACATCACGATAATTGCCAGAATCCACAGCGGCCAGTTAACCCCACAGGTGAACAGGTTGACCAAACCAGACAGAACGAACACGCCGCTGACCAACAGGCAACCAAGCGCAACCATCACAGCAATGATATACAAAAAGTTCTTCATTATGTATTTACCACCTTTCCTTGTCTGTGTCTATATTATACACCAATCAACAAGAAAAGTCAATACCCTTTTTGAAAATAATCTAAAAGAAATATAATATTTTTCATATCTTGATATTATTCTTTTAGATTCATAGCAAGATATGACCAAAAAATAATATCTTGCTATGACCTGTTTCATATCTTGATATTAAAAAGGTGTTTCTTGCGGCTCATCCCACGCCTTCATATAGTCCATATCTTGATATGAATTATCTTCAATTTCTACATTCAACTCCTACGGACTACCAGCAATAGGCCAAGGAGGATTTGGGTATCTATACCCACCATCGTAATAACTCTGCGTATATTCGTACATATTTTACCTCTTCATATCTTGATATAATGCCGTGTCACGGTATCAATAATAGAACCAAAATTGTCCTATTAAATACGATTTCATAATTTTTAGTGCAATCAGGTTACATTATCCTCAGAGTTTCTTGGCGTTCCGCTTCTATATACCCAAGTGCCATTGAAAAAATCAAATTCTGCTCGTAGCTTCGATATATTTTTCCAATCTCCTTTTGCAATCAACCAAGGATTTACTATAAAGAACCCTCTGCAATTTGACTTAAACAGCACTCCTGCATCTACCATCTTTTTTATGTACTTATCCACCATACTAAACGAGATGCCAACTTTTTCAGCAATTTTCTGTTTAATAGGCTTCGGCAAATAAATCTGCTGTTGCTCCCTATCGCTATTTGCATAGTCAACGTACTCTGTAAATGCTAACAAAACATCTGTCGGAATATCGTGTGCGCCATTAAATGCTTTCATAGTGTCTATGTACAACTTTACAAAGTTCGGCTCGCGCTCAATTCTATGCGCCGTTACAACTCTTGTTTCGATGACTTCACCAGTCGCAACATCTGTTACTGTTTCTTCTGTTCTGTATAAAGCCTTTGTCATTTCTTTTGGCATAATATAACCTCCTGCCAATACTGTGACGGTATCTAATATACCACCACATGGGTCGATAAATACCGTCTCATTACATTACGATTTTGCGAGTTTGCCAATAAAACATTGGTGTTCTCCGCTTTGTACTCTTCTCTTCTATTCTTTATAGCAGAGATTCAAAACAAAACATGGAATACCACTGTATCATTAGTGTAATTATATTATATCATATCCAAAAGAAAAAGTCAAGGGGTTTGTAAAAATTTTTTAATAATCTAAAAGAATTTTACAGTTTAATATACCTTCTATCAATTGCAATATCTTCGGCCTTCAGGCTCATAACGTTAGGCCAAGACTCGACCATCATAGTGTCGTTTAGGGCATCAAGACGGATAACACGCTTGCACCAGTCGCCGAATGTCATGTGCTTCATCAGGGCATCGTCAACTATGAACTCACGACCCTTGCGCCGCTCAGAAATAACAATGCTTGATGCACGATAGGAGACGAATTTGTGTTTTGCGGTCACTTTGTTCTTTAAGCACAGCTTAATAAATTCATTAACGGTCATTCGTTATTACCTCTCTTTCTGTATATATTATATACCATTCTTTTAGATTTGTCAATACCTAATTTATAAAAATTTTTCTATTTTTGTTTTTTGTAAAATTTTTCATATCAAGATATTATATAAATGTCATATCTTGATATAGTGTAAATCATAGCACGATATGAAAAATTGAGAAGACCACATCATATCAAGATATGAAAGATACAATCTAAAACAAAACCGGGAGGCTATTGCCACCCGGCTATTCACAGGTTTATAAATCCCTTTTAGATTTCTGCCAGCACCAGTCTGCCGCCAGAATGAAAGCCAGACACATCACGCACAAGCTGAATGTGCCGAACAGATAAAGGGGAATACCGTGGAAATACACCATAAGGGATTGAACTGCGAACCACGCACAAGCCCAAGACAGGGCGTAGAACACGCCTGTGCCACACCACAGAATGAACTTAACCATCTTTCTCGTCCTCCTCGGCATTGTCATTATAAACAACGTATTCACCCCAAAGCGGGATTATAGGGGTATCGTTTTTAACAAAGACCGCAAACCCAGTCTTGAGCTCAACGGCATTGTAGACGATTTCGCCGTTTGTAATGGGCTTAATTTTCATTGCAACAACATTCATAGTTCCGTTGTCATACATGAAAACCCTCGAACGGTCAAGCTGTGAAAAGAACCATCCGTTTGGGTTAATCTGAATCCTAATATTCATCCGATATTACCCTCCCGATGGAATGCACCGTAAACAGGCACAATCTCCTCATCATCAAAGTATCTTGCGTAAATACCAGTTTCAACGTTTAAGGCGTTGTAGGTATCATCATCAAAACCACCGGGAACAATGATAGGGTTAATTCTCATGTAGACCGTGCCTTCTTCGCGCGGGTCTTCAAATAGCCCGGTAACGGGAACGTCACGGAAACAGACGGTAGTTTCTTTTCTGCAATCACAGATTTTCATTATGTATCGCTCCTTTCATTGTCTTTATTATACTCTTCTTTTAGATGTTTGTCAAGGGTTATTTTGCATTTTTCCACTCGTTGTAATAGAAATGGATGTTGATTGCATCCCTGACGATAAAACCGATGCCAGTACCGAGAAAGATGTCATTCTGGATGCACTTGCTGGCAAGGCCGCGCTTTGTCCGAGAATTACCAAAGAGCAGACGGACACCAAGGGCAATAGCCAATACAATAGAAATAAGTACGTTGTTATTCATTATTTTTCTCCTTATCTCTTGACAACGTAAGAACCTTCGAGGAAACACACGGGGTCATTGTCACCGAACTTGAGCAACAGACCGTTTGCCATGTCAACAGCGTTGTAACCACTCTCGCCGTTTATCTTCATTGCGGTGCATTCTTTGTCGCCATAACTAAAGGTGAACAAGTTAGTCACCTCAACTTCTGCGAACGTATGAGCATGAGGATAGACAATCTTCATTTTAGATTCTCCTTTCTCTTTGTGATTCTATTATATCACATTTTGCGGAAATGTCAATAGGGAATTTCAAAAAAGTTTTGTTCACATCTTGATATGAAACAGGCTGTATGCTACTTCATATCAAGATATTATTCAATTTCATATCTTGATATGAGCGTGGTCTTCTGCAAAACTCATATCAAGATATGAAATACTAATCTAAAAGAAAGAAGGGCTTTTCAGCCCTTCAGAACAATGTATTCATCTTTACGCCAAAGCATCATGCCATAGAACGGAACAACGGTGGCGATAGTCACATGATAGAAGAAACCATAGTCTTTGATAAGCCAGTACATAAGCACCTCACAGTTTAGTCATATCTTCAGGACGGAAAGTGTTCATAGGGTAAATTTCCCCGTCATTGAACCGCAAAGCGGGGAGCCACTGCCCTGTGCCGTAAAAGCGGTATTTGGTTACAGTGGCCGTCTCACACCATGAGAAAATAACACGGTCGCCGGGAGCAAGTGCCTTCTGTTCATCGTAAGTCATTAGAACTCCTCCTCCTCGAATCCATCCTCGTCCTCTTCGCCCTCGGAAGGCTCTTCATAGTAACCGATGTAGTCCAGAATATCATCATCATCAAACCACAGCATATCATTGATTTGCGTCTCGGTAGCCTCATCACCAAGACAATCCTCAATATACTGCTGTGCGGCGTTCATTGCACCGGGATGGGTGATGTCAAACTCGCGGATTTTCTCAAGCGTTTCAGCACCACCGCTCCATGCCTTGAACTCGCTCAAATCAAACTCGTAAGTAACCTTCATTGTTATGTACCTCTTTCTTTTAGTATGTATCAGGTTTTCCCTGTGACTATATGATACCATATCGGGCGCGGAATGTCAATAGTAAAATGCAAATTTCTTAAAATTCTTTTCTTAGATTTCACAGCAAGATATGACTACTGCGCCCTAAGAAACATTATATCTTGATATGATAGATAGCGTAGCGAGTTGGGTTTCATATCAAGATATGAAACAGTCCATCTAAAAGAAAAACCGTGGAGTCAATCCACGGTCAGAGAAAGCTGTGTTGCCAATGCCTCGTTGATGCACCGCATAGAACGGCTTTTAACGTACCCTACGCGGTCTTTTATACGTTCCTTATCAACCGTCCGCACCTGTTCACACAACGCCGTAGACGGCCTTTCTAGGCCGTCACAATCGCTCTTATCAAGTTTCACATGGCAAGGCAACCGGGTCTTTGTAGCAGTCGTAAGCGGCACGACAGTGACAACGCTAGAATGGGTGTTACACATACTATTAGAAACGATAACAGAAGGGCGAAGGTCGTTCTGTTCGCTCCCTACACCACCAGCAAAATTACACCACCATATATCACCACGCTTTACTACATCAGTTTTCTTCACTTATGTACTCCTTTCTTAGCAGTAGGTAATCTCATCAGATTTAGGGTCTTTAATGATAACAAAGCCCACGCCAATACCAACAGGGATGTGCTCATCATTGTCTGAAATAAGCATCAGGCAATCACCGTCACGATATCCCATGTATTTGTGACCTTTCTCGAAAACCTTTTCACCGTTAGGGAAAAGGAAGTCACGCATAGCATAATATTCTTGCATTTATAACTTTTACTCCTCCTCAAAGTAGTTCTGCCATTCGCCGTCTGCGATGCAGACATCATCACCGTGTTCGTCCTCAATGTGAAGGTCGCCTTCATCGTCAATGTAGCCATCATAGCACTTGCCAACGTAGAACGCATCACGGCCTACATCGTCAACCAAACCGTATTTGATACACAGGAAATTATCCATTTGTCACACATCCTTTCTGTACCTATATATTATCACACTTAGGCAAGAATGTCAATACCTAAATTAAAAAATATTTTTTCACAGCTTGATATGACCGCCACTCTGCCGGTACAATTCATATCAAGATATTATTTATAAACTAAATCATATCAAGCTATTACCACAGGTAATGCTTGATAGATAGCGTAGCTATCATATCAAGATATGAAAGTCCGTGGGTAAAACCAAGGGGCTGGAATTTTCATCCAGCCCCCGGCCTATCACCTGTTAGGTTTCAAAGTACATAACCATGTCAAGCGTGTCGCTGAAATGTTGACCTTCCAGCTTGTTCTTGACCTTCTCCCATTTGTCGGGGTCGTTGGTCTGCATATTCCGCAGACTATTGTACAGTCTGCCGTAGTAGCCCTGACTCTGTGCAAGGGAACGGATAGCGGCCATAATCTCTTCGATGTTCATAATATGTATTTCCTTTCTGTCAAGCTCCTCTTGGCACTATTATAATACCACAACGAGCGGGTGTTGTCAATACCTTTTCAAATATTTTCAGACTTTTCTTTCTCGTCCTCCTGTTTACGCTTTTTGCGGTCGTAGACGGTCTTTTTCTTGAACCGGACAGGTCGCCCCATAATCTTGTGACGTGCTTCCTTGCGCTTCAACTTCTCCTTGTTCTTTTCCAGCATTATTCTTCCACCTCAATTTCATCCATATTCGTGATATTGACTTCGCAACCGTCATGGGTCGTTCCGGTAGTAAAGCAGATAGACGCGCCGTACTGGGTAACGCATACGTCAACCCAACCATCAACGCGCTTGCTGACAAATTCAACACCTTTGTCAATCTGGGTCTTGATAACCCTTAGCTCTTTTCTGACGTTCTCAGCGGCATAGCTACAACAGTTCTCGGCGTAGCCATCCAGAACTTCAAACATAGCGTCAATCGCGCCATGATGGGTCTTAAACAGGCGCGGGTCTTCGAGACAGCAGTTGATATTAACAGACATAATAAACATTGTACAGCCCTCCTTTTAGCGCAGACGCAACATGGTATTGCCCTTACGAGTAGACTTTTCACGAGCGTATCTGGCAGAAACAGTGCTAGACCAGCAACCATGCCCGGCGAGGTTGTAGTTTTCCTTTGCCAACCAGGCGTTCATATTGATGCGTTCCAAACGGTACGCCTGATACTCGGTGCAGTTGTCGTGGCAAGCAACGCAACGCTTAGTGCAATCTTTGCAAGGACTCATCATAGTAGGTATCTCCTTTAGATTATGTATTGCGGCTTCCTAACCGCACCTATATAATACCACACTCTGCTGAATAAGTCAATAGTCTTTTTGAAAAAATCTCAATTTTTTCTACCGCTTGTGGTACGTCATATCAAGATATGAAGGTTGAATCATATCTTGATATGAAATTGTACGCATAAAACCAAAGGCGGCTTTCGCCGCCCCGGTTGCACCTCTTTAGAACTTGCCGAACTCGTAGTGCTTGCTCCATTCGCTCTTAGGATAAACCTCAAAGCCCTGTTGACGGCAAAACTCACGCAAATGCTTCAGGGTAGTTGCAGAACAGGTTGCATAATTGCCGAGAATTAGCTTCTCGTTCATGCCGTTTGCGTCCAGCTTGATGATGGCAACTCGCGTATTGTAGCTGTACAGCTCCTTGCAGTTAGCCCACTCCTTAACATAGGCTTTCTTGTAGAAACTCTTATGGTGGTCGTAGATTGGCTTCAGGTAGTAGGCATTCAAAACGCCATTGTTGGGATTCATCATAGTTAAGTACCTCTTCTGTTATGTATTCAGTAGCTATTCGCTTTCTGTGATTATAGTATACACCCACGGCACATAAATGTCAATACCCTTTTTGAAGATTTTTAAAAAAGTTTGCCTGTGGTCATATCAGTAATATCAAGATATGAACTCGGTCTTCTTCTATTCTCATATCAAGATATTACTGATAGCAGAAGACTATTTCATATCAAGCTATGAATCTAACGAGATAAAGTGAAAGGGCGCATACCTTTCGGCACACGCCCTTTCTATATGGAGGAAAAACGAAAATGGCTTAATTGTTGATAACGCTCGTAGCGTTACGAATGCGGCGATGGGTGTGGCACAGGTCGGACACTTCCACGCTACGCTGGAACGGCTGGCCGTTCTCCTGAACGCCATCGTTCTTGATGATATACTTCTTCCCGGCAACGGACTGCACCTTGCTCTTGCAGAAGTTGGTACGAACGCCGTCACGTTCCAGACAGGTCAGCATACGGCCATTGACCACAGGCTCAAGAATCAGAATCTTTGCGCCCGCACCGATGTCACGAACGCGAATAGGGCGCTTGCTCATCATGTACTCGGTGACTTCGGACTTCTTAATAACGTTAGACATTGTGTACCTCTTTCTGCCTTTCGGCTATCTGTTGTTGTATGTTTCGTTCCCCTTGGAACATCTTTATTATACACCATTCAGGGAACTTTGTCAATACTTTTTTGAAATATTTTTTATTTTAGACTTGCTACAAGAACGACTGCGATACAGAACCAGAACAGCACATATCCAATTGTGTCAAGGCTTATGTATCCATAATCGCCATTCTTTAGGTAATAGAAAATCATTGCGATGATTGCCAACAGAACTGATGCAAGGATGGTCAACAACCTTCTTCATCACCGCCCTCAACGTCAGAAATGTCATCCTCATTGAACCCGTAGGCAACGAGGTCATCATGAGTAAAACCACACTCGATAAATTTCTCGATGGTTTCATGGATATTTCTGCCGATAGAGATGAAGCTGATTGCGTTGTTCAGCAGTTCTTCTGCACGTTCATCGTTGGGGTCTGTAACGCTTACTCCACACACAGAATCAATCTGTGCGGCCTCCGTCATGGTCTGTGCGAAGTCATTCAAAAGGAACTGCTTGTCATCGTTTGTAAGGTCTGCGTAGAACGTAACCTTACAGAACTTTTTGTCGCCCATTCTGTAACCTCCTTTGTTTCTGTGCTTATATAATACCATACTCAAAAGAAAAAGTCAAGCATATTTTTATATTTATTTTAGATTTTCTGTTTGTATTTTCATATCAAGATATTATACTTTGTATATTGTAAACTGCTCATATCAAGATATTACTGATACCATTTCATATCAAGATGTGAAAAATCTAGGGAAAGAGAAAAGCACCGGGAACGTCAACTCCCGGTGCTAATCCTCTTGCTTGAAATTATTGGTCTATACGGCTGTGACGAGCCGCATGATACACTCCCTATCCGTCACGAAACATCCTAAATATAATCGGGTGCTTTCGGAAAATGCCGCTAACAAGTGTTTTACGATAACACTGCGCCATAAAAACGCTGTTCTAGGAATAGAAACAGTAGATTTTTAATTTACTTTAGATTTTTTATTCCTATCTATATTTATTTTTACTAACATCAATAAATATCATCTATATATCTAAAGTAAATCGCTAGGTCTATACATTCTAAGTACGGAAGGACTTGCACCAACCATCTTCCCCTTTAAAGGGGGATGCTCTACTCTTGGGCTAGGACTCAGAATGTATAACTGTGTTTTAGGGGCTTGAACCCTTCCTCCTTAATTAGAATGCCACTTATGGCGTTGTGCTTACCAATTACACCAGAACACAGATTTTTTACACAAAACTTGCCTACTTAACCCCGAACGCTTCGGCAACGCTTGCATTCTTTTATGGGGGACTCGTGACTGCATATCACTGCAATTCGCTTGCATACTAGTCAATCTACGTCTTTTAAGTTTTGCATGGCGTGATTATGGAATGCGCCACCCTCCAATAGATAGGCTGTTAAATCAGCTTGACGGACACCGGGTAAGCCTTGTCGATAATGCTCAACATCGCCTTGGTGTCGTTGTAGTCCTGCATATTGAAGCCCTTGCCAGCGTCAGCCGGAACAAGTGCGGTAGGCACACCATCGACCTTTGCGATAATGGCCTTCAGCTTGTCCTTGCCCCACTCGGCAGAGAAAGCCTTGACCTCACCAGCATCGAACTTGTTCAGCACATCGGTCAGGGTCATTGCGGGCTTTGCCGCACGGCCACGGTGCTTCTTGGCAGTCTCGACCTCGGCAGTCTCGGTGGTGACGGTGTTCATTTCGTTCTCAAACATATTGTACCTCAACTTTCTGCCCCTTTGGGCTATCAAATGTGTTTTTTGTTCCCCTTGGAACGTCTTTATTATATCAGATTTGCAAGCGTTTGTCAAGGGATTTTTGAAATTCTTTTTAGATTTTTTTATTTTTTTTCGGTTTGTGAAACCGAACTTTGTAAATCTAAGAAGAATTTTGTTAATTACTCTTCGTCATCGTACTCTTCGTCATCGTACTCTTCGTCATCGTACTCTTCGTCATCGTACTCTTCGTCATCGTACTCTTCGTCATCGTACTCTTCGTCATCTTCATCACCGAACACCAGCACCTCGCCAGTCTTGGCATCCAGAACACGCGCACCGTGAGTGCCACGCACCAGAGCAATATCACGGTCGTCATTGAACTTCATGTCCATGGCCTCATAGACGGTGGTGACGTTGGCAACAACATCTCCAACAACCTTGATAATGAGGTCGCTCCACTCACCACAGCAACACAGAAAGAAACCGTGTTCGTACTTGTCAAAATCCTTCACGACAGTGGCTTTGTCGTTGTTTTTAACAAAGTCAATGAAGCTGTCCACAAACTTTTTGTCGTAATTGCGCCTAATCTTCTCGCAAGCCATGAGTGCATCAACGGAAATCTGCATATATTTACCTTTCTGTTGGCTACGCCAACTATAAATGGCATCTGCCAATCAGATGGCATAACTTGCGGCGGCATACTTGTTCTTTGCCACCAGCTTGTCGAAGTAGGTGATGGCGTAGTCGGGGGTAACAGGCACAAGGAAGCCAGCTTCGGAAGTGCCAGTTGCATAGGCGTTGCACTTGACCTCGGTATCCTCTGCGCTGGCAAACAGCATCAGGTTAACACTGCTGTCGTTGCGGAAGTCGAAGCTGACGGTGATGCACCCGGAAGAGACACCATCACGAATCTTCTTCATGTGGTCACGAGCATTGCGAACATCGTTCGCATCGTTAATTGAAATACGCTTAATCATTTTTAAGACTCCTTTCTGTCTTTCACTGACCTTATTATATCATACAGAGTGCTCAATGTCAAGCATTCTCTGCAAATTTTCTACACGTTTTTTCTCATTGTCCACGAATCTTTTGAACTCTGCAAAGCATTCACGCTTTAACGTGTACCCAAACCATCCGCTAGGTTGGTTGTTCATATCTAAGTCGCCGACAGGCTGTATTCTGTTGATTTGATACGAGTTGCCGTCTTTGTCTACACAGGTAGGCTCAAGATATCCCCTGCTTTACACATTTCAACGTAGGAATACCAGACCTTACCACCAATAGGAAGTGCGCGTGATTCCTGTTCGGTCATCATATTATCACCTCAGATTTCTTCCAGAGTTTTGGCTGCTTCTTCCAACTGCTTCAGGTATTCCCCCTTCTGCTTGCGCTTGCGGTTTTCATACCATTCGGTGATTTCCTTTTCGCTAGTAGCATACTTGATAAATTCGACAGCTTCATCAATCAGATTCTTCACATCGAATCTATGGTAACAACGGCCACTCTCGGTTTCATAACCAGTGATGTTAAAATCGGCATCACAAAGATAACGTCGAATAACAAACTTCTTAGGATGATAGTTGATTAACGCGGTAATCTTATGAGTGGCTGTATCGTAACCAAGTTTGAACTTTGCGAGCCAGATTTCGTCACCAATACGAAGGTTAGCAATCTGTTCCTTAGTCATTATGTATTTACCTCGCTTTCTTTCTGTGTCTATATGATACCATACTTGAAAACAAAAGTCAATACCCTTTTTATAATTTTTTCAGATTTTTCTGTTCAGATTTCACATCAAGATATGACACTTTGTATATTTGTATTCTTATATCAAGATATGAATAGGTAGCGGCTTCATATCTTGATATGACTTTTTAGATTTTTCATATCAAGATATTATTTTTTAATCTAAAAGAAAAGCAGGGCTTTCGCCCCGCTAAAATCGACGTACTTACGCCACTTTGACAATCTTGTAGGAACGGTTATACTTGTTGACCATAGAGATGATAGCCGGGTCTTCTGCATCGTATCTACTGACGAACTCGGTTTTCATTCTACGTTCAAGCTCATCGGAACTCAATGCTCTATCAAGCCCCGGGACGTACCATCTAGGCATATCGTTGATGTGGTCAGGGTTGACTTTAAGCTGTTCAAGGTCGTACACCGTGGGGGTATACTTTACCAGCTTCGCCTTTCCACGGTACTTATCGATGACCTTGTTATACTCCTCGCTAACGTCCATCCACTTACCGTAACAAGGGTTGCACAGCAGAACGTAGGTACGCTGATAGTGGGTAGCTTCGGCCTGTGTATAGGTTTTTTTCTCTACCCGCATGATATCCTCGATGTTGACGGCCATTTCCTCGCCAGTAGAGCGGCTGTATACTTTAAGCATTGTTACTCCTTCCAAAATTCCATGTCATTCACGTTCACGCCCTGACGAATCAGACGCTTAATGAGAACATGGAGTCCAACCTTAGACAGATGTTTACAGCAAAAATACTTGCCGTCTTTTCTCCATCTAATGAAATATTTGTCCTCAATGGATTTTCTTACCTTCATAGCCAAACACCTCTTTCAGAATGTTGGTGCGAACATTATAGGTCTTTTTATCGTCATTTAAGGGGTGTTTCATAAGGGAAACGATGGTCTTATCCTTGGGGGTTGTACGAGCGGCAAGAGTACCAGCGAGAGACGATTTGTTTTTGATAACACGCCGCTTGTGGCGAATCTTACGCAACGCGCAAGCCGCCTTGAGCAATTCTGCACCAGACATCTTCTCGCGCAGTTCCATGTAGTGCAGAATATCCTCCTGTTCTAAGTCAATCTTAGACTGTTCTGCGGCATAGAACTTTCTATATGAGTCAGCGCTGTTAAAAAGGGTCTGCGCTTGCTTCAGCTGGAACATGAACTCGTTATCAGTGCCAACAAGGTTGAGAATTTCTTCAGCCATTTTTCGTACCTCCTGTGGCTTTCATTGACACTATTATATCACAGTTTTCAGAAAAGTCAATACCAAATTTCTTTAATTCTTTTAGATTTTTCAATCTTCATATCGAGATATGAAACGCCAGTTTGTAAATTGTAATTCATATCAAGATATTATTTTTTAATCTAAAAGAATCATATCAAGCTATGAAAGTCAAGAGGGTAAAAGAATACCCTCCCACCGGAACGTCAACATAAGGGTGAGAGGGTATACAGAAAGGAGGTACGCACTATGCCACAGACAACAACGAAACCGTGGCAACGGCAAAAAGAAAATGTCAATAGAAATTGATAGGCATGAACCTCACTGGCCTATCGCTACCCCGTCCTACCATCTTGGGGGCATTCCAACGCAGACGAACACACAACATATAGTAGGAGTATTGGAGTGGATGATGGGAGTCGAACCCACCTATCCAGCTTGGAAGGCTGGCATACTAGCCGATGTACTACATCCACATAATTTAGACAGAATTGTGTTTTCAAAACCCTTTTTTGAACATTTACAAGTAAATTGCTGTTACTGTCTATGATAGGAGGTTTTTCCATGTGGACAACTTTCTCTTGAAATTATCTCAATTATTGTCTACATTTTTGGTACTACTCCGGTGACTCGAACACCGCATCTTCCGATTATAGGTCGGAGGCATTAACCAACTATGCTAGAGCAGTATAGGAGGAAAGACCGATTTTCAAGTGAGTCAAATTAACAGTTTGATACTTTAACAAATTGCTGTTACGGTCTTTGTACGCCTATGAAAGCTAAAATGATAACAGTTCCTGAGAACTGAATAAAAGTCTTGACACGACCTTCGCCGTACCTCTGCCAACTTCCATGATATTCTGTCACACAGGAGACAATACTGAGCTTCGGGTAGCGAACCCTAACTTATTGCCCCAGTCCCAGAGAACCGATTCTGCCACAGGATTGATTACCTGTAAATTTCACCGAGCATTCAGCATATTAAAGATTTCAAGTCTTTTTAATGTTAATCATTAAACTGACATACGGCTACTTTTGCAAATTCACATCTTATAGTAGATTTTCTCTACGTCAAGTCAGCACCCCTTGGTTTGGATTACCGCATTAACTTATTGCATCCCTGCAACCGTCTACGGCTTACTCTCGCACAGCGAGCGTCTATTTCGGGATTGATGTGGTTTCACATTTCATGGCGTTGTCCTTGGCACTACCTCTTACAATCCCAGCGTTCGCCAGTTTGCCTTAAATCTTTCAATTTAAGACATAGTTAGCTTTATGGCTATCGTCATAAAACCACCGCTGTTTCCGAGGCATCCATGCAGAGAAGCAATCCCTCTTCACATGGTTTGTCAAGACCTTTATTCAGTTTTCAAGGTGCTGTCCTTTGGAACAATTATATTATATCAAACTTTTTTGGATTTGTCAAGGGGTTTATTAAAAATTTTTCTTGGTAATTTTTACCAGTCCTTGAATCTAAAAGAAGTTTGTATAATCGTGGTACGCCCGATGGGATTTGAACCCACACGCCGTTTCCGGCAGGGGATTTTAAGTCCCCCGTGACTGCCGTTCCACCACAGGCGCATATAAAATGACGGTCTAGTTCATCAACCGTCTTGGCACAATACGAAGTCGGCGGCCACTCCAACATCTCGCGCTTTAGCCTACTACTTGAAGGCTACCAATGGTACGCCCGGTGGGACTTGAACCCACACGTCTTTCGACAGCAGATTTTGAGTCTGCCCCGTCTGCCAGTTTCAGCACGGGCGCATATAAAGTTCCTTTTCACTAACGCGGAAATCAGAACTAATAAAGGGCGGTTAAATATTAACTAAAAACTTTGAGGTGTCAAAAGTTTTTGACTTTGGAGCATAGTTGTTGAAATCCTTAATCAATCTGAAGCCCTTTTTATTTCCTGCATTATAAAGAGCCTCAAACGGTATCAGCCACATATCTCCATCGGCGTTCGCACAGAAGATATAGTCAAGCTGTGGATGATTTAGTACGCTATCATACTGACTACCATGAGTACCACCGGAACTTCTCATATCTATTGTGCTTGGTGTTGTCGCTGTGAATTTGCATTGTACGGTATACAGCCTTCCATCTTTCTCGACTACTAAATCATACCATTGCGTATCATTCAGCGGTATAGAAACCGTGTAGCCGTTAGAACCGAAGTATGCTATTGCAAGCGACAACCCGGCTCTACCACGAGCCTAGTTAGTATCGACAATCAATGCTATCACTCCATTTTTAGTTATTTAAGTGGTGAGGGAGGCACGGATTTGCACCTGCGAACCGTTAAGGACGTGGGTTACAGCCACGCTTCTTTGACTACTTGAATACTCCCCCATATAATCTTCTTTTAGATTCTTAGTCCAATTTCTACTTTTGTTCCACATGGAACATGACTATGTTCTAAAAGAAGTTAGGTGAATGTTTCTCGCTCTCACATCCAACGGAGTTGCACAACTCAGAATACCGGATTTTGTTCACGAGCAGTTAGGTATCTGCTTTTCGAGTGACTACTACTGGCTATGGGCGCAGTAGGTGAGTCTGAAAGTTTTGGAGACTTTCAGAATTGCGGGGTGGCACTGGATTTAATTTCCAGCGACATAGCTTGGCTGGGGTGGTGGGATTTGAACCCTACATAACAGGAGTCAGAGTCCTGTGCCTTAACGCTTTTAGAGAGCGCAGTCTTGACCGTTAGACAACACCCCACTATGTACGGACAGTTTTACATCATATCCGGGATGTGTGGATTTTCGCCCTTGGTGGTGACGGGTAAGGGAATCGAACCCTTGCTTCTGGGCTGAAAACCCAGCGTCTTAGCCGCTTGACTAACCCGCCATGATAGGCTCTTGGTTATAGCCCCCAGACGAGCATCATTACCGAACCAGTGGAACGATAACTAGCCTTGGTCTGTCACATAACCGCCAGCCCTCCGACTAGGCACATTGCCATAGCCAGCATCACTAGGAAACATAACGTCCTATGATGGTCGGTTTTACCAGAAAACCAACAAAAGAAAAACATTTAATTATTAAATATGATATGTTAGTTACTCAGGAAAAGGATGGCCTTTGTTTCTAATCATATTAACTACCCATTTACTAGCACATTCTTTTAGACGAGAGGAAACTTAACCGGGTGGCTTATTTTCCATTTTTGTAAATCCTTTCTCGCTCAAGCGTTTCTGCCGTAGGTCGCGGTGTCCTTGGGGGGAATCCCCCTTGGAACACTCTTATTATATCAAATCTGAGAAGATTTGTCAAGGGGTTTTGAAAAATTATTTCTGTGCGTAATGCTGGAAAATTTTGACAAGCTCCTTGCCAGTTTCCTTTGCCGCCTTCTCGGTCAGCCCGCACATAACATACTTCTTGTGAATCGCGTCCAGCATATCAACCCACATATTCACGAGGTCGAAGTACTGTGTGGGCGTAACGAACTTGCTGATACGGAACTCAACACGGTTTCCGTGGTCCAAATTCAGCCAGTCACCGTGATGGTAGCCGCCACTCGTGCCACAGCGACCACAATAAGACTGGAAGAACCTACCACAGACCTTCTTGGTCTTGGCTTCATGTTCATCCATGTAGTTTTCCAGCGGATAGAAAATCTCCGTTCCGCGACTGCGGATAGCGTTCAGGATAGTCGAATCCATCCAGCTATTACCAATGTTGATGTGCTGTCCGCACCGTTCATCAGAGAAGTCCACAGCATCGTTAGCGGCATCGAACATACGCTTCAAGCTAGAACGGCCATTGATAGTAGGGCTTTTCAGCTCCACGCCATTGCTGGGCAGAGAAGAGTCAGACGTAGGAACAAAGCCCCACTTCTTAGATACCAGAACAGCCTCGTCCTCCTTGGACTTGGGAACGCACTCGAACTCGAATCCGAATGTCCAGCCAGCCTTGGTCGGTCTACCGACACGGGTATTATTCTTGGTAGAATAACCTTTCCGCTCAAGGCAAGAATTACACACATACTTGCCCTTTTTGGAACGTACCATTCTACTGATAGGCTTCTGACCGCCGCATACATCGCAGACGTGAATCTTCCGCTTGTATACGCCAGTGAACTTCTTCAGGACTTCAGGCGAGAAGCAATACCAGTAGGACTGGTCACAAGACCAGTTATTCTGCTCCATGAGCTGTTCTGCCAGCGTCTTGTTGCTTCCGGGAACAGTGCCTTCAGAAATGCGCGGCCAAATATCGGTCATCTGGTGGAAGTCACCACCGTCAGACTCCATCTTGCACACGATGAACGGCTCGAAGTTGCCGCCACCTTTCATGTCAATAAGACAAGTGACAATACCGACCTCGCCAGCAGGACAACGTTCATACTGCTGGCTGGTGATAACTCTATCACCAATGTTAAAACCGTAGCGATTGGGCATCTCCATACCTCCTTATGCCCTTATTATAGCAGAATCTAAAAGGAATGTCAAGCCCTTTTAGATATTTTTCTTACAGAGTTTCAACCTCGAAACCGTCCTCGTCAACAAGGGTATCGTCTGGGATGCTGTAGAAGTACACGCGCTCAATGTTGTTGCTGTGTGCGTAGGACAGCATACGCTGGCTCAGGTGGCCGTTCAGCATGATGTAGATGTTACGCCTATTGCCAGCGTAACGGCGTACACCGCTTGCCGTAGACAGGCCGTGGTTGTCATCCTCAGTCAGTTCCTCGCTCATCGGGTCTGCGCCGTTACGCCATGTGTATCCGTGGCGAGAAGCCCATGCCCGGAAGTCGTTGAACATCCGCTGATTGTATACCTCGATGCCCTGCTCACCGTTTAGGAACTTGTCAATATCAAACATTTTGTATCTCCTTTCTGTTCTGTCTTTCTGTTTGTGACACTATTATATCAAAAACACTGTGTATTGTCAAGTGAAATCTAAAAGAATATTATGAATAATTTATTAAATATTTTTCTGTTTGGATTTTTCATAGCTTGATATGAAGCAGAATCTTTGTATAACTCATAGCTTGATATGAAAACTGATTTATGTCTTATATCAAGATATGAAAGTACACCCATAAGTGAAAATAATTCTTATTTAGATTATAATACGTTCCTACGTTTATTTTTAGATTGATATTATTATATATATCTTAGGGAATTTTTACCTAAGTAAATATTGTTGCATAATCATGGATTTCTGTATCATATCAAGCTATTACCTGTGGTAATGCTTGATAGATAGTGCAACTATCATATCAAGCTATGAAAGTACCCCAAAACCGGTAGTCACTTCATATCTTGATGTGAAATATCAGGGCAACAAAAATACCCACTAACTTTATGGGTTAGTGGGTAGATAGTACCTTACTCCTCGAAGTCCGCAACGGCCTTGTGCCGTGCCCAATACTTCCGCTGTCCTGCGGTGGTCAGCAAGTCCTCAAAGCGCATAGCCTTGATTTCTTCCATAGTCTTGTTTTTGACAGTAATTGCCATATTGTTGACAAGCTGAAGCGTTGCCATAATGGTGCTCAAATTCAGTGTGCCACGGAACATGCGGAACTCGATGGTGCTATCGTTGGCAATATTCACAGCATAATAGTGATATTCGTGCCGCCCAGAACGGTTTGCCTTTTCCATATACTCCTTGATTTCCATGCTGTCAGAAACCTTTTTGGCGTAGCGTTCGAGCCTCCGTTCGGGTCTACGAGCAAAGACGCAAAGTTCATTCCAGAATTTCTCAGTCATAAAAATCAGGCGGCGAATGCACTCGTTCTGGTCGTCACCGAAAAAGCTACGGTTGAAATGCACATGGAAACCACAGGTTGTAGTTTCGTGTGACGCATACCCCATAGCCTTCAACTTCTGGATAGAGCGGTTGTATACATCACTAATGCTGGAGTGATACTGCATTGTTGCAGGCTGGGTAATGATTTCAAAACCGTTCTGCAAACTGCCGTCATGTGAACAGTATGCGAAAATCTTTCCGCTATCTTCGTTGTTCAACAATGGCATAACTTTTGCAACCTTCTTATCGTTTTCGCCGCCGCAGTCAACCTCAAGCTCAAAACCCATATAAGGTACAGAATTACCCTTATTATTGCCGTAGAACTCGACTTTAGGATAATACCCATGATAAGGCAAAACCCAATGGCGCTTGTTGCATTCACAGCATAACGCACAATCGTTGCGGTCACGAATCTCTTCACCGCGTTTGACGACCTTGCCACAACGACTGCATGAGGTGAATTTCTCTTGATAACAGTTTTTGCAATAGTCAACGCCGTCAATGGTAACTTTAGGCATTGCCGATTTCCCGCAACAAGAACACACGCCAACGTCCAGTTTTGCGTAGTATTCCGGGTATTTCTCCCTTGCAACGTCAACAACATCGCAAAGATGCCCTTCGTCATTTTCCCAGTAAATAGTGGCGCGAATATTATCGAAGAATTTGTCAAGAAGTTCCTCGCACGGCTTGTATACACAAATCTCGTCCGGTGTAGTGTGAGTAGTTTTGTTATAATCCTTTCGAGTACCAGAGGAAGTGACGCAAATAAATCGAGTTTCAGTAATAGCGACAATCATAACGTCATAGCGTGAACAAATAATCTCGCTGTCACAATACAGAAAATCGCCTACCTGTGCATCAGCCTTGTTGACGATTTCAACAGGAGGAATGTGATATCGTTCACGAATGCGAGTCTGAAAAAAGCTCTTCCGTGCAGAAATAGCTTCTCCAATATTCTGCGATAACTCGTTGACATCCCTTTCTGCCTCGTCAACACGGAAGATAAACGGGTCATCCACGTTTGACCTGAAAAAGTTAAAAGGCAATATCTACACCCCCAGTCCACACACCTTTTCCATCGAGTTTTGCATCCACAAGCGGCTGATTGTACCATACTTCGGGGATGCCAGCGTAGAAGTAAAATTCCTTCTCGCTACCACCATGAATCATACATCTGGTGTAAAGATTCCCAACGCCCTCAATCTGGTCGAGGATTTCAAGAATCTTTTCGGCCATTGTATCATCCCATCCCTGTTCGCCAATGGAAGGGAAAGCCCAAATCTCGCCATTAACGCTGTTGTCGTTGTGGCTCTTGAGGATAACAGGATAATCACCAAGCGGATAATGCTTGAGGATATACCCGCTAATCTTTGCATCAGAAACGTACTGGAAGTACAGCTTCTTCAGAATCTCGTTACGCTTACGCCCACTCATGAGAGTGCCATAAGTAAACAAATATCGTCTCATTCACATTCCTCCATTCTCTTAGATTCCCTTTGAACACCTACATTATAACATAGGCTACCGAAAAAGTCAATAGCCAAAATGTTAATAATTAGTGAACAACACGGTCTTTCACACGCTCCCAGAAGTCCACAATCTCATCACCATGGATAAGGTCAGTCCACTCCATCGCGTCCACATCTGCCAAAGAATGGCTAACAGCCCAAGTGCAGATGTTATTTACCAGTTCAAGGGACGCAAAGAAACTTTTAGGATTCAAAGTCCCCTTGAAAATGCGGAACTCGATGGTATGAACCGGGCACAGGTTGACACAGGTGTACCGGGTGTCGAGGTCATCATCTACCATATCCTCGATGATTTCATGGGGGTTATCATCCCACTTCTTAGCCCAAGTCTCTGCATCGTCCATATCACGGCGGGAGAACGTCAGCAGTTCGTTGTAGAACTTTTCGCTGATTGCAACGACCTTCTCGATGTTACTGTTCTGCTCCGCATAACTTGCGCCGAAAAAGTCACGGTTTACATGGATGTGCATACCGCAAGTGTCCGTGTTAAACGAACGGAAACCCATCCGAACAAGGGTGCGGAAACCAGCCTCGTAACTCTGGCGCATGGAATTGTGGAAAGCCAAAGTTGCCGGGTTGGTGATAATCTCAAAGCCGTTGTTCAAAGAGCCATCGTTCTCGAACATCAGCCATTCCGGGTCATTGTGAACGGTGAAGCTCTCATCAAACGCAGTTGCGGCACGGTCGCTACAACCGCCCTTGTCAACCTCCAACTCAATGCCCAGATACGGCAGATTGCTACCGTTTGCAATGTCGTGCTTAATGTAGTCGTGACCACTCTCATGGTGATAATGATAGTAATGAATAGAAGCCATTGTGTTACCTCCTGTTGGCCTTTCGTTTGTTTGTGCCATTATTATAACGCCATCGCCCATCATTGTCAAGAGTTTTTTTGAAACTTTTCTGAGAAAAATTTTGCAGAAACCCCTTGACTTTGCTTGCGTTTTGTGCTATAATACGCATGAACAAATTGAAAAGGAGGACGCGAGAGTGCCTAGTTGTTTTGACTCCGTGCGCTGTGAGATGGGATTCCCAGATTTCCAGCAGTATGGAGAACCCCTTATATATAGGTATCACTCGCCGAACAGACCTAGCCTTGCATTCTATGCTACACCTCAAGAGGTCGGCGTAGGCGATTGGCACAATGGTCTGTATTTTGGCGTTGAACTTGAGTTTGACTCTACTGATTGGTATACAGACAGAAGGGCAAACAAGATTCAGACAATTGGTGATTGCAACCTTATCATGAAGTCCGATAGTTATGGATATTTTATGAATGACGGCTCGTTGCGTGGTGGAATGGAATTTATCACACAGCCGTCAACGTATGATTTCTATACATCTAATAGGGACAAGTTTGAACAGATGTTCGACAAAATCAAAGAGCATGGATTCCGTGCCGATGATATTACAACACCCGGATTTCATATCCATTTCAACAGAGACTTTTACGCAGAAAACGAAAAAGAATATCTGGAAAATTTGCTTTTTGCTATTGACAGATACTGGCCTTATCTGGTATACTGTTCGAAGAGAAAAGTTTCAAGCATCAACAGATGGGCTAAGAAATACTCCAACACACCGCACGAGATTGTGGCTGAAATGGAGTGTGGACACATCCCAGACCGCCACCATGTGTTAAATCTAAGAAATCGTTCTACTCTTGAATTTAGATTATGGCACGGTACTCTTGATGCAACAACTTTCTATTCTATCCTTACCCTTGTCAACAATCTGGTAATTTTGGCAAAAACTTCCAACAAGGAAAAAATTTCCAAACTGCCATTTGAGTTTTTGTTATCTAACGAGGAAATGGCGAAGTTTTGGTTTGATGCAAGTAGCAGACGATTGACAAGGAAATACGATACATTCTTAAAGGAGTGAGAAAGTGAACCTCAAAAAACAGCGCAGTTTTTATCCCATCAAGAAAGCACCGTCACGCACAATGCTACCGTGTCCGTACTGCCTCACATTTCATAGTATTGGAGAGTACGCTAAAACAAAAATGGAATGGCATGGTGAGGTAATTAAGGGCTTTATGAACGTGTACGAAACTGCGTATGACACAGTTTGCCCTATTTGCCGTGGAAAGTTTCAAATCCGCTCACACGAAAAGATGGTGAACGGGAAAAATGAATGGAAATTGGTATATTATTCCATTCCAAAAGATTTTTCAAAACCCCTTGACAAATGATTGTTTCTGTGTTATAATGTGCTTGCACAAAGCAAAAGTAAACAAATGAAGGGGGTATGCGTATGTGCATTGCTATCGCAAAGAAAATTCATTCTAAGTGTCCGTCTTTGGACACTCTCCGCAACTGTTGGGATTCTAACCCCGATGGTGCTGGTTTCGCATTTAACGATGCTGGTCGAGTCGTTATCAAGAAGGGTTTTATGACTTGGAACGACTTCAAGACCGCATGGCTTCGGTACTCTAAGCGTTACGACTTTGATAACCGTGGTGTTCTGATTCATTTCCGTATCTCTACCCACGGGGGTACGAACCCTCAGAACACCCATCCGTTCCCTGTCATTGCCGACACTGGCATGATGCAGAAGCCTGAATGTGTCTGTGATTATGCCGCAATCCATAATGGCATTATCACCATGACTTCCAGTCAAGCATATAAGGAGCGGTCTGTCAGTGATACGCTTGTTTTCATCCGTGACTACCTGTCTCTGATTGCACAGAACAAGGCATGGTTTAAGCGGCGTTCTAACATCGAACTCATCAATCTGCTGATTGATGCACCGTCCAGCAAGATGGCAATTCTGAACGGTCGTGGCGAGATTATCTACACTGATGGTTTCACTGAGGACAATGGTATTTTGTACTCTAATACCTCTTACAAGACCCCCCGTGTGCGTTCTGGCAAGAAGTACGGCAACTATCCTAATTGCTATGACTATGATTATGACGATGATGATTATTATGGTCGTGGCTATGGTTACTACAACAACGGCTACGGCTGGGGTTATGGTGATGATTATTACCAGAACGGAAGTCGTAAGCCTTTCAATGCAGCCCCGGCAAATCCTGTTACCGAGGATGACGCAAGGATTCCGCTGATGCGTTGCCGCGTTGGTGACACTGTGCGCTGTGAAAACTACGAGGATGTATACATTGCATCCTCTAAAGACCGCACCTTTTGCGTCAGCAAGGAAGGCTATGTCTACGAACTCGCTGATTGTTCGGCTGATTCGATGGTCGGTGACGAGGGCTATGACCTTAGTTTCTGCGGTAGCGGATGCTTGCTTGACACGTTTGCCCGAAAGGTGGACTTCTCACCGAACTTCTACGCATACCCCGGACAGTTCTTGTCTGAATGCACCCCGGACTTCGTGAACAGTTGGGGCATCTACAACAATGATGTGCCGCCTGTCGAAGAAGCAGATGAACCGGATGATATCACCGACTTGAACGCAACTGTTGATGATAAAAAAAAAGAAGAGAACGGCGAGCCGGAAAACGGCGCAAAGGGAAACGAAACTACCGCAACAAAGTAATCAAGTAATTCCACTTTCGATACTCTTTCTTCTCACTTACCACCTTACCCACTAACCCATAAAGTTAGTGGGTATTTTTGTTGCCCTGATATTTCACATC